TCTCAGAAGGCAGGCCAAAAGAGGAAATCGAAGCGGAATTGAGCAACATCGCTCGCAAGGTGCGTCAGGCTGGCCGGCCCGACCACAAGGCGTCCATGCTGGAAGAGCAGCTACTCGCACATTTGAGCGCCATCGTCGATCTGTCCCTGAAGTAGACTGACATTTACCCGCTTGTTTGACTTTTCAGCACAGTTAAACAAGCGGGTTTCTGTCATATATCCTCTTAGGTCAACCTTGGTCTAACAGAGCCTTTCCTTTTATTATTAGACTGCGTCTTGGCATCCGTCCACCTGCAATTATCCGGTTCATAGTTTCCGTCAACATCTATTCTGTCGAGGGATAATCCAGCGTTCGCTTTCCACCCATTGTCAATAGCCCATTTTTTGAAGATTCCCCATTCCTTCCATTCATCGCAGACCTGAACACCTCTTTTCCCGTAATGAGAATAAGAAACGTTACGGGGATTGCTACAACGGTCAAGCATCAGTTTCCACGAATGAAAAAGCTTAACATACGGAGAATTTTCAGAAGCGTCACCATGTTTAAGTCGGGTTTCCCGAGTCCTTTGAACTTCAAAACACCCGCAACTTCTAGTGTTCCCCGTAGTTAGGGCATTTCTAACTACTGAGACTGTTTTCCCGCAAGAGCACCGGCATAAGTAGACGGAGTGATGGTTCTTATTGACACCTTGAAAACTTAATACGGTCAAACGTCCGAATTGTTTTCCGCACAACTCATCTGCTCTCCGGCGTCTCCCCTTAGAAGTGGACGAAAGCTCGTTACGTTTTCCCCGTGGCCGTTCCCCGTAAGGTTTTCCTTTTTTAGAAAGACACCCACAGCTTTTTGTATTGCCTTTTTTCAGATTACCTAAAGATACGACGACGTTATTGCCGCAATCGCAAGAACATAACCAATAGGAACCTTTTTTAGTATTGGGAACATACTTTTCCACCGTGAGTTTCCCGAAACGTTGACCGGCAACATCCATGGGTTTGCGACCGGGTTTGACCATTATTTTATCCCCTTCTGATTAAACCAAAAAGAACGCGGGGTCTATGCTTAAAACGCATGACCCCGCGCTTTTAGAGACTAGAATTCCGGCTCGTCGTTCTGCGACACCGGTGCCGGATTGCCCATCGGAGCACCCCACGGGTCGTCGGATGCGGCTGGCTGGAAATTGTCGGCACCATAATTGTTCGGATTTTGGAACACTGGCGGATTGTTCGGATTTTGGAACATCTGACCATTGTTCTGCTGGGTGTTGGTACGGTTGCCGCCGTCGTATCCGCCGTTGCGTTTCGGATTCGGCATGACCTGCGCGGTCGCGTGACGGAGTCCGACACCGATGTTGGTGACTGTGAATTCCACCATCGAACGCTTCTGTCCGGTCTGCTGGTCAGTCCAACTGTTCTGCTTCACGTCGGCCAACGCCACCACGTCCATGCCTTTACGGAGTGTGTTCATGATGTTGTTGCCGAGCGTGGTATCCCACACTTTGCATCGTGCGAAAAGCGTCTGCCCGTCTTTCCACTCGCCGGTCTTCTTATCCTGATAGCGAGTGCCTTCCGCAATGGAGAATTCAACCAGATTGGGGTTGCGCTGGTTGCGTTGCGGGTCGTCGGTGAGTCGGCCTTCGAGGGTTGTGCTTGGGGTTGGCATGTGTTAAACCTTCCATTGAATTTGTGAACTATCCCAGTATAGCAGATATTGGCGTGATTTGACAGAAAACACGAAAGAGAAGGCCCCTACCCCCAATGGAATCGTAATTAATCATCTTTATCAAGAAACCTCATCAGTTCGTCAACAGACGAAGAAGAGAAGATGTACTCCCCTTCCAAAGCCTCACGTCGTGCTTCGACGTTGACGCTATTAGACATACTCTCCGAGTATGTCACATGTCGGTTGTCTTCTTGATTCTGTTCATGGCATTTCGGGGAATTGATAGACACAGTAAAACTTTCTAAAGAAAAAATAACAAAACAATCATACACACCCTTAACCGAGAAAGCCCCCAGTTTTTAAGACTGGAGGCTTCCTCGCTATATATAGGCGTTACTCGTTTCGGCTACATAGCCGGGCGAGCAGTATTCCAATGCCGCCGAGTCCGGCGATGATGGCCGCGATGACCATTCCGTAGATTGGAGCGCCAGTGCTGGCTAGAGGATTCTGGGAGCCAGAATTCTGTTCGCCATTACCAACCGTCCCATTGGTGGATGCGTCGGCAATCTCCTTGTCCTTGTCGGAGGAGACGCCGTTGGCCTTCTTCCACACGCAGGTCAACGTCAGGTCTTTGACCACGGGCTTGCTCATGTCGTAGACGTTGCCGTCCTTGTCAATGAAACCGTCGAACACGTATCCGTCACGGGTTGGATTGGATGGAAGTGTCAGCTTCTCACCATCCTTGACCTCATAACGTTCGGTCTTGCCGTCATACAAGGTCACTGTCACGGTATGCTTCTTGACGGTCGGGGGCAGGGTATTGGCTTCCCACACTGCGGTCAAAGTCATATCCTTGGATACCGCAGTGTTGAAATCGTAGTCCTTGCCATCCAACTGCCATCCGATGAACTTGTAACTGTTCAGGGTCGGGTCTGCGGGCTTCTTGACCTTTCCTCCCTGTTGAATGGTTTGCAGGTCAATCTTCGAACCGTTGCCGGTGTCGAATTTGACGGTGTAGAAGACCGGTTTCGGAGTTTCGTTCTTCTGCCATGTGGCGGTCAGAATGATATCCGTGGTGATTGGAGTGTTCCAATCGTAGTCCTTGCCGTTCAACTGCCATCCGGTGAAAGTGTATCCGGTACGCTTCGGGTCGGTCGGACGTGCGGCCTTATCACCTTCCTTGACTTTTTGAGATGGGATGTTGGAAGCGCCGCCCGTATTGAACGCGACCGTGAATAGGGTCGGGGCTTTCTCAGTCCACGATGCGGTGAGGGTGATGTCGCCGGTGATTGGAGTGTTCCAATCATAGGCTTGTCCGTTCAGCAACCAGCCTTGGAAGTCGTATCCTTCACGGGTTGGGTTTGCGGGTTGGATGGCTTTCTCCCCCTCATCGACGGTCTGCTGGCCGATTTCAGACCCTCCGGTCGTGTCGAATGTGACCGCGTGGCGTTTCGGCTGGGGCTTCTGGTTTTCAACCCATGTGGCCTTCAAGGTGATGTCGGCTGTGACGGGAAGGTTGAAATCGTATGGTTCGCCGTTCAGCGTCCACCCTGAGAACGTGTATCCGTTCTTGGTTGGCGTATCCGGTACCGTGACGGTCTCACCGTCGTTCACGGTCTGCTGTGCGACCGTGTTCCCGCCATCGGTGTAGAAGCTGACCGTATGGGTGACGGGCTTCGGCTCCTCATGCTTCTTCCACGATGCGGTCAGAGTCATGTCGCCGGTGATTGGAGTGTTCCAATCATAATCCTTGCCGTCCAACAGCCATCCTTGGAAGTCGTAACCGTCCATGCTCGGGTCTGCCGGACGGATGACGGTCTTGCCTTCAATGATGGTCTGCGGGTCAACCTTGCTTCCCTCACCGGTGTCGAAACGCACGGTGTACGTGTTCGGCTGTGGTATCGGTTTGCGATGGTAGATTGCGGTCAGCGTGATGTCACCGGTGACTGGCTTGTTGAAATCATACTGGTCGTTGTCAAGATACCATCCGTCGAACACATAATCGTTCTTCACCGGGTCTGCCGGACGGCGGACGGTCAACCCGTCCTGAACCGTCTGCGGGTCGATGCTCGTGCCTCCGTTCGAGTTGAACGTGACGGTGTGCATGACCGGCTTCGGGTCTTCATGCTTCTTCCACTTGGCGCTCACCAGAGTGTCAGAGGTAATCGGCTGTTCGAAATCGAATTCGGAACCGTCGATAGCAACCCATCCTTGGAAGTCGTAACCGTCTCGCACCGGATTTTCCGGCGGGGAGACGGTGTTCCCCTCGGACACTGTTCGAGTATCGGAGGGACTGCCGTTCTGATAGTCGAACGTGACCGTGTAGGTCTTCGGCTGGGGTTGCTCGTCCTTCTGCCAGTGTGCGGTCAGAATGAGGTTGCCTGTGACCGGAGTATCCCAATCGTATGCGGCGTCTCCCGCATACCAGCCGAGGAATGTGTAGCCTTCACGGGTCGGGTCGTCAGGTTTGACGGCGGTCTTGCCTTGTTCGACCGTTTGGGACGCCACCTCACTTCCTTCCGCTGAATTGAACGCCACCGTGTAGGATTCGACTTTCGTCTTCTCCCACTTGGCTTTCAATGTCACATCCTTGGTGACGGGCGTGGTGAAATCATACGTTTTCCCATCCAACAGCCAACCCTTGAACTCGTAACCGGTCTTGGTTGGGGCGGTAGGTTCGGTCGCCGTTCCCTTGTCCTTCACCGTCTGGGAGGGGACTACGGTTCCTCCATCGGTGTCGAACGTGATGGTGTAGGTCTTCGGCTTGACGGGAGTCCATACGGCTGTCAGGACAAGGTCGGCTTTCACTGGAGCGGTGAAATCGTAGTCAACGCCGTTCAGAGTCCATCCCTTGAACTCGTAGCCCTCACGGGTCGGGTCATCCGGCTTGGAAACCTTGCCACCATCCCTGATGGTCTGCGGGTCGATGCTGGTGCCGTCCGCAGTGTCGAAAGCGACCGTATACTTCTTGACCTCGTTGCGCTTCCATTGCGCCGTCAATGTCATGTTGGATGCGACGGTGTTCAGGAAGTTCCAGTCGGAATCCTCATACTGCCATCCCATGAACGTGTATCCTTCACGGGTCGGATTGGCCGGACGGTCGATGGTGGAGCCTTCCTTGACCTTCTGGTCTGCGATATTGCCATCTCCCCCATTCAAATCGAACTTCACGGTGTACGTGCTCTTGTTCTTCGTCCAAGAGGCCGTCAACGTCAAATCCTGCATGACGGGAGTGGTGAAATCATACGGGTCTCCGCCCAACAGCCAACCGTTGAACGTGTATCCTTCACGGGTTGGATTGTCAGGCTTGGACACGGGGTCGCCTTCCTTGACGGTTTGGCTATCGACCTTGCTTCCCTCGCCACTGTCGAATGTGACCGTATGTTTTTTGGCTACTGGCGTGTTCTTAGACCATAGTGCCTTCAACGTGATGCTGGAGGTGACTGGAGTGTTGAAGTCATACGGGTCGCCGTCAAGAGTCCAACCTTGGAATGTATAACCGTCCAATGTCGGATTGTCCGGCTGGGACACCGTATCCTTGTATTCCACCTGCTGGGAGTCCACGTCGCTTCCGCCATTGGAGTCGAAGCTGACCGTGTACGTGTTCTTCGTCCAATGGGCTTCCACAGTCAAATCATCCGTAACGGGCGTGGTGAAATCGTACAGGGAGTCTCCGGAATACCATCCGTCGAACGTGTAGCCTTTCTTGGAAGGAACCGTTGGAACAGTGGCCGAGGAACCATCCGCCACGGTTTGGATGAAATCGTCTCCCGCACCGGTGAAAGTTACCGTATGCGTCTTCACCTGCGCGGTCTTCCAAGACGCGGTCAAGGTCATGTCGGCGGTGACAGGAGTGTCGAACGAGTACACTTTGCCATCCAACAGCCATCCGGCGAAATCGTAACCGTCCAAAGTCGGGTCAACCGGCTTGACGACCTTATCGCCATATGCGATGGTCTGCATAGGATACCAGTCGTCACTGGCTCCGGCGTCGAAATACACTTCGTAAGTGTTTACCGTCCACTTGGCTGTGATTACCGCATCATCATAGACGGGTTGTGTGAAATCGTATGGGACACCATCCTTATACCAGCCTTTAAAACGGTAGCCGGTCTTGGACGGATAGTCGTCGGGTGGTGTGATAGTTCCCCCATCCTCGACGGTTTGGGATTCGACAGTGGTTCCTCCATCAGTGTCGAAGACTACCGTATGGCCGTTCTTCGCATGGAACTTATAGGAGACGGACACTTCCCCATCATTGCTGGTTAGCGTGTAGGACAGTCCATTGTTCTTGGTGAGGTTCCACCCGTTCGGAATATGACCGATGGTCACGTTCTTGGTTCCCATCGGTACGGTGAATTCACCACCGGAGACCGGGTCGAAGCCGTTGAGGTAGTCTCCGTTGGGGAGTTTTGCGGTGACGTTCTTCAATTCGGAAGCGGAATACTGGTGCTTCGCATGTTTGAACGTGTAGACGACTTTGATTTTCCCGTCGGGACTAGTCACCGTGTAGGTCATATCATTGTCGGACGATTTGGTATCCCAACCGTCGGGCACGCCGGTAATCCACACGGTAGCGTGCTCTCCAATGGTGTAGGTGCCGGACTCCATCGGCTTAAAATCCTGAACCACGCCGTCGTCGGTAGAAGCTGACACTTTGGCAAGCTCGTCCACCGAATAGGTTTTCACATGCTTGTTGAAACGGTAGGACACCGAAAGGTCTCCACTGGTCAACGTATACACCTTATATCCGTCACCGTCGGTTGTGGTCTGAGTCCATCCGGACGGCACGTTGACGATGGCGATTCCTTGACCGTCTTCGTATTCGTAGATACCGGACTGTTTCGGGTTGAATCCGGAAACATAGTTGCCGCCTACGATGGCTTTCACATTCGCCAGTTCGTCCAGACTTGCCTGATGTTTGGCGATGTTGAACACGTAGGTGACAGAGACGGAATTGTTCGGACTGGATACCACGTAGGTGATGATGTTGCCATTAACGGTACGTTGAGTGTTCCAGTCGTCTGGTACGTTTGCGATTTCGACGTTCTTGGTGGTTTCAGGGAAACTCCATGCGCCTCCCTTGTAGTCGAATCCGTCAACCAGTTCCCCGTCAGCGAATGCCCGGACGTATTGGAGCTGGTCGATGTAATAGTATCCTTTGTAATCCGAAGTCGGATGGAAGATGTAGGTGAACGTGTCCCCACAGGGGCCGGTCAGCGTGTATACGCGGTTCAGTTTCCCGGTGGAAGGATTGTTGTAGTCAACTTTCCAGCCGTCCGGTACGCCTTCCAGACGCACGTCGGTGTTCATTGGAATGGCGATGGTGTCGGTGTTGGCGAGCGTGTAGTCGAATCCTTTCACGGCGCTGCCGTCAACGGTCAGATACGCTTTCAGGTTCCTCAACGAATTGATGCTGTCGTGGGGTCGGGTGTCGTCATACATGAACGTGTATTGGACGCTTGGCGTGTCCGAATCCTCTGGATGGGCGGTGTACGTGTAGTGGTCGTCTTCGGAATCACCGTCGAGCACCCAACCGTATGGGGTGTTCTCATATCCCTTCATGTCGCTGGCGGTCACGTTGTGGATGGTGAATCCCTTGGTGATGTCGCCGTCCACAGCCTGACCGTTCAAAGTGATTGTCATGCCGTGAAGCTCTTCGACGGTATGAACCGCGCCGTCAGCCCCATCGAACCAGTAACGATAGGTGGTGGAACCGTTGGACAGGATGTACATGATGGAATCCTTGTTGGTGATTCCATTGACCATGCTTCTCCATTGCACCGTCCAATCGTCGGGCACACCGGACAGTTCCACAGTTTGTCCCGTCGCGTCATATACTCCGTTTCCGGAGGGGTCGAAGCTCGCTAGCCGTGTACCGTCCAGATAGGCTGTGACACCTTCCGGATAGTCGCTTGCGGTGCTATCGGCGGTTTCGGCATAAGCCTCCGATACGGGTGTCAGCACGACACTCGTTGCCCCCAATAGCGGCATGAGCATCATCGAACCTGCCGCAAGCAGGGCGATAGGTTTACGCATGTATCCTCTTTCCGTATTTTTTTCTTTCTATGTTAAAGACCTTCAAAGAAAAGTTTGGGGAGGCGGGGAGTCATGCTCTCCCACCTCCCCAAACTAGGCGGTGTAGGGAAGGAACCCTATCGGCCCTCCCCTACCGGTTCAGTCCGTCACTTCGTGGAGCCGGACAGATGAGCGCCGTTCGAGAGGGAAGCGATGCGACGCTTTCCTTCGGAAACGACCGCCAATCCCAGTCCAAGTACTGCAAGCATTCCGATGAGCGGAATGATGAAGCCGCTTGCGATACCGGTCTTGGCGAGTTCGCCCACGATTACGGTCTCGCCCGGAACACGGGCCTCACCGTAGTGGACGAGCCGCTTGGTGGACTTCTCCACCAGCTTCTCACGCCAGTAGTAGGTTCCAGCGTCGGACGGGGTGACTTCCGGCGAATCGACCGTGGTCGCGTTCTGCGGGACGTTCACGGCGTCGGTGGTGGCGACCTTCTGGTCGTCCTTCACATCGTTGCCGTTCTGCTTCCACAGTTCGAACACCAGCTCGTAGTCGTCGTTCGGAATCTTGCCTTCGATGAGGGCGGTATCCTTGACCGGCTTGGTGGCGGTGCCGTTACTCTGGGCCTTGGTCGCGACCTTCACCACGTCGGTGGTTTCACCCGGCGTGCGCGGCTTCTCGGTATGAACCGGAGTGTCGCACGGATGGTCTTCGTCGGTGTTTCCGGTCGGCGGGACGCACGGCGGAATGTCGGTGTCCTCGACCGGATTGTAGATGCTTTCACGCCAGTAGTAGGTTCCGGTCTCCTTGACCTCGTAGGTCGGGGAGTCGGCTTCCTTCTGACCGGCCTTGAGCATCACCTTGTCGCTGGTGAACACCTTCTCGTCCTTGCTGGAGTCGTCGCCATCGGACTGCTTCCACAGGGTGAAGATGATGTAGGAGCCGTCAACGACGTTGCCTTCAATCTTCGCCTTGTCCTGAAGTTTGATGCCGGATTCTTCCAGACGGTGGGTGGTGGTGGTCACGTTGACCACGCTGACGGTCTCGTTGCTCACGCGAGGCTTTCCGGTGATGGTCGGGGTCTTCTCGACTTCCACCTTCTTGTCGTGGTCTGCGGTGGTGGTGTGCTTGGTCGGCACGTACACGTGCTCACGCCAGTAGTACACGCCAACCTTGTCAACGGTCACATCCTCCAAGTCCGCGAACGCCTGACCTTCGGAGAGCGTGGTGCGCTTCGTGGTCAGAACCTCCTCATCCTTGCTGGAATCGTCGCCGTCCACCTGACGGTAGAGGGTGGCGTCCGCCTGAGAGCCTTCCGGCACGCGTCCTTGCAGGAGCACGGTGTCATGGAACTTCTCCCCGACGTGTCCCAGCGGCTTGGTCTTGGTGGTCGCGTCGATAATCTGGACGGTCTCATCGGCCACATGGGCGCGGTCGGTGAAGAAGTCCTCGGACTCCAGATGGCTGGTGTCCTTATCGTTCTGCGGCTTGTTCGGCTGTCCGTCACCGGCGAGGTTCTTCGTCGGACTGGTCAGACTGAACACCCAGTAGTATTCGCCAACCTCGGTCGGAGTATACTCGGGGCTTTCCACTGTCACCTTGCCGTTCTTCAACGCTTCGGCGGCTTCCTCGGCGGTGATGAGGTGAGCACCATCAGCCGGGGTCTGATAGCTTGCGACGAGCATGCTGTCGGAGGCTTCGCCGTTATCGGATTGAGGTTCGGCATCGGCGTCAGTATCGTCGGAGCCTTCGCTCTCGCCCTGCTGCTGCTCAGTCTTGTCAATCAGATAATCGTCGTCGTCGGCAGTATTGGTCTTGTACAGGTTCCAAGAGACCAGAGTGCCTTCTGCCGGATGTCCGGTGATGGTCACGGTGTCCTTGGTGGGCTTGTTGACCTGCTGTGCCACCTGAGCTTCGGAGGAAGCCTTTACGATGCGGAACGATTCACGCGGGTCGCGCTGGGTTCCCAGCTTGACAACCTTGTGATTCGTGCTCGGGTCGCTGATTTCGATGACCCAGTAGTAGTCGCCCACCTCGTCCATCTTGTGTTCGGGGCCGTAGGCTTCGGTCTGTCCGCTGGCCAGATGTACGTAGTCGCCGGTGAAAATCTTCTTATCGGTCTTCACATCGCCGTCGCCCTGCTTGTACAGGAACCAGCGTGCGTCCAATCCTTGGGCCAAATCGTCGCGGATGTCGCCGGACTGCTTCCACTTCACGTTGGTCAGGTCGGCATGGTCTTTGACCACGGTGCCCACATAACGTTCGGTGGCGATATCGGTCTGCGCTTCGATGGAACGGAAGGACTCGTTCTTGACCTTGTCCTTGCCGGTGTGCAACGGAGTGTTCTGGTCATCCTTCGGCAGGTTCAGAACCTCAACCCAGTAGTAGTCGATTGCGTCCGGAACCTTGAGGCTCGGGCTGGTCAACTGCTGGTCGATGCTGGACTTGTCGAAGCCCAGTTCCTTGAGGGTGGCGGACTTGGTGGAGGCGACCTTCTTGCCGGTTGCGTAATCATGCATCTCGAAGGTGAGCGTCGCGTTCTCAGGCAGGTGGCCTTCGAGTCGTGCGACATCCTGAACGGTACCGTTCTTGGAAGCCCACTTGTAGGTGCTGGTGGTCACGCGGACGGCGTGGAAGGACTCGTCCTTGATGCGCTTATCGGAGACTGCCGGGTTGATGTTGTCAGGCTGGAAGGCGGTGCCGTCCGGCTTGGTGAACACCCACTGCCAGTAGTAGTCGGCGGGGTCAGTCAGATGTACGGAAGCGGAGTCGAGGGTCTTCTGGGCTTCGGTCAGGGCAACCGGGTCAAGGGTCTTGACGACGGTGTCCTTGTCGGCGGTCTGATTCTCGGCTTGCTTGTACAGCTTGAACGCGACCTTGTAGTCCTTGAGCATATAACCGGTGATGGTGAGCTTATCGTTCACATCGTTGCCGTTGGTGACATCGACGTAATGCTCGCCTTCGCTGGTGTGGATGTTCGGGGTTCCGGTCACGTTCGTGGTCAGCTTCACGACCTCGAACTTCTCGGATGCGATGTTCTTGCCGTCGAACAGGAGCCAACGGTCGGCGTAACCGTCGCCATTGCCCTTCTGCTTGGCGGTGGCGTTCTGCCAGTAGTCACCGGCTTGGGAGTCATCGGCGTCGGTGGTGGCCTTGGCGGCGGTCATCCACTCCTTGGTGATGACACCGAATGCGGAGTTCATGCTGGTGTCTCCACCAGTGCCCACGCCGTTGCCATCCTTGTGAGGCATTTCCGGAGTGTAAATCTTCACACGCCAGATGTAGGAGCCGACACCCGGATTCTTCACGCTCTTGGAGCGGAAGGTGACACCATTGAGGTGGGCGCCGATGGCCTTGGACGGAATGTTTACGCGACCGGTGGTGGCGACCTTTTCGGAGGCGATGCCATTATGGTCGGAATCATCCTGCTTGGTGGCCGCGTCCTTACGGACGTTGCCATCCTTGCTTGTGCGCCACAATTCGGCCTCGTACTGGGAGCCAGCCGGAATGTTGCCCTTCAACGTGATTTCGTCGGACACGTTCATGCTGTCGAGCCACAACGGTTCGGTGCTCTTGGTGTCCATGTGAATCACGTCGAACTCTTCGGACTCGTCATCGTCGCCATACCAGACAACATCACGATTGTTGTCGGCAGGGTCGGTTCCAGCGCCCGGAGTGGTGGACGGGACGGTAATCTTCACACGGTAGTAGTACTTGTTCGCAGACCAGTCGGACGGAATCGGGAACGTGGAGGATTTGACGTTCTGGTAGTTGTCCAGACCATCGGTACCCACATACGGATGGTTCTTGTCCGGGTCTTCGCTCTTGGCGAGTTCACGAACCTTCGGGAGGTCTTCGGCATTGTACTGCTTGACCATCTTGCCAGCGTTCGCGCCGTCCTTGGCCCAGATTTCAAACTGGACTTTGGCACCGTTCGGTGTTTGGGCGGTCTTGCCGGTGGTGTAGGTGTCTCCGTCGATGGATTCGCCGTCGAACTGCTCATACGAGGTCTGGTGGAGCACGTCGTAGATTTGCGTGGTCTTGTCCTCGTAATTGCCGTTCGCGTCGCTCAGCCACTTCTTGGACACGGTGGTGGAGAACTTCTGCACCGGGGTGCGTTCGTAACTCTTGTAACCGGTCTTGTGGTCGGAACCCTTTTCACCGTAGATATGCTGGTCGAGCACGCCGCCCTGCGGGGTCTTCAACGTGGCCTTCCAGTAAATCATGCCAGCCTTGGTGGTCTTGAAGCTCGGGTCAGTGACCTTGAAAGTCAGCTTGCCCGGACGGTTGCCTTCCTGACCGGCCTTGATTGCGGTGAACTTGTTGGTGTCGATGGTGACGGTCTTCTCGGCAATCTTGAACAAGCCTTGGTCGCCGTCATCCTCTTCGGCCTGACGGTACATTTCCACGGTGACGGTGGAGCCTTGCGGAATACGACCGATGACGCCGGTCGGATTGCTGTTGCCTTCACCCTCGTGAACCTGACCATCAGCGGACTCGGCCTCACTGGTCTCATCGTAAACGGTGATTTCATCGTACAGTTGCTCGCCGGTCGCACCCATCTTCTGCGCGTTGGACGTGACGATACCACCCGGATTCACCTGAACGGTTTCGGACGGCAGACCCAAATCGTGGGAAGCCAACTGCTTGCCTTGCGGAGACCACAGAGTCGCAACCCAGTACACGGAACCGGAGTTATCGGTGTGGGTGGTAGGGCTGGTGACGGTGAACTTCTTGGACGCGGAAGCTTCCGCATCGGAGTCCTTGATGTTCACACGCACGTTGTCCAACAGCTTAGGAGCATTGGCATCCGGGTCGCCGGATACCGCGTCGTAAGCGGTGAACGTGACGTAGGAACCTTTGAGCACCTTACCGGAGATGGTCGCCTTATCAGCGAACTCCTCGCTCGGCTTGACCTTGCCCTTGGTCACTTGGGTGGTGATGGTCGGAGGACGAACCGTGACGGTTTCTTCCGGAAGTCCAAGGTCGTGGGTGGCAAGCTGGCGTCCCTGCTTGTCGTACAGGGTTGCCTTCCAATACACGTTTCCACCGTTCATGGTGTTGACGGTCTTGGACTTGACGGTCACGGTCTTGTCCTGAGCGGAATCCTTCGCCTGAGCCGCAGTGATGTTGACCTTCTGGTCTTTCAGCAGAAGGCTGGCGTTTGTGTCAGGCTTCTCACCGACCGCATCGTAGGCGCGGAACACCACGAAGTCACCCGCGTGGACGACACCCTTGATGTCGGCGGTGTCGTAGAAGTCCTCTCCGACACCGACGCTCGTGGAGGACACGTGCGTGGTGATGGTCGGATACTTGACCTGAACGGTCTCACCGCCAACACCCAAATCATGGGTGGCGAGCACAGTGCCGTTGGCACGGTGCAGGGTGGCCTTCCAATACACGTTTCCGCCTTCGGTGGCGTGGGTCTTCGGGCTGGTGACGTTGATGGCCTGTCCGTTCTGGCTTGCGGTGACATCCTTGGCCGGAATGTTCACACGCTCGGAGTCGAGCAGTTTGGCACCTTGGGCGTTCGGAGCGCCGTCAACCGGAGCGTAGGCGTCGAAGGTGACGTAATCGCCGGATTCGATTTCACCGTTGATGGTGGCGGTATCGGTGAACTCCTCGTTGATGGAGACCTGTTCCTTGCTGACCTTGGTGGTGATGGACGGGTTTTTGATGAGAACGCTTTCGCCGGTGGCACCCAGCTCGTGGGTGGCGAGTTCCATTCCGCCCTTGTTGTAGAGCGTCGCCTTCCAGTAGACGATACCGGCCTTGGTGGCGGTCACGTCCGGGGAGTCAACGGTGAAGCTCTTACCGGCGCCGGAGGATGCAATCTTGTCGGCTGGAATGTCCACACGCTTGTTGTCAAGCAGTTTCGCGGCATTCGTATCCGGCTTGCCGGAAACCGCGTCATAGGCGGTGAATGTCAGATAGGCTCCCGCGTCAATCTTGTTGTTGATGACGGCGGTGTCGTGGAACGGACGACCGACATAGGTCTGCTGTGCGCTGGTCTTGGTGGTGAGGGACGGGCCTACCACTTCGATGGTCTCGTTCTCCAAGCCGATGGCGTGACCCGCGAGAGCCTTTCCTTTGGCATTGTAGAGTTTCGCAACCCAGTAGACCTTACCAATCTTGTTGGTGCTGATTTCCGGGGACTTCACCTCGAACTGGGTGGTGTCGGAATGGTCGGCTTGGTCGTTGGTGACGTTCACGCGAGTGTTGTCCAACAGCTTGTTGGTGGACACGTCCGGCTCGCCGGACACGGCGTCATACGCGGTGAAGGTGACATAGGAGCCACGCGGAACCAGACCGGAGATGGTCGCGGTATCGTAGAACTTCTCACCTTGGGTGACGGTGGTCTTGTTCACGTTGGTGGTCAATGTGACGGGTTGCGCGTCCTGAGTGACGAAGGAACGTTCCCACGGATTGTTGTACGCGCTCTTGAATCCTTCCGCACGGTCGGAGCCGGGGAAGTCGTAGATGAACACGTAGTAGCCGCAATGGGCCTTATCCGTGACCTTGATGTTCACATCAGTGGCAACGGTCTTGGCGTCGCTACCATCGCTCGGATAGAGAACGATTTTACCGCCGCCGACCTTGTACTTGCCGTTCATGGCCGGAACTTCCCATTCGCCAACCAGCTTGTGGTTGGCATCCTGAGTAGGCTCCTCTTCGGTGGTCGGGACGTACTTTTCGTCCTCATCCTTGTTGCCGGTTCCGGAGCCAGCCCACCAGACACGAATCTTGGCCTTCGCGTCAGCGTTGAAACCATAGTTCGTATCACCGGTGAACTTACCGTAGTCGGACGGCAGACGGCTGATGTTGATTTCATCAAGGATGTCCTTGTTCATGCCGGACTCCTGCTCCAACACGGTGGAGTCGTGGTTCGGCGGCAGAACACTCACGGACGTTTCCTGAGTTTTACCGAACTCATCGATGTAATCGCCTTTGATGTAATCCTGCTGGGACTGGTCTGACTTGACTTCAACCCAAACCCATGTTCCGAACAGTCCGGCGTCCTCATCGGACACCTGATAATCGTCCAAACCGTTCACACTGTCATAGTCGATGCCACCGGTAGCGGCCTTCGCCTTGACGGTGTTGGTCTGACCGCTCTTGATGAAGCGGGTGGTTGCTGCGGCAACCTGACGGATGCCATCGGTTTCACGCAGGCGCTTCAAATAGTCGGTCGGATTCTCACCATTGTTCTTCTTGATGACTTGGAGGATGTGCTTGGAGTCACCGACGAAATAGTAGCCCTTGAATTTGACGGGCACGTTGTCCGCCCACTCGTCGTCGGAGGAGGCGACACCGGAGGTCACACGGTCTTCGACCGGGGAGCCACGGGTCAACTGTTTCTTGCTGACTCTGGTACTGACGGTCGGCTGAAAATCACGCGACACAGAGAACTGAACATCAGCAGTCTGATTCTCAGGGTCGGAAGGCCGCATCATATCCTGACCGGGGGAATTTAGAACGGCGGCAGTGGGAACATTAATCGAAACATGGCCTGTTACTTTTCCGTTGCCGGTTGCCGTCCACGGAATATGCATTGCCTGACCGGTGGTCGTACCACTGATTGTATTGGTTCCGGTCTGGTCGAATTTCGCCGGGCCGTTCAACGTCGCAGTGTACTGAATGCCAGCAATGTACTGTCCGCTAGAGTTCTTAACGCCGGGGTCAACAGTTCCGGTACGCTTGCCAGAGGTATAGGCATAGGCGGCATTAAGGTTAGCGGGAAGAGTGTTATATGCATCATTCCAAAGATTCGCCGCATTGGAAGCGACGGCATTGATATCCGCACCTTCCAAACCAGCCGCTACCAGCTGACGGAAATGGCTACTGCCTTGGTCAAGATGCTCATGAATCGCATAAGCAACCGAAGCCTGAGTGAAATCACTGCTATCACCCTTATGCTTCTCAACCAGCCACGCACCAACCTTATGGTTCACATCCGTAGCCTTATTCCAAGTACCGGTATTAGTAACAGGTTCACCGGCCTCAACACAGTACACCGGATTACCGTTCTCATAACGTTGCGGACCAAGAGAATTACCGTGAGTACCAACCCACCAACTCCCAGAACGCGTCGCATTGAACCAGTAGCCGGGGCCGTCAGTCGTGGCGGCAAGCGCACTACCGGTCGTTATCACTCCAGAAGCCAAGGTAGCCGTCGCCGCAACCAGTGCGACAGCGGCCTTCCCCACCCGTTTAAGAATGGAGTCCTTGACTTTCCGGGAAGTTTTACTCAATGGATTACCCATAGACTAACTCCTCTAGAGGTTTGTATTGTTGTTTCCACATATATCAGGTTTTCTACAATCAACCTTCGGAAAAACGGAATTTTCTTATAGAAAGAGGATATGTTTTTTCGTTTACCTATCCGCTACCGGTACCATTTAATCCAAGAACACGAAACGAGGCGATGATGTCGAGAACATTCAAGGACAGACCATATGCGCTTATCGAGGACGAGGCCCGTTCACGCGGTTTCAGTCACACTTATGATTGCGGACGGTTTCACTGGGAGTATGTCGAAGTCGCAAAATACGCGTATTCACGGAAGAGGAATCCGCATATTCCGGCACGTCGGTGGGAGGATTGGCGGTGGATTGAGGACGATTGGTATACGGATTACGGGAATAAAACCCGAATCCGTGACTCACTGAGCATCGCCGTTAACACTTACAACAGCGGCATGATGGATGAGGATTGGGATGAACCAAACGTATATCAGCGGCGTAGACGCTGGTATTGCTAGGATTGGAAGACTGCCGTATTGCTACTGTCTCTTGTTTTTGGGCTGTATAGCATATCTTTTGTTGCGACATGCCGATTCTCGTGTTATAGTGGATTTGTCCACATTAAAGAGTAGTGTTCGCCTACCCCACATGGGAGAATCGAACATAAGAACCAAGGAGCAAAACAAAAATGGAAAAGAACCAAAACCTTGAGGAGATGCAGGAAACCACCATCCTCAACCCAAACGAAAACGACGAGGGAAACGCCAAGAAGCCCGCCAAGAAGACGATTATTGTCAGTACTATCGCGGCGGTTGTTGTCCTTGCCGGCGTGGGCGGTGGCTACGCGTATGCGTCCAATACAACATACGATTCCTATGAGTCCCAGCTTGAGTCAGCCAAGGAGGCTGACTCGAAGCTGGTGAAGACACTTGCGGAAGCACGGACGCTCGTCAAGGCTACGAAGGAAACGGACGTGCTTGACAAGACCATGTTGGACTCCTTGACGAAAAGCATCAAGACCGGGGATGCCCTGAAAGGCGTTCCGACCACATCGCATGCCACTAAGTGGAACCTGTGGGGCACGACCAAAGCCAATACCATTGTTGCCGACGATAACACCGAAGCCAATGATTCCATCGACGCCATCAACAAGGCCATGAGAAAGGTGAACAAGTCCAAGACGGACAAGCAGGTCAAGGATGCGAGGTCCACGCTCGACAAGACCATCAGTGATGCGGAAACTCTATACAAGGATTCCGAAGGCAAGGTGCAGGACAACAAGACCCGTGAAAGCTTGAAAACCGCCATCGACACGGCAAAGAAAACCGTTGACGACAAGAAGTCTGACGTGAAAACCCTGAACGCGCAGAAAGACGCCGTGTCCAAGGCTGTCAAAAGCGTAAACGACTCCAAGACTGCGAAAGAACAAGCCGACGCGGAAGCCAAAGCCGAGGAAGCCGCACGCCAAGCCGCACAACAGCAGTCGCAAGCCCAAGCCCAAACCTACTCGAACACGAACTACAATCGTACGAACAGTGGCACCAGCACCTACAGCGCTCCGACGCAACATGCCCAGACCCAACAGTCTGCGCCACAGCAAAGCCAGAACCAGAATAATAGTTCCTCTAATTCTGGATACACCAAGCTCTGCGCGACATTCGATTCTCAGGGCAACAGCACATATTACACCCCCTGCAACTAGAAGTTAAGGATACAGGTCTAACTGAATTCGCGAACATTATTTACGGTATTTTCTGAGACGATGGCGAGCACTTCATGCTCACCATCGTCCGCGTAAGCCGCAAGTATTTTCTCGGGTTCTAGCACTGTCTTCCAGATAGTGCCCTGCCTACCGAATCTGCCCGCGAACTTTTCCGCGACTTCGAGATTGCTCGTCCAGCTTAACCCCATATGCACGCTCTTGTCGATTTCACCCCTGTACACTGTTATAGGCTTGTCGAACGTCTTCTCCAAAGCACCCTCTCCCCCAATGCAGGGCTTGGTCTGCTGGAGTAGCTTGACGAGGTGCCTGTCGAATTGGCGTGATGGGTATTCCTCGTTCTTTCTGACGTTCAATGCCGTCATGCGCTGGTATTGCCTGTCGTTCAGTTCTTTCCATGGGACGAGCTGGTAGATGAGTTCCATTAGGGCTGTTGGCGCCAGTGCGGTGGCGTGGTCTATCTGCTGTTTGGCTTCGTCTGTTCTGCCTTGTTGTATGAGGGTTTTTGTGGGTGTGGTTTCGTTCCATCTGCGAATGTATTGTTCGACCATTTGGAACATGGTGTTGTTCTTGTTTGAGAGGGTGTCGAATATGAGGGGTTGCGCGTTTGCTGTTTCTCCTGTCTCAACGTCCAATAGGACAAGTCCATCTAATCCGGTGGAGAGGTAGAGGTATGGGCGAAGGGTTGGGTGGTCGGTGAGGATTTGTTGGATTTGCTTCCATTCGAGTGGGAAGCTGAATCGTTTGTCTCGATGACTGTCGATGGTTTGCCAGTCTGTCCAAGTGGCTGTGTCGGCTTTTATTAGGCCATGTTGGGCGAGGATTGTTGTTTGGTTTGGCATTTCCAACCTCCTTTGTGTGAACAATCCCAGTATATCATCGAAAGTGAGAAGACACGCTGAACACAACAAAAACAAAAAAGGCGCGAGAAGAAAACAACCCGCGCCCAAAAACAGCTCAGTGCTTGACATGCCGTTTCAAAGTATCCAACCAGTCCAACGGAAGATTCTGCGTCGAATCCAAGTCAACCGCATTCACGCGTCGCACCAGCTCCTCCGGCGTCACGCAAGGAATATCACCCGGCCACATGACCCCAGTCACATCCGGCGCACCCTTATCGGAAGTCGGCACCATGCAGACAAGCCACTCCACTTCAACCGGCTTGCCGTTGAACATGAAAGCCCACATGTCCCTCTGCCAGTTCATGTTCGCGGAAAGTTTCAAATCCGGACGACCATCCACACCGGTTTCGAACGCACGCTGACTGACGCTAATTCTCAACAGTTGGTCTGGGGTGAGGTTACGGTAGGCAGTGTCCGCATTGCCTTTATAGTTCTTCGCATCCACGAACCACAAATGCGTTTTGCCCTGTTTGTCCTGTCCGGCAATCACGCAGTCGATATCCGCGTCAGTGAACTGGTGTTGCTCGTTCAGACCGTGCAACGACCAGAAGGACACCACGTTGGGACAGTTGCCGGTAATCATGCTGGCGAGGATTTGTTCACCTTTCTGGCCGGATTGAATCTCATTGGTGGTGAAGTTCGACTGTGATAGACCGCCGCCCGGATTGCCATAGAGGCGGTATTGGCTTCTCGCCTGTTGGATGTTGGCTGGGTTCATGGTGTTCCACAATGGGTCTGGTTGACCACCACAATCCTCATTCACTAGCCTGTAACCGTGATAATTCGGACGTCCGGGTTCGGCCTTGAGCAGATTGAAGACTACGCCTATCTGGTCGATGGTCTGATTGAGAGCCTGTTCAACTTCCTTTGCCTCATTCTGCTGACTCTGCCTCCTGTACTCCTCGCCTTCTTTTTCAGATACCGGCTGATAAAGACCATATGCGACACACATGCAAAAAACACCAATGAGGATACGAGGAATGGCGATAAACGCGTTGATTAGGGGAACTTGCGAATGCGGATACCCGTACACGTATTTTCCGGAGAGTGACATGAACATGTCACTCAAACCACCGAGACCATTCTTCAATCCGTAAAAGAATGCGATACCACACACAGCACCTAATACGTTGACCATGGCGATGGACTTTTTTGAGGTTTTAAACTGAGTGGAGAACAGGAACCATCCTCCCACGCCGCATACGAGTAGTAGTAACCATTGCAGGATGGAGGATGGGACGAGTATTAATAGTAGGTATTTCACGGTTAGGTTTCCTTTCGGAGTGTGTTTCTTTTTAGCTAAAACATACTCCGAAAGGGTGTAAAAACCTATTTTTGGATTCGGTGGATGTTTAATATCCAATACCGTTTATGTGGTTCGGCTCCCCATTCGGTACGTCCCTCTCCTTTAGAGAGCGTGCAGATGGCGGTGAAGCTCGGACTTGTATGGGAGTATCCGTTGCGGAATAGTATTGGCTGCTCGTCCAATCCTGTTGGATTATTCGACTCGTCCATGTCGAACAGTCGGCGGAAGCGAGAATCGTAGTAGGGTTTGACTTCTCGGTATTCTTCCGTCTTCTCGCCGGAAAGAATCATGTCAAACCATTTTCGAGTTATTGGTAGGGTTAACACCTTAGCTCCGATTCTGAAACATACATGTCTATAAGTTCTCTTCCTCGTAATTTTTCAATCCACTCTGTAGGAATGCTGTCGAATCCGTAGACGGCTCCGGCTAACGCTCCCGCGACACTGGCTGTAGTGTCCGTGTCTTCTCCAAGGTTTACTGCGGTAATTACGCAATCCCGATAATTGTCGGTATTGGTTAAGCACCAGAGTGCCGCGTTCAATGTGTGGAGTACGAATCCGTCCGATTCTACTTCCGTTCTGGGAATGGTCGGGTCGAACGGGAATCCTGAATCCGTTATCGCCTTATGTGAAGGAACGCAGTTTAACAGTCCTTCGAGGATTCGCACGTATTGTACGCACGCCGTCATACTGATTTCATGAGCGTGGGTGATGGCGCTGACCTGTTTGATTTCCACGTCTGGCAAATTGTAGAAGGCGCATGGTGCGACCCGCATTAGCGAACCATTGCCGTTATCGTTCAAACCATCGCAACCATGCCTTGACCTGATGGCTGTGGCTACTGTGATACCGGAATCATACGTGTTCCCGTCCGGCGTGTACATTCCGTGTTCCAACCACATTCGGTAACGCATGAGCATGTCGGCGGTGTTGACTTCACCATGGCATTCGGTGAGCGAGTCCAAGGTTGCTAGACTCAACGCGGTGTCATCGCTCCATGTTCCTGCTGGCTGGTTATGCTCGCCATGACCAATCATTCCAGTGCAGTTGAATGTGTCTCTCTGTTGAAACTCGTATGGGACTCCCAACGCGTCACCGATGGCGAGACCGTACATGACGGATTTCAGTTTTTCGGCTTCTAACGATGGCGTACTGGTATGAATTGACTCCAACCGGTTTTTAGGTCTTGCATGCAGATGGAACAACTTCGTTTAATCCTTTCCACTTCCGGACTTATCGATTTTCAGCCCCCTTAACAAGTCCCCCTCCTCGAAAGCGGACTGCGCCTGTTCACGGGTAGGAAACGAGTTGACGGTTCTGGCTCCACATCTTGGACAGCCGACCCTCCACCAGCAACACCATGATTCCTTGCTATGATTCGTCGGATTGACAGCCTTACGGAACTCTCCCCGACTACCGCACTTGGGACACATGAGCGTCAAATCGAAAGCATCTGGATTGAATTTAGCAATCCGTAACGCCCTACGGTTCGCCAACTCGTCCACGGCAATCGGATTGAAACCTAATTGTTTTATCTGCTCCGGCGAATAATCATTCATCAATGATGAAACCGCTGACGCCAATCCCTGTTTGGTGTACGTCCATTCAGAACCGTCGCTCACACTGACGAACGGGTGTGGTCTAATCCACTCTCCCAACAGGAAAGCCCTCAACGCTTCCTCCCGCGTGTTACGGGGAAAAATCAGTCGGGCTGGACAACGCCTATACGAACAGTGGGCATAATAAGGACGAAAAAATGGGCTTCCCTTGCCAACGGTCTCATCTTCCGCGCCGATACGGCAGACGGAACCGTTCAAAAACGCGGTGAGCGCTCCACCGTCAACAATCCCATAACCTTTATGGCAGAGCGGGCATGGATATTTTTCCTTGAGGATTTTTTCATGCTCCCGCTTCAAAGCTCGCTCGGCTTCCTGAATGGCTTCACGGTCTGCGTTCTCTTGCAGTATAGGTGGGGCTATCTTGTCGATGGTGCTCTTGGGGAGTCGGGTCCGCTCCTGCACTTTCTGTGGTGGCATTCCCAATCGGAGAAGTTCTTTAGCGTTTTCAACAGCCTCACGCCACGGGTCATAATAAGCCATGCCTACTCCAGTCTTCTAATGTTTTTTCTTGCGAAGAATGTAGACGGTCGATGGTGGAAACATCATATTCGACTGTCTGTCCACTGTGCCCCGGAACTGCGTCGGTTCTTACCACCTCGTATCCCGTTCTTCCGAAGTTGGTCTACCGTTCAACGCTTTCAGATTCCTTCTTCGACTCAACCGATTGCAGTTTGACCGGCTTTCCGTCCTCATCGAACAATGCGATACTAACCAAAGGCCAAGTACGCTCTTCCTTCAAATCGTATGATTCTTCCCAAACAAACAATGTAGCCTGAGCGTAGTGAGTGCCGTCAACACGAAGAAGAAATTTCTTATATCCGGTCTTGTCGAAAAGCGACGTGTCACTGTCTCCAGCCACATGAACGTCGAAAGTAGACTCCAATACTTGGACTGGATTATCCGGCTTCGGTCGAAAAACCCTTTTCCGCCTATCGGACGTGCCTAACAGTTGCACCCAACCAAAAGCGAAACCCAGTAGAAAAACGGCTACGGGAGTATATTTCGGAAGTTTGATTGGAATATTTCGGGTAGACCACATTTCCAAACAGGCGACCATGAGGCCAATGAAAGCACATGCTATGATATTGAACGCCCAACGGTCGGTATTGCCTTTGTAGTCTTGCCGGGCCTTGCTCCACTTGGATAATGGAACCAGATAGCCGGATTCGCGAAGTATGCCAGCCGTAGTGTCCGTGTCCAATGGTTGCAACATTCTCAGGTTAAGTTCTTCGCCATGCTCTAACACTTTTTTAAATCCTTCCTATTTGATTGGGAAACGTTTTCCATCCTGTGTGTACAGGCCGAGTTTGTTTTCGCTTGCGTGCAGTGTGACTTTGGTCTTCTTGTCGCCACGGTAGACGACGCATTTCAAATCTTCGGTAGGAAGTTTGTCTTTGCTAGAAAAATCGCAGTCGATGTCGTCCAAGTTCCAAACTTTGGAAATCTGCTCGCGAATAGTGGGAGGTGCCGTCGAACGCTGTTCGTAATAGTTGTCGATAAGGCCGCTGACGCACATTACGAGGAATACGCCCATAAACCCGCTAACAAGACTTATGCCGATAATTCTTACGAATAAGAGACTATCGCGGAGAAAGCCCCGATAAAGCCGACAATTATTCCGACGGCCATCAATACTAGGAGAACACCAATAACAATAGTGCCTAAAATGTTTAACCAGTCAGGAACAGGAGGATAATTCTTCCACGCTTCCAGCCAATTGCTGAAATCTTTCATCTTGTTTCAACCAGCTTTCCATTGGCGTCGTATAGTCCGACTTTTTCGCTCTCGGTTATAACAAGTGTGCCCTTCGTTACTGATTTCCCGTCCTTGCTGGTGAACGTGCAATCGTAGGAACCATGGTCGGGGAGGATTAAGTAGGCGTCGGTCTTACAAGATAGATTTGACACTTTGAAGTCTTTTTCCAATTGGTCTTCGAAACCGAGCGGGTGGGTGACACTGGTTTTGACTTCTTGGGTTTGTTCCATGGCAAAAGCGTCGTAAACCATCCAGACACACATAACGGACAGACAGACCGAAGCGATTACTGCGGCGACGAGTTCGATTTTCCCCATCATGTCTTCTTTAGCGTCAGCTATGGCCCGTCGGATGATTAACGGGATTGCGAATATGGCTATGACAAGAACCACCACGGACGTGATTTTCCCTTGGAGAGCATCGGACGCGTCCAATGGAATCGTTTTGGTGGGTGGATTATTATAGGCGTTCCACGCTTTTACCCACCAGTCGTAGTCTTTCAAAAGTTTTACCTCTTCACCGATTTTGTGAACACTGCCAGTATAACATAGGTAAAAAAATCCCGCCATCAAAAAAGACGGCGGGATTGGAGTCACATTATCTCCCTATCGAATAGAGAGGTAATGTCAGCGGTTGCCCTCATGTCGTTTTGCGACGGAGAGGATTACACCGGCGGCGGCAAGCACAATGACCGCGACCGCGATGACGCCAACAGCCACGCCGGTGGTAGCCAAGCCCTGACCGTCCTGTTGAACGGCCTGAGTATTGTTCTTGGCGCCCACAGTCTTCTTGCCGGTATCGGTCTTACCAGTATCGGCGGTCTTATCGCTGGTCGGAGTGTTCACATCGCTCTTATCGTTGGATGGAGCCTTCGTATCATTGTCGGACTTGTCGGAATCATCCTTTGACGGAGTATCGTTCTTGTCCGTATCATCCTTCGGGGTTTCCGGCTTGGAATCATCACCCTTGGAAGGAGTATCAGTATTGATATCGTCCTTCGGAGTGTTCGGCTTGAAATCGTCGGTCTTGTTGTCATCCTTGGATGAAGTATCCGTCTTATCATCCTTCGGAATCTCAGAACCGTTGCCACCGTTGTCGGTCTTGTTGTCGTCCTTCGGGGTTTCCGGCTTAGTCGGGGTCACATCCTGCTTGACCGGCGTCCACTGCGCGACCACGGTCACGTCGGAGCCGTTGTCCTCGACGCTATCGCCGGAATCGACCTTGACTCCATCAATCATCCAACCGTCGAACTCGTAACCGTCGCGGGTTGGAACCGTGTCAGACACATCTGACGGCAGGTCGGAATCCACATACTTGCCGTTGCCACCGTTCGTATCATAGCGAAGCAAATGCTTCGCCTCCCACTGCGGGTACAGGGTGGTGTTCTCCGGAATCGAAGTCACGGTCTCGCCCGGCTTGTAGGAGTCGCCGGTTCCGTCCGGGTTGGTGGTCCAGACGGTGAAACGGTAATGGTCTTTAGCGGGCTGGGGCACGACGAACGGAGTGGTCTCGGTCTTGTCCTGACCGTCCAGCTTCACCTCGACGTGGCGGGTGGCGGGAACGTTGACGCTGTTGCGGTGGAATTCGCCGCCGATGGTCACGTTCTTGGCGATAATCTGCCCTTCAACGTTCTGCGACGCGTCCACGTTGGCTTCCGGCGCGAGAATCACGGAAGAGGATGCGCCAGCGGTGCCGACGTTGCCGTGATACTGCCCGTCCTTGGCTTTGGAGTCGGTCAGATTGTAAATAACACCCTTGTCCGTCCACTTGGCGTATTCGGCGTGATTGATACCGTCCACGTCCAATTGGGGCAGAGTGATATTGTCCGCACCTTCGGCGTCAACATTCACGACGAGACGGGTCTTCTCCCCCAACGTGGCGGTCACACGATTACCTTGCAGTTCTTTCGCGTCGATGTTGATATGAGCGACATCACCGTTGGCGTCGATGTGACGCTTGTTCATGTCGGAGAAATCATGGGTCGCGTTGGATTCCGAAGCTTTCGACCACTTGGCGGACAGGCTGGTCATGCTCTTTTCCATGGACTTCAAATCAAGATATTTGACGGTCTTGGAATCCTTGAGCACTCGTTCGGACTTCGGGAGGCTTCCACTGGTCTGCATTTCCAGCTTGTTCCCGTTCACCGTCCAACTGTTGCCATTGTCGGTCTGTCCGATGATGTTTGACTGTCCGAAGACAATCTTGGAGTCGGCGGGCAGATTGACGTTGATATTGCCGTCAACCTTGTCCATGTAGCTGACTTCCGGCTCGTCCACACCGTTGGCATGATTGCCGAAGGCCGCGCCAATATAGGCGTGCTCGGTGGCGATATTACTGTTCGTGTGGGCGTTCAGACGGACGGAGTCGAAGCCGACGAGACCGAAGTTCGCCGCCTCGCCCAAGTCGCCGCCCAACAGGTCAACGGTTTCATCAGCTGTGAACATGTTGGTTTTGTCCACGATGATTGGGTTGCCGACCTCTGCGGCCAATGCCACGTTTGCGGAGGCGAGCATGGATAGTGCGGACACTGCCGCGATGAAGGGGATTTTCCCTCGGAGTTTGTTTTTCAAATCTTTCCTTCTGGTTTCTTACTGTGTGTGGATTGGTTTTGTGTTCTTGCGCTACTTCACTCTTCCTCCCTTTCTTCCAAAGGCTTGTAATTGTACTTGTCGAGCAACCTGTGCAGATGCTCGGCGGCACAGTCGAAGTCGTTCAACGCGCACGCAAGCGCTTCCTGAGTGCTTTCAGGAAGAGAATCCATCACGTCGGAAATCATTGCGGCGGAATTGGTGGCATTGTCGGATGCGAGGGCGATGGCGTCCAAATCGTCGGAGGATGGTGTGGAATCCTCCTTGGTTTTGACGGTCTCATACTCGAATCCGGCTGGTGCGATGGGCTGTTCCTCCGGCTGGAATCCGTGGACTTCAAGCCAATGGTTGAACAGTTCTTCCGCTTCCTGTTCGCCTACCTTATCGGGACGGTTCTGGATGAAAGTGTCGTGAATAAGCTTGGTGGTGACGTCGGTCATTGTTTGTTTTCTTCTTTCTTATCGGTTTTCTGGATTGGATTGTTTTCGGCTGGGATTGGATTGGCCTGTGTGGATGGCCGTTCCAATCCTGACCGGAAGTCTTTCAATAGCGCTGAAAATGAAGTGACACCGTCTTCCTTGCCCACGTTGTCACCGGCTGTGAGCTGTGGATACTGGTCTGGGGTGTTGGAGATGGTCTTCACGTCATCACAGTGTCTTTTCGCATACTCGATAGCGCGTTCCGGCGAAGCGCCTTTGGAGATGGCGTAGGTCAGTCCTCGTCGAAATCCCCATGCGGTGTTCGCGTCGGTGATGCCATATCCGTCGAGCATGCGGCTGATTTCAGCATTGGATGGCACTCTGCTCAAACGCTTCCTCCTGACCATCTGATTGATGTCGTAGGGAGCAATCCAAGCTTCCCGTGACGAATGTGTCTGGAAGAATTCGATGATGGCTTGACGGGCTTCGTCAGCTTTAATCGTATGGTCGATTTCGTTGACGAAGTTATCCACCTGCGCGTCATCCAACGGCTTGTTGCCGTAATGACTGTTGATTTGAGTCAACAGCGCGATGGCGCACGGGCGTTCGAAGGCGCGTGGGTAATGCTGTCCATTGCTGGCCTGTGCCGTGGTCAACGTTCCTTGTGTGGGAGCCTGTGCTGTCATCATTCATCCCATCCGGCTTGGGCGAGGGATTCTTTCAGCATGTTCATGTTGTGCTCGTATCCTTCCTCGCTACGGGTTTTGCGTCGTGTGTTTCGGCTGTTCCTGTTGAACTTGTCGGCGTTGAGGAGCCAATTGTCGAAGGCGCGGTCGAAGTCCAAGTATTTCTTGCCATTGGAATGGCTGTAGTTGTAGAATTTCTCGGCTTCCGTGTTCACGTCGATGTTCAGTTCATTGGCTCGGTCGATGTGCTTCTGGTTCGGTTTCCAATCCTTCGGCACCATCCGCTTATAGTGGCGGACTTTCGGTACTTCCTCGTCTGGAATCAGTGGGGTCACTTCCTCCTGTTGGGGGTTTTCCTGTTCCACTTTGGCGGAAACCAAGTCTTCGGGGTTTCCCCAGATGGGGTCTACGTCGATTGTCGGTTCCTCGTTGAGGAGAGCTTCCTCCTCGGCTTTTTCCTTGGCTTTGCGTTCGTTTTCCTCGTCCTTCTCCTTACGCCAGTGAAGCAACTGTTGGATGAAAAGTCGGTCAGGCGAAAGCGGAGCGGCCTTGAAACCATTGTCACGTTTCACGTACAAACGTGAATCGTAGACCTTACGGAACGAGTCAGCCGCTTGCAAAATGGTCATCTTGCTTCCGCCGCCCAGCTCCTTGTACAAGTCGGCGGCTTTCTTGGTCGGAGACCAGTCTTCCGGCAGAGGATGCCAGAACCAAAGCTGTTGCGGGATTTCATCCCACTGCAAATACTTGGGTTCCCCGTCATCATCCACGTCGATTGGAGCGTTGGAATCGTATTGGGGTAGAACCTCGACCTGTTCCATGGTCATCGGCTCCTCGAACGGAGGCTCCATGGTTCCGTCCATCAGTTCGACCGGTTCGGGTTTGTACTTGCGTGGGCGACCGCGCCGACGCTTCGGTTTGTCTTCTCCTTCCGGAGGGAGTGGATTCTTGCGTGGGCGACCGCGACGCTTCTTGACGGGCTTGTCTTCCGCTTCTACGGGTTTCACGCTTGAGGTTTCGGTATCGTCCTGCTTGGCGGGTTCTTTTTCCTTTTTGGAGGTGGAATTATCTGTCTGGGAGGTGTTTAGGGAATCATCCTCGACGGGTTCCACGCTTGGATGCGGCTCCTCATATTCGTCGGAGTCGGCATTCGATTCACTGAGGATGTCATGAATCTCCTCCCATTCGAACGGGAAGTGCTTTCCCTGTCGGAGGGTTCGGTTCAGTTCACTGACTAGGATTCTGCGCAGTCTTGGGCTGGCGGTTCCAAGGTATGCGGATTCGATGGTTCCGGAGTCCGCCGTGAGGTCGATGTGGTCGAGGAGGAGTGCTTCTTCGGTGTCCTCGTCTATGACCAGTAGTCCTTCGTTTACGAGTTCCCGGCCCGCCTGTTGGAATAGGGTGGGAGTGTTTCCGTGAGTGTAAGCGTTGATTTTTCCAAACGTCCAATCACATACGCCGAGAGCATTGGTCTTCGGATGCAGTTGGAGCATCATCCATAGGTGCTGGCCTAGGATGTCCAATTTTGTGAAGTGTTTATCCAAGAGGATTTTCTGGTCTATTGTCTTTCTCAAAACATTCCTTTTGGTCTGGCCTGTGTGGAGTCTGGCTTATATTGTGTGGACGTTTTTTATTCTAGTCATACTGGGCGTATTCACAAAATTGGGGGTGTGTCCCTCCAATTTTGAGGCGGGGTATGTGGAACGGGCTTCTTGGGGTGTCTATCTGACCATCCGCAAGAGCGCCCGTGCCTTGTCGTGACTCATGTTATGCATTAACCTTCCTGTTTCTTCAGGTGAACAAGTGTTTGTAATTACAGACAATAGCATATAAAAGTATGCTGTCAAATCTAAAACCACGCGTTTCATGTTAAAAATCAGTTATCATGGAAAACATGGGAAAAAGAAAAAACCAAACCAGCGAATTCAACAGAAGAATCAACCAACGCATCCTAGCGGAAGCCGGAATCCGACGGCTCTCCGCACGGGACATCGCGCGTCAACTAGGCAAAAGCCCCAGCTACGTCACCACACGATACAACGAAACGGTCGAATGGCTCCCCGCCGACGTGGAAAAACTCGCCCACGCATGGAACATGACCCCAGAAGAACTCATCGCCGGACAAAACGGATACCATTCCACGCAATCCGTTGTGGAACAGCAGCTTCAAGCCGTCCTGCGTAAAATCAATTCCGGCGACCTCACATTGGCCGCAAACCACGACCCCAACAAGCAAGCGGAATCGGAAAGCGAGGACGCTTGCTGAAACATCCCCCAGTAGACAACAGAAGCGTCGCCATCGACCGGCGAATGTGCTATGAAGAGATAAAACGGATGGTAGGACTCACACGTCAAGCGCCATACGTTTTCGAGGAGGAACTTCCGGAAAACATCAACGGCGTATATGACGAGGAAACCCGCATCATCGTCATAGACCCACGGTTGAACGAGCGGCAGAAACGATGCACGTTAACGCATGAACTATTCCATTGGACTCACGGTGATACTTGTTGCTGGAAACAATACGATGACAAGGCTGAATCATACGTTCGTAAGGAGACGGCGATACTGCTTATCAATCCGTTCGAATATATCCAATCCGAACGAATCTATGAGGGTGAGCTTTTCCCAATGGCCGTGGACTTAAACGTGACAGTAGGTGTCCTTGAGGATTATAGGCAGATATTGGAGAACGCAACAAAAATGGTTGGAGCAGTTTTCTGTCCCAACCATCAGGATTAGTTTTCAGCCAGCTTCTCCCCCAGACCAACGCTTTCCGCCGTTTTCCGTCTACATTCCAAATAGAGTGGGACGATTTCCACGACGGTTTCCTTGAACTTCTCCCAGTCGGGGGCGTCTTCGGTTTTGCGGCTCGCATCCCCGTCCAGCCATACGGTCATCGACTTTTCGTAACCGTATTGACGTTCTCTCAGTTCAATCAGACCATTCTGTTCCGCAGTGGCGAGATACGTGTTCACGAACGTTTCCACAATGCTGTTGTCTTCGTCGCCGTGGATTTTCAAACCCAGCTTATTTGCAAGCCCCTCGACTTCCATGCGCAATGGTTTGGGGATGCGACGGCAGATTTGCTGATTGCGATGGCTTTTCTCCAGTCGAACGGCACGATAGGCTTCTTCCGCCTTGCTATCCGAGCCGAAGCCCATAATCCAACGGACTGCCTTGATTTGAGCGTTTTCAAGAATGTTATAGGCACGGGTTCGGCCTACCTGTTTCCCATCCTCATAGTAGGAGGCGTAGGCGCTTTGGCGGGTATGCCAGTCGGCGGGCTGCTGGCTTCCCATCACTTGGATGACGGCCTTCCTGTTCTTGTAGTTGTACGTGTATGAGTGGTGGAACAGCCCTGCGTCATCGAACCCGTATTCGGTGACGCAGGATAGTCCGAATCCGGTAGCGTCGATGGTCTTCTTGTACTTGGGAAGTTTTGGTGTGGTGTTTTTGTCGCTCATATTTTTCTCCTTAACCATTTTTTGTGAACAATTCCACTATAACATCTGGATGAGAAAAATAAAAGCCGCTCCCAGAAAAGGAGCGGCCAAAACTCAAGCGAGTAGAAGGAAGTATAAATACGGCAGTCTTCCAATCATCGTCATCGCCGTCCTCGATAAGCTTCAACGTCTTATCCCGTCTGGTTTTCTCGCTCACAACGTCACCTCCTTAGCTTGTTCTTCCGCTAGTTCCCAACGTAAATCATTATCGCAGTAGTAGCCGAAAAGAGTATAGAATTCCTCACCTTGAACCGCGACGAATGTCGAATGGTTTTTGCAAACCCATTTGCCGCAATCCTTGCACCGCCAATGGGATGGCGTACCACAGTCCGCGCACGGGTGAGTTTTTCCGTGGTGGCAGTCGGCGCAATACCATTCGCCGCCACCCACGTCGTAAGCGTGGTTACTGCAAGCCGGTTGGCCGCAGACCGCGCATGTCGGGTCGTCGGCCTCCACTGATTCGTTGCAGATGACGCAACGGCGTAGCGGATGGTAATTTACGTTTTCGTTCACTTTCTCTCCCAATCGGCGTGTTTTATCCGCCAACTTTGCCGCATGAATTCCGGAAGATTCTCGTCCGACGTATCCCCTTGATGCCAGAACTCCATCAGACATTGACCGAGTCGTTGGTTCTGATTGTCGCAAACATATTGACCGACTTTCTTGTTCCAATTCCTCATGGCAGAGAGAACGAAAGCCTCATCCGTTCTCAAATGTCCTTTTTCGCAAAGGATAATCCAACGGTCGAGGTTCGTGGAATAACGACAAACCGGGGAGCGTCCACATTCGGGACAAACCGGCATAGTGGAAACGGTTTCCACAATCTCATGCCAATCCTTTTTAAGAACGGCACACACTTCCCCCGCTGACCCCATTCGCAAGCCCCGCTCGAACATTGCGGACAACGGGCAACCACTATCGTCGAAAATACGGACTTTCCAGTATTTTTTGTCCACAATAAGAATCTCGCTGATTCGAATAGCAACCGTTTTTCCGCAGAATGGGCAAGGTTCTTTTGGATAAGTTTCCGTCCAAACTCCTGTTTCTTCGACGCTCAATCGTCTTCCCCTTCCGTAAGGAACAGTCCCAGCTTGTAGGCAATGTCCACGAATTCCTCAGAATCGGTGGTTTCAATCGCCCTGTTCAAGCGGAGGCGAATATTGTCGTTCATGTCTGAATGCGAGTAGCGAGGGTACCAGTTTTTTTGACCCGTTCCTCGTCTATTGGGGTGACAGGCGTCTTGATGTCGCTCATTTTTCTTGCTCTTTCCGAAAACTTTTTTGTGAACGTTTCCAGTATAGCATGGAATTTTCAGAGAGACAATCCTAAGAAACCACAACCCCAAGCTTCCGAATACGCGAAACAAAATCGATATCCGGAATATTCAGCCACACATCCCTACGAGAAGCCAATTCGACAATATCATCCCGCATATGCCAAGCATCCGCCAACAGGCTCTCGTCCGTGACCGACTCGAAACCGACACCGTATTCCTTACGACGGAACCAATGAGCAGCAGGGTCGTAGTCGGACGAGTTGACGAACTTCTCATACAAGTCGGGAGCGGAATACTCCAATTCGTCCGGCTCAAAAACGTCAGCCCACCACATCTCGTCGTAGCCGTAGCCACCCATGGCACGAGCCATATCCAGCAGTAGCCAACGATTTTCCTCAGTGTCCTGCATGTCAATCATTTCAAGAACCTCCGTTCCGCCGCGTGAGAGCCACCAGCCAGATGATGACGGCAAATCCTGCTGTCGCCATGGGAGCCAGCGCGTCGGTTTCCCGATAGCAGACAAGTCGCACCATCTGACAGACCAGCAGAACGAAGAAACAGAACGGAACTAGAACGTCCGCCCACTCCAAGCCGAAGGCATAGGAGATGAGAGCGGCCAGCACACCCAGAACAGCGAACAGCATGCCCACCAATGAGAGAATTGAATCAACCGACATTAAAAAACTTTTCCTTGTTCGTCGTACAGGCCGACCCGATTATGCCCGGCAAAGCGTTGGCCCGCCACATCTCGTCGTAGCCGTAGCCACCCATGGCACGAGCCATATCCAGTAATATCCAACGGTTTTGTTCAGTATTCTGCATTGGTATCCTCACACATGTCCTGCACGTAGTTAAGCTGTTCGGCTGGGATTACGATACGAGTGCCGTCGAAAGTCATAACACGCATGGCATCCGGGTTAAGGATGTCACTATTCTCGGACGAAGTGATTACCGTTCCATCCTTCAACACCCAGCGAGATAGTTTCTCGTCGTCCGGAATCGGATAGAACTTGGTTCTATCCTCGATATCGCTGGCGTAGAATCTTCCACAGCCCGCATAATAGTTTCCATCTTCTTCACGCTCGAATAGTGTTTCCTTATATCTGCCGTCCGGACTGTATGAGATTGCGAGGACTCGGCGGGTAGCCCAGTTGTCCGGGATATTTTTGCATACCATTTGGTTTTCTTCTTTTCTCTCGGATGTTAGACGAGTGGTCTGCCAACCAGTGCCGTTCTAGAAGTTTGACGCGGATTCTCCCCGCTTAACGCCTCATATTGGCTAACATACTTGTCTAGTTGCTTCTTGGTTTCTTCGATTTGCCACAGTAGTTCCTTCTTGCTCAAGTCGAGAATGTGTTCTGCGGCACCTTCGACGGTCTTATGAGTTTTGCGCCATTCGAGATAGTCGGGATACTCGTCACAGTTGAATAGTTCGACGGTGAATGGCCCAGACCACATTTTCAGCAGCCCAATTCTTTGAGCGTCCTCCGCGATGAAGTCCGTATCCCAATCCTCCCATTCGGGAAGATTATCGAAATCGGTTGCGTCTAGGATTGTCCGGGCATCGATGATAATGGTTTCGACTTCCATGTAGTTGTCATGTATCCACTGTTCAAGACGGATGGGAATGTTAATGGGAGTGTTCGCGTCCATTTGTACGACCCCTATCTCAATTGAAGAATGCCAATGCCCGATGTTCGACATGCATTGACATGTCGTATCTGTCTTCCAGTTCTTCGATGTTTTCCTCGTCGGAAAGTACCGGGTCGTACATGTTACAAGCGCCATCGCCGGATACAACGACCTTGGCGACTGAAATCGCGCGGAGGTCGGCCAACCAGTATTCATTGTTCGGATTGCCGTCCACGATGGGGCGTTCGCGTACTTCCTTGGGTAGGTTCTTTAATTGTTCGATGAGTTCGTTGACGGTCATTTGGTTTTCTCCTTTGGGTCTATATGTGTGAACAGTTCCACTGTAACTCAGTTTGTTGAATATGTCAATCAGGCCGAACCATTTGGAAAGAAACCGGATACACGTTCACGCGGGCGCAGTCCTCAAAAAGCCCTTTTTCGATAGCGCGACCAATGAGAGTGGATGCAAGCGTCCTCAACAGTTCCCAACGTTCCCCTGTTCCCGGCAACGCGTCGGCGTGCAGGTAGAGCCGGAGCAGGTCGGCCAGCTCGTGGCAGAGGTCGTCACGGTATACGATACGTTTCGCTCCGTTGTTGAGAGTGATGAGGACTTTTTGGTTCATGGTCTTCCTTCGAATCTGTTTTATGTGAACAGTTCCACTATAACATAGACAGACGCAAAGAAAACCAAATACTCAGCGGGCCGCGCTCCAAGCCCTCTCCCGCTCATCCTCCAAACGGTCATACTTCCGATTCTCCTCATCGCACACCTTCCGATGCGTGTCGGCGGCAATAACATCTATAGAACGGTTGAAGGAGTGCAACAGCGCGCTCAAATACTCCAGATGCCGTGCGGGGCCGTACTTGTATCCGTTGCCCACATCATGTAGTTTCCTATCCACATATGCGAGGGAGCCGAGCATGGTGATGATGGACGCCAGCCCGGTCAAAGCCAATAGGTTCTTTAGGAAGCCTTTCACGTTTCCACCTTTCGAGTCTTTCCTTTCCTAGATTAGTCGGCTGGAACACTGTCCCATACTTGATGCGGGAAACAAAAAAGGGACGGCATCAAGCCGTCCCCGTCAAGGGAAAAAGTCAGATGACCACTACCGTGAGAACCGCTACGATGGTCAGGATGACCACAGCCCATCTCATGTTCGGCCTTTCGCAGAATTCTCCCAACGGAGTATACGTGCCGACCAGTTCCTCGACGGCGGGGATGAGGAACATGAGCAGTAGGATGATGGCTCCAATAGCAATCGCCACAAGCACGTTCTGTTGAGTCAGCCAGCCCAGCATGTCAAGCCGCCTTGTCGAGCTTGGACAGGAGTTCCGTTCCCGCAGGAAGCAGGGTGAGGGTTCCGGAGGCGATGTCAAGTCGGACAAGCCGGTCGGTCAACAGTTCGACGGCGGCGTTTTCGAAACCGGTCTTGTATGCGTTGGCCGTTCCCTGTCCGGCTTGGCGGAGCAGCGTTTCGCTGTTGCGCTCGTATAGTCGGATTGGACGGTCTGCCTCGCCTTGGGCGAGCGTGGATACGAGGCGCATGCCATCCTTGGTGAGGGACGGGGCTGATTGCCCGTTACGTCGGATGAGTCCGGCATCCAGCAGTCGTCTGCCGATGTTGCTTTTGAGAATGTCGGCGGTCAACCTTCCATTTTCGATGTTGTAGAGGATTCTGGTCTCACCTTCGCTGATACCGGCCATGAGGACACGGAAACGTTGGGTGGAGGATTCTTCGTCCAATGCTGCTCCTTTCAGAGGTTTTGGGGTTTTTCTAAGCTCAGAGGATGTTGACGGGAGTGTCGTTCAGACAGTCCCAGTATTCGAGTAGCGCCACCGGCGATAGTTCTTTGAAGGTTCTGACCACGCCGTCATGCATGGTTTTCGCTTGCCAGTATTCCTCGCTGGACGATTCGGGATTGTCCATCATTTTGGTGGAGTATTTTTCCATTTCCAACAGGTCGAGTCTGCGTATGAGTGCTACACCGTTCTCTTCCAGCCCGATGTTTTTCGCCACCCAGTCCCGGAGCATCCAGCAATTGTCGGAGAACATGTGGATTCGTCCACTACGAGCGTCCCGTAGCATCTGATAGTTCACAGTACACCGCCGTCCTCATAGCCGACGGTGTACTTTCCTGCGGTACCGTGCAGTCCGCAGTTAATCTGCAATCCGTCCAAGATGACCATGCGGTGTGGGGAGAGTTGCACGTCTTCGCGTAGGTTTTCCAAACGCATGCCTGACGTCAGTTTTATTAACGTTTGACGGTAGGCTCCGTCCAGTTGGCTCCAATATTTGAGATGCGAGTCTTTCAACTGTCGGAATAGAAGGAGAGCATGAACGTATTGGCCTGTCCAATCCACTTCGTGCATGAGCCGTTCCAACCGGTTCAGTTGGATGGTCACGTCTTCGGGATTGTTCGCTTGGAACAGTGGCCCGTACTCATCCAATGCCTCACGTAGTTCCTGCTGTCGCATATCCCGGATTGGGGTTCCTCCGAATTGCGGACTGTTGGCGAGCCATACTGCCAAATCCCATGTTTCAGCCGCGTTCGCGTCGATGTTCGGATACGCGCAGTCACGGAGCGTTGTCCAGCTGGCGCTTACCTTGACGAGTCCTCGGATTCCGGACACGAAGTTCAGGATGGACAGGAACAGGAAGATGATTTTCCATCCTCCCGTCAGGGAGTTCGAATATGCGAGAAGCCATACCACCACCAGTAGTCCGAGCGCGTACACCACGACCTGTGGGAGGACTCCCCTACGGAAGATGGTCTGCAAGACTGCTTCCCGGTCTCCGTTGGAGTATAGGCAGTTTTTGTTCACGGTGTTGTTCTGATATTCCAAGTATTCAGGCTTTCGACGCTTTGACGTATTTCTTTTTCTTGAATCGTTCATCGACCCGGATGACCCAGCCGGTGTCGCTGGTTCCGGCAATCTGGTAGCGGACTCTTCGTTGGATTTTCAGTGGCCGCAGATATTTGTTGAGTCGGAGTTGTCCGACGGTGGGCGGGTCTCCTAGGATGTGGGGGATTCTTTGTGTTCCGTCGTTTGTGTTGAAGTAAAGCAGGATTGGCGTCTCGTCCTTGCAGGAGTCAAGGAACCCTCCTACGGTGTCAAGGTCTTTGCGTGGACGGGAACGTTCTTGGGTTTGACTGTCCGTGATGTCCGTTTCGGTGTTCAAAAAGGAACCTTCCTTGTTTGTGACTGGTTCCACTATAACGTAGTTTTTCGCAAACAAGGAAGGTTGCAGGAAAAATTCTTTCTCAGGCGAGCTTCGAATCGTAATCGTCGATGGGCTGGGTGAGCGTTTTGCCTTCCCTGACCATTTTTTCTATGTCCTCGTAGTCGTCACAAGCCGCCCACAGTCCGAGGTCAGGGTTGAGATGATACATGGTTCCAGATTTCACACCTTCGTCAACATAGAGTCCGTGACTGCAAGTGTTGTTGACGTTGGTGGGCTGTGGGTCTTGCTCGTAGTCATCGATGTTCCACGGGTCGCCTTCGGGCAACAGCACGTAGTCTCCGATGCCGTCGTGAATATCCCGTAGGCGCTGTTCCTGTTCGTCTTGGAGGTCTTGTTCCCTGTCGAGCATGAGGTTGATTTGATGTTCGATGCTGTTGAAGTAGTTGCTCATGTTTTTCTCCTTGGCTGGCTTTTTCTGTTATTGTGTGAACGCTTCTAGTATAACATCATTCTCTTCTCAAATCGCCACAATGTCGATTAGAAAAGAAAATGGTTCCGCCACCCAAAAAAAGAATCCACACACGGGTGGCGGAACCCGAAACACACTCCCCGTGAGGAGCGTTCCACAGAGACCGGGAAAGAAACCAGATGGTGGAAGATATACCACGAAAACCCGGTCTCAACTGTTACAGTAAACGACCTCGAACATTCATCTGGTGAAAAACCGGAAAAACAGGAAAAATTTTCCCAACAAGGGGTTTAACGGGTGTTTTCTCTTCTAGATGAACCCTTATCTCTCGCGCAAAAAGACGACCCGCCGCCCTCATATGGAATCTCTATAACCATAGATTACAGGCGACGGGTCTCATGGAGAAACCGGCTATCAGTTCCCGTCGGCCACGCATTGCGTGAGGAACGACTTCGTTTCGGCTTTTTCCCAACTGCTCATGGACAGTTTGTACTTGTCTTTGATGTACACGCGTTTAGCCATATACGAGCATTGGTACGTCTTGTTGGACGGGAGCCAAATGCTGGGCGTTGCGTCCTTCCACTTGGTCGAGGAACCGTTCAACGCCTCGTCCTTAACAAGGTTCACGCCCTGCTGTTTGATGTTGTTCGCTTCTCCTTCGGACGCGACGAGCACTTCCGGGTCGTTCGCATAGGTGATGCGGTCGCCCTTGCGCGAGTCCTTCCACAGTCCGCTGGCCCAAGCGTCGTTGACAGCCACCACATGGTCGATTTGGACGGCCATGCTGTCTCCGCCTGTTTTCTTCTGTTTGCCGTTGACGGTCTCGTAGGTGTCGCGCTGGAATTTGATGGCATTGCCTGTATATGGGTCTTGGAGGGTGCCGGTGAGCACCTTGCAGTTCTTGTCCATGGTCACGTCGGTCATGTCGCGTTTGAGGATGTAGTCGCGGGTGGTGCCGTATCCGCAGAGCTGGTTGCTGTTCTGCCATGTGCCGAAGTCGGTTTTGCGATTGTATCCTTTGGTGTGCGGGGTTGCGGTTTCGATGTCAGCGAGTTTGTCAAGCGCCTGTTTCGTGCTGATAGGGCTTAAAGCACCTTCAGGAACGCTTGTGGAGGCTTTTTGTGCTTGACTTGAGGAATTGTCCCCATTTTGTGTCTGCGTCGTTTCTGAGGGCGTTTCTGCGGCTTCTGGAGTATTGGTTTGCGAATTGGAGCCGGACGACTTCAAGGAAGGCTCCTTCAACCCTAATTTCACATCCGGCTTCACCTTGGAATCCTCACCCGGCATCAACTGGGATAGACTGTTGATTTCCGGCAATCCGAAAATCTTCGACATGGGAGTCCACAATCCAAGATTCACGATGAGCACCATGGCCGTCAACACGACCAGAATGCCGCCAAGCAGGGAACCGGCGGACATTCCGCCTTTCTTCTTAGCCATAGGAAACCTCCAAAAAATCTCATCACAGGTTCAAGATGATGCTGATGACGAGACACACGATGAACGCGATGGCGATAATCGCACCGGTCAACGGGCCATTGCTGTTGATGAACTCAGCGAACTTGTCACCCTCACTGGGCTTGTTATGTCCTGTCAATTTAGTTTTCCTTTCGGATTAGTCGTTCGGCCCCTCATTGGGGTCGCCGGTTACGGAACCGTCATCGGAATTCTGGGATGAACTACTGCCGTTGTTGTCGGACGAATCCGAATCGGAGGAGTCGGAATCGTCATTGTCGGAACCGTCATCACCGGAACCGCTATCGGAATCCGATGAACTGGAATCGGAAGAATCATCATCGTCATCACTGCTGGAAGAGCCAATCAGCGAACGGTCGATGGCATTGCTGAACGCCTTCAACGTGGTCAGACTGCCTTCGGCACCCCAGTCAACGATTTTCGCGCTACCACGGGTCGGATTATGGATGAGGACGGTGACGCTCGTCTCCACGTCGCTCGTTGAACCAGTGTCCGCGTTCGGGTCGTTGGCCGTGCTTGCATCAACCTTCTTCTCGTAGGGTTTGAACGAGATGCTGACGCTCGCCGCCGCCCATTCGGGATTGTCGGACTTGTTCTGCTTGTCAACGGTCTTGCCGTCCTTGGTGCATTGCACAAGCCAGTCGAGGGACGAGTTCAGATAAGAACCCAAGCTTGCGGGTTGATACATGTGGTCGCTGTTCGGGTCTCCGACAAGAACCGTCAAAGCGTTGGAGTCTTTGCCGATGTATGCTTTAGACCAAGCGCTGACCACGTTTGTCAGGCTCGTGTTCTGGTCAAGCTGAATGTAATCGTCGGGACGGTACGTGTCCGTATTGCTGTTCGAAGTGACGGTCTTTGGAAGCACGGTCGGCGTTCCCACCGCAGTAGCCACACCATCGGTGACGGCGACAAGCTGGGTGATATCCCTCGTACTTCCATCCGACTTATCGGTGAGGGACATCTGATGACTCCAATACTGGGTGGTGGAACCGTTGGAATCGTCCGAAGTGGATGTGCTGACCTCGGTGGCACCATTCCACCATAGGTTCGCATACCCGTATTGGAAAGCGCCCTTGTCATCATCCAGCCAACTGTACACGGCTTGCAATGCGACCTGCTTGCCGGGCTTGTCGCCGCTGATTTCCTTGTACTTCTCCGTCAGGTAGGAACCCATTTCGTTCAACGTGTTGATTGCGCGGACGGAAATCATCGGGGCGACCAGACCGGTGCAGATGAACAGGATGATGAGAACCTTCCACTTCTGGGTGTTCTTCAACGCCTTCTTCCACGCGGTGAGTTCTATCTCGTCCTTGCGTTCTTTTTCGTCGGCGAACAGGTCGGTCTCATTGTTCGGGTTCTGCTTCGCCTTCTGCTGTCCCATCGGCTGTTTGCCGTTCTTGTCTTTCTTGCTTCCGAACACAGTCCCGCTCCGAATCCGTTTTTCGTCTGACTTGCATCCTCCAGTCTACCGTTCATCGGAGGTTGATTTCACCGTCTTCGAGGTTTTCAGAAAAGTGTCCGCCGCCGGTGTCGGCTTCTCTGTTTTTCTTTTTCCGGAACTTTTCTTTTTCTCTCTTCCTTCGAAAGCATTCGGACATGCCTAAACGTTCACGTTGACCTGATTTTTCTAAAAGCATTGAGGATACCCCTAAGCGGGTTTAGACCTGCCCAAACATGGAATCCGAAAAATGGTTTTATTCTGATTTTTGATTTTTTTGCTTCTTTTTGAAAAAACCTGTTTTTTGAAAAAGAAGGGAATATAAGGGTTATTAATACCTTTTGTAACCTTTTGTAACCTTTTGCGGCGCTGAAACCCCTTGTGGCAGTAGGACTGAGGGCACTTTTTGGTGGGAAAAGTCCACACTTTGGTGGGAAAAGTCCACACTTTGGTGGGAAAAGTCCACACTAGAAAATATGCAAAAATACATGCCGTGAATAAAAAATCAAAATATTTGAAGCCTTTTTTAAATGGCATTTTCTCGAATTGGAACTTTCGACACAGAAAGTCGGAAGAAGTGGAACCATTTCTTCCATTCCTACTATCGCCCACGCTTCCGTCAAAAAGGATTAGCGGCATTCCTTATATCATCTGTCGATGAATCATTTTGTCCCGAATTGCATGAGACATCCGCTTTGATTACATGTCCGTCGCAGGAACCCGATTCTTCTTTCACAACAACAGCGTCCACAATCTTGCCGTTGGAATGAATGGACGAAATGCTCGGATAGACGGTTATGCCATATTCATCAAGACTTGCCTTCAATTCAGGCCATGATTCCTTGACTTTGTTCAAGGCTGTCGTGAATCGTCTTTTGAATTCTTTGACCGGATAGTCGCCGTCCTCGAACTGAACGGTTAGGTCTTTCCACGGGACTTTCATTCCGCACGAGCGTAACTTATTTGTTCGGAAAGCCAACCACATGTAAATATCCAAAGCGAGTGCAGAATTAGATATGTTCCTGATAATGGACATTTGAGCAGGAACGGCTTCCTCTATTAGCAGAGACCACATTTGAGAGGAGAACGTAATATAGGATTCCTTATCCTCGCCGCCAAAATCAATGCATACTTTCTGCGCTACCGGGAAACTCTCATACATGCCGCTATCATCCGAAACCCAATGTTCCAATGTTATATGGGTGCAAGCAAGATTCTTGATTGACTCAAGGAGAAGACGTTTGCTTTTCCCACCAGTGGAAGCACCCATCGCTTCACACATGGCACGATAGCTTCCTCCAAGGTTCACAGTCATGCTTTCGAAATCGACCCGAGAGTCTTTGTTTTTAATCAAAGTACGAATGTAAAGAAGAAACAATCGGGGCACAGAACCATACGACCACTTACCTTCAGTCGGAGTGATGATGATTGCGGAACGCCCGTTGGTCTTCTTGATGTAATTCACGTCAGGTTTGCGTGCGGGAAAGAAACTGAGCTGGGACATCACGGAGGGAGCATACCGATAACTGTCACTGTCGATAGGTCTGATAGAATTACCCATGTAACCACTTTCCTTAAGCCTCTGGTTGCCCTGCCCCGGCTGTTCCACCAGCGCGGGGCTTTTGCTTTTCTATCGGCAAGCCTACACCATAACCACCTCAGCATATATGTAAAGAACCTTTTTACTGCGGAAACAAAAAAAATCTTCCCGCGTTAGAAAAACCAATGGGGCGTACGCTCTAATATGAGCGCCGCCCCATCTGGAAGACTCTGGGAGTCTTTTTGTTCATCCGAATATCAGTATACCGGAGCCTAATCCTTCTGCTCGTACTTGTCGATGAGCGTCTGGTCGAAGTGCCCCTGCTGGAAGCAGTAATCCATCGCGGCATTCAACAATACAGCCTGCTTCGTCCCGTATTCGATGCTTCTCATCTTCCACGCACGCCAGTTTTCGACGGTGACGTTGCTGCCGATTCTTTTCTCTTTCGGCGGCTGATGCGTTTCGGATGGTGCCGATGTTTCAGGATGGGTTATGTCGGTGATGAGCCGTGCCCGACGGTCGGCTTCTTCCTCCGTGAGCGTTTGGGCATGCATGTCGGCGGACGTTTGGACTGACTGGTCTGACGGTTCCCGCGTTTCAGGAACGGCCTGTGTCGGTTCCTGCTCCGTGTTCGGTTCGCTAATGTTTTCCGGTGATTCCAATGGGCGCATGTCACGCTTGTCCTGCATTCCGGTTGCGAAAGCGTTGCGTTTGATGTTCTTGACCATGATTGCCTACTTACTCCCCTGCTCCTGTTTTTATTCTTCCACCAGATTGATTTCAGACAGATAGTCGATGAGTTCCTGCACGACGCTGGAATATTCCTTGTTGTCGATTTCGGTTGTGCCGTACATGTTCTTGACGGCTTCACGTTCCGTGATGACGGTTTCGAACCGTGCGATGCCTTCCTCATCCAGTTCGCTGATGCTGTTCCGGGCGAGTTTCGTTCTCGGCTTCACGCGTGTCAACAGGACGATGCCGTTGCGTGCCGCCGCGTATGTGCGTCCCGCGTGGGTCAAATCGGATACGGATGGCTGGCATGGGATTATCACCACGTCGCCCGCGTTTATCGCCGCCTGTACCACTCCCGCGTCGGACGGTGGGGTGTCGATGATGACCCAGCCTGAATATTTTTCGCGGATGAGTTCCGGATTGTTCAATACGGCTTCGTTGGTTTGCACGACGGGGAAGCCGAGCGTGTATGGTTTCGCGTCCGGATTGTCCTGTCTGCGTCTGCGGTTTTCCTGTTCGACGTACATTTCCCACATGGTCGCGCCGCCCGTGTTGTCGGAGTCCAAGACTGTGACTTGTTCCCCGCGTTTGTGCAATAGTTCGGCCAATGCCATTGATGTGGTTGTTTTTCCTGAACCGCCTTTGATGATTGCGACGGTGATGATGACCGTATGGTTTTTGACTCTCATGTTCTGGTTTCCTTTTTCTGCTTCCGGTGTGGACGGAATCATGGTGGGGGTATGTTTTTTTGTTTCGATGATAACAACGGCGAAAAGTCGGCACGCCGAACTGGAAAACCGTTCGGAGAAACATTCCAGTAAAACAATGGAACGGCGTACAGGTTTACAGGCGGAACAGAAAAACAGAAAGCCGCGTCCGCGATGAAACGGATACGGCTTTCTTTCGTTTTTACTCGGTAGCAGTGAACACCAGTTTGCGAAGGAACTCCATGAACAGTGAACCGATATCAGGCATCTGGGCCGCGATATCCTTCATCCATTCACGCACGGGCAAACCCATGACCTCCAAGACACCGGTGATAATCCACACGAACAACAGGAACGCGCAGATGGTCAACGCGGTCATCAACGCGCGGGTGCTTTTCTGCAAGATGGCGAACACGACACTACCGGCGCAAATAATAATCATCAACAAAGTGAGGATTGCGCCCGTCGGCGTGAACACCCAAGAGAAGAACACAGTGAGCACGTCACCCAACGTTCGTCCCGCAGTGTCAGCGGCTTGGTTTCCTACCTCTTCCATTTTTCTAATCTCCTTGACGTTGGAAGGTTTTTCGAAAGGGAAACCGGCGTCGAATGCTGTGGAAGATGATTAAAACATTCGACGCCGGATGGTCAAACCGACGTCACTTCATGAACGGCGGTTTGGGTGTCGGCTGTCCTCCGGTCGGCGGTTTCTTCATACGAAGATTGCCTACGGAGGGGAAACCTGTCAGGTTTGACGGGTTGGCGTCCACCGGCTGTTTGACGGTCGGGGAAGGTGTGGTTGGCGGTTGCATTCGAACCGACGGCTGTTGTCTTACCTGAGCTTGTGGCTGCGGTTGAGACTGCTGTCGCGGAGCTTGCGCCTGTACCGAACCCTGCTGTTGCGTCTGCCCGGAATCCACCGTGAATTTTCTACTCGGCTGAATTCCATTCGGGTTCATAGCCCGTTCGGCACCCGACGGCATCGTAGACCCCGGCAGTCCGGTCGTCGCGGTCCATTCCTCCTGAGCCATCCGCAAATGCTCCTCCGGAGACTGTTGCACCGGATTCTCGCGCATGTACGCCTGTTGCAGTGAATTGTTCACCGATTCAGGCATCGGAGTCGCATTGTCGGTTGCCTTCTGCCAAGTGGAGGCGGAGGACACGGCGGCGTCCATCGTTCCGGAGGGTAGGGTCTCACCAACAATCTCACCTGTCTCAGTGTTGTACACCGGCTGGTTGGCGTTCGTTTCGGGTTGAGCTGTCGCATTCTCATTAGGAGATTGATTGTTCTGGCGCATGTACGCTTGGACGGAATTATCGACTTCACCGGAGGAGACGGCCTCTTGGAACGCTTGTTCCGCTTCTTCTTGGGACATGTGCTGGTTATCCACGAAGTCGGCCATCATTCCCTCACGAACCTGATTGAACGCGGACTGTTCGGTCAACACCGGAGCCTGTCCTTGAGCGTCGGCTGGAACCGATTCAGTTGGAGTGTCCACCGGAATCGTTTCCGTCTGACCGTCAGTCGGAATCGTCTCGGTCTGACCGTCAGTCGGAATAGGCGACGCGCCACCGGCACCACCGGTTTGGGTCGGGGCATTCGGAGTCGGAGCCGTCGGGGAAGGCATAGGACTGTCACCATCGGCGGAACCACCGTTACCGGTGCCGGAGAACGGAGACGACAACGGAGCGTCACCATTAGCCATGCCCAACACGTCGCGACGCCACTGGTCGCGTTTCCTCATACTGCCGGGAGCAGCGTTCCTGATGTCGCGGATTTTGTCCATCGCGGCTCCCGCACCCACCGCTAGGCCATGATGGAGGTTACGGTCGGTAGCTAGCTTTCCTGCGGCAATCAATCCCAACGGTGCGGTAATCGGATTGGAGAACAAAGCTCCTGCGACAGCGGCTTTCGCGGCGACCTTCGCTCCGCGTGCGGCTACGTTACGCAAAGGAGCGCTCTTCGCGGCTCGTGCGGCGAAAGCGAGACCGGCACCGGCCATTGCGGCTCCGGCTCCGGCGACTCTTGCCGCGCCTTGAAGTTTGCGTCCGGCATTGTTCAGATGGTTCATCCTTTGTGCTTTGCGTTGCACATCGTTGAGGGACATGCCCGGGTGACGTTGAGCGATACTATGGGCGAACGCCTCCGTATTGTCCTCTCCATGGAACTTGGAAACGGCTTCGTTCAACCGTCCCTTGAACTTGCCCGTGGAATCCTCAAAATGGAGTTTCGTACCGGCAAGACTTCCTCTCACCGTGCTCTTGTCCATTCGTGCCCAGTTCTTGCTTCCGCGTCCACGCGTCTGAATCGCCTCGAACTCCTTGGCGTTACGATTCATCAGATTCCTATCGCCCTGACTCAACGAATCCTGTTGCGCGCGGCTCATCTTGCTCAGGACGGTCGCGCTTTGACGTGCTCCGTTATGGGCCATGCCAGCGCCGGTACCGTTCGTGGACAAACGTCCGACACCATTGCCGCCACGACGGAATCCGCCACGCATGGCGCGAATCATACGGTACTGTCCAATCATGTGCATTCCCTTGCGAAGACCGGACGCCATTGCGGTTCCACCCGCCATTCCCATGAGAGCGTTGACGCTGAACGGATTACCACACTTCAACACTTTCGAACAGAACATGCCGATTGCGGCGAGAGCCAACACCGGACTCAATCCCGCAATCAACTGGTAGGTGAACGAACCACTGCTGGCAGAGGTGAACTTCAACGTCAGGCCACAAATGAATGTTGCGAGAGCGCCGAGCGCACCGTACAACGCTCCTACCATACTCAACTGGCAGGTGTACGTCGCCCAGTTCTTCAACGCCGTCTTCGGCTTCTCGCCAATCGGGAACGCTTGGACAAGGAACGTGACCACGAGGAACAACGCCATCATTATCAGCATGAGCTTCGTCAGTATTAGAACAAGGCTCAACAATCCCCAGACCACGAGATTGACGATGCCTCCGATAAGTGTTCCGCAAGCACCCAACGTATCGACGTTGTTGTTGCCATACATGTAGTCGATGGTTTTCTTCGCACCGCCCGTGACCGTGGAATCATCCTGAGCGTCACGAAGATTCGCCTCACTCCAAGTTCCGGAAACGTTCGGCACGTCGAAACGCCATCCGACCGTGGCGGAGTCGCCCCAGTTGGTGTCGTTCTGCTGGTCTTTATATGTTCCGTCATCCTCCTTGTTGATATCGGTGGAACGGGAGAAGATTACGGAACCCTGTTTGAGAATCGTCTGGCAGACCGAAGTGGCCTGTTGGATGGTTTCGTCTTCGCTGCCGTTCTGTTTCGCGTCCATCACGCCTTTGCCACCGTTGGTCGGTTTCACATTGTCCAAGTCGTCAATTTTGACGCGTACTTTCGTACTGCCGTTCTTGATGTTCTTGGTTCCTGTGTCACCGAGATTGTTGATGAGTGTCGCCCATCCGGCTCGCGCGTAGATTTCCTGATTGCGTTTCGTGCCACAGGTTTCCCAGAACACGCCCGCACGGCTGAGATATGTCGCGTTCTCCCTTTCCAACGGCTTGTCGGTGAAGTAAGGATTACGCGGGTCTACCCAACCGTCCACGGAGAACAGCCATTTGGCTCGCTGGTCGCTGATGTGCAACGCCATGGCCTTGTTGGTCAAATCCTTCTGGATGGTCGTGTTCGTGTTGGCTTTCATCTCCAACACGTGGCAGTAACCTTGCCGGGCGTTTTCCGCGATACGGAACGAGGATGTTCCGGTGGTCTGCGGGTTTCCGTACTGCATGGTCACGAACGAGCGAAGGGAGGTCTCCTCCCAAATACGGTTGATGGCCTTGGTGACGTTGCTTGTATCCTGATTGCCGTTGGACTTCGCCTGTTCGTCATATGCCTGATGCATGAAGTACAGGTAATCCTGACAATTGGTTTTCGCACCGTTCGCCGCATGATGGTAGGACATCATGTTTTTATCACTGTCGGCCATACCGTCAAGGTCGAGGTTGACCGAAAGCTTGTTGATGGTGTTGTTGATTGTCTGCACGACCCACCATGGGCTTCCGGTCGCCGGTTCTGTGGCGTTCTTCCCGGTCTTGGCCGCTCCAGCTCCAAGCATCGTGATTGAAGCGAAGCAGAGAACCATGATGACGATTCGTTTGCTCGCCTCTTTGACGGTGCCGATTTGGAATCCAGCCGCGCCAACCCAAGCCACGATGCCGAGCACTGCGATGGTGGCGGGGATGCCGCCGTCCATCAGACTTGTCACCATGGTGGACACTGCGGAGTCGATGTTCGCACCAGCCTGTTTCATTGGCTCGAACGAAGCGGCGAACTGGCTGATGGACAATGCGGAAGACCAGCAGACCTGAGTCAACTGCATCAGAATGTTGGGAAGGACGATATGGGTCTGCGAGCTGATGGTCTGCTTGACGTTCGAGAACCAACCGGCGACATCGCTGCCACTGTACGGTTCCGTACGCGAAGTGATTTCCCCAACGTAGTTTCCCCAACGTCCGGAAGGAAGACAACTAGAGATGTCTGATGTAGCACTGTCAGTTCCACCGTTGGCGCATGTTATCGTCGTGGTCGAATCGTTGACCTGTGCGGCGAACACGCTGGACGGCAAGACGAACAATGTCATGACCACGCACAACATCAGAATGACGAGCAGGTTCCTTCTACCCGCCCGTTTCACTGGGTCTCGATATTTTGTATTCAACGGATTTCCATTTCTTGAAGGTCGATAATGTTTTCCGGCTGAGTGGAATTCGGGTAGAAGACCTGCCCTTCAATCTTGCGGCTCTTCATATCCTGCAAGGTTCTCTTCCACCGTGTCTGTTGGGTGCGGTCTCTAATGGTGCCGACTGCGAAGAACGGAGCCAGTATTCCGCCCAACAGTACGAAGAACGAGCTGAACATGTATCCGAGCAACGGAGCGAATATGAGGCAAAGAGCCAAGCCCGCCAATGCGCCGACGATAACGGAGAACACGGTTTTGGAACGGGCCTCAGTGTTCTTGGTTATCTGGAACGTGTTCTTCCGTTCGATTTCCTCCGGGCCGGACACTTCCGTGATGTCGTCCATCGTCAACCTCGGATGCAAGGGACCTTTGTATCCTTCGTCTTCCTCATCGCTCATGATTCAACTCTTTTCGTACGTAAGGTTCTTAAAAGAAAACCGGAGTGGGAACAGAACCGGAAAGGTCCTCTTCGCATATCCACTCCGGTTTTCCTTCTGCGGATGTCAGATTCCCAGATAGGTCTTTCCACTGCTGCCCAACGCGTCAACGAACCAGTCAATCAACTTAAGAATTGCCGGAATGGTGATGGTCGGGCCAGCGAGAATGAATCCGACTGCGAGGACGACGAGAACACGACCGATGGTCGGGCAGAACATCTGCACGACTTTGTTCTGACGTCCCAACGCCTTGCAAATGCCACCGACGGTCAGGCCGAGTGCGAGAAGCACTGCGGCGGCAAGACCGATGTTGGTCAACACGGTTCCCGCGCTACTGCTCAAAATGGTGTCGAACATCTTATGATAGGTGCTCTCAAGGCTGCTTCCAGCCAAGGTAATGGTTCCACCCATTTTTTGAGTTCCCTTTCGTTTTCCAAACGGAACTCTCCTGCATTTTTCATCCTATCAACCTACGCGGTTGTTTCCAGTCATAGCGAGGTTTTTAGGTTAAAAAAATCCGTCCGGAAGTTGAAAGTTCCGAACGGATTCTGAAAAGCGATATGATGAACGCTAAAAACTAGTCATCATCATCCATGTCACCATTGCGATAACCGTTATCGAAATCGTTCACATGAACAAGGAACGTCGGTTGCAACTGTTCTTGGGTTCGAGTGCGAACAGCCGCCGCATAACGTGGAAGATTCATCACCGCGCCCGAACGCCAACCATCCTCACCATCATTGTTCGTCAAACGTTTCGCCGTCATATCGGCAATACGCGGAATCGTCGTATTGTATGTGATGAACGTCGAATAGCCGATGAACGAATCCAACATCGCGTCGGACAACTGGGTCGGATACTGGGTGGCGAACACGAGAAGAAGACCGAACGAACGACCCTGCTCACGCAACGCGGGCATGATACCGTCATTGCCGTTAGCCAACAGGCTCAACTCGTCGCATACGAGCATCGTCCACTTGCCAGCCTTGTCCCAATCCTTGCAATGCGCGAACACCGTATTCCAGAAACGGTACATGAGCCAGCCGCCGAGAATCTTATCCATACGTTCCGGCAACGAATAACCATTATGCGGTGCGAGCACAATGTGATAATCGCCAGCATGGTCGAGAATGTTCGTCCAAGTCACCTTGCCGCGACGTGCCGTGAACATGTGTTCGATGGGAAGGAACTGGTTCACCTTGTTCAACGAGGCGTTCGTCTTGGCGAGAATGTCACGGTCGGAACGAACCGTATGACCAGCCGCGTCCGGACGGCCATATAATTGCTCGGCGGCACGGGCGGCATACGTCATCTCCTCGAACATGTAGCCACTCTTCAATTCCATGCTCAACGCGCGGCACACATGACCCAACGCTTTCGCGGAACCGGCCTGACCGTCGGAACCGCATAATGCGACGACGGCCCATCCGATTGGACTCAACTGCATTCGCAACTGTTCCGCACCCGGATACGATTGTTCGAGCTGATGGCAACGTTTCACAATCTCGCTTTCCCAATCCTTGTTCGCGGATTCGGGATTATGCTTACGCTCCTCCTGCACGTAACGGTCAACCGCCACGCCGATGGTCAACGCTTGGGTGATGATGTTCTGCGAGTCGTTCAGAATATCACCGTCATCGAACGAGTAACGCATGGTCTTCGCCACGCTCGCCGCAGTCTCCATCGCATTGTTCCCGTCCTTCATGCCAAGCATGTCCAAGCACACACTGTTCGGGTCTGCCAAATAGACGACGCGTTGCGGACTGGTGAAACCGTGACGTTTGCGATAACGTTCCAACACGTTAACACCGGTATCATCCTTCATCCAAAAATGGATGATACGGGAGTCGCGTCCCCAGATTTTCGGACTGGTGGTCTCGCGTGCGCTGATGGCCCACTGGCTGATGCCATGGGTGAGCACGGTCTTACCGGAACCGGCCTCGCCGTTGATGGCGATACCGCCGAACAATTGCGACGGGTCGAGATAACAGTTACGTCCCGTATCATCCTTCCCAAGGAAGATGCCATCATGCGACAATACTTCCGGAACCGGATGCAACTCCTGTTTCATCGCCACTCCCTGAGTGACCGGAGTGAACACGGAACTTACGATAATCGGGGAAAGAATCAACGTGGTACGTTGCGCACCATAAGCCGACACGCGCTCCTTATGAGTGCGCACGCCAAGACGGGTCTGATTATCGGACTCGTTCGCGCCACGGTCGTTCGCAATCGCATAATATCTGCGTGGCGTTTGGAAAATGTCATCCCACAACGTCCAATTCTTCCAACGGATGAACGCGAAGACAAGAAGCGGAACGAAAAGAATCGGAATGAATGTCGGAAGCGGAAGCAATCCCAACAGTAGGTAAAGCATGAGCGCCACCGCTCCACCGGCAATCTGAGGTCGCGGAATGTAAACGAACGGAATGCACGACAACAGCATGAGGAACAGGAACACGACCAACGTCACCGCAAGCAACGGAAGCGCGATTCCGAAACCCCAAGCGGAATGGAACAATGGGAAAACCCCATCCATCACGTATCCTCTTGCAAGACTGCACACACTCCAAATCACGGACAACACTTCCAACAGCATGCTGACGAACAGCAAACCGAATTTCGGACGGCTCGCATGACTGGACATGTTGGATATGAGCGGGCAGATGATTTGACCAATCTTCTGCGCAAGCTGTCGGTTACGGGAAGCCTGACGGCAACCGAAACTCACACGGGCGCACATCGTGTTGGTTGAAGCGAGTTCGCTTGAATCCTCGACCGCATTGTATTCGTCGCTAATCCAATTGCGAATACGAATCTGCTCGAAGTATCCCTGATTGCGAAGGGTGATGCTCACGTAACTGTCCGGCGGCATGACCTTCTCGATGCTTGTACGAACGCCGGAATAGTTCGTTCGCATTTTCTCCATGTTGCTTTTCGAGTTCAACCGGGCACGGAACGGGATGAGAGGATGTGCCGCACTGTTCACACCGTCCGGCAACACCGGCCCGTCGTCGTCTTCGACCAATTTCGCGTCGAATCCAGCCAACTGTCCGGCGTTGATGATTCCCTCGCCGTCGCCGTAAATGTATTCCTTGACCGGCTCCTCGCCCTTCTTGATGAGGAGAAGGGTGCAACCATCCAGTTCGGCTGGAATGCTTTCCATTTTCGAACGTTGCTCGTCCGCGTCAAGCTGTTGCAATGTTCTGGTTATCTGATACCAGTTCGGATTACCCATGTTTTACCTTCCTTTCCTTTTTTGTTTAATCATTCGTGCTCTGCTGATACAACTGCGCGTATGGGAAACCTTCCGGCTTCTGGAAAGTGGAAAGCTTCTCACGTAACGACAATTGGAGAAGCCATGTAGTCATACGGACGGTTTTCTCCTTCGACTCCAAAGCCCAACCCAATGTCACGTAACCGTCGTTCACGCTCGAATCATCGTTGATGGTTTCACGCATGACGCGGATTGTTTTGTTCGCAATCCGCCGGGAAGTGTTGAACATTATCGAATCCAATTGCCAGAGTCGTATCTTCCGTAATGCGGGAACACGTTGCATGTTCGCCATCAGAAACGGAATGACCAAATGTCTACGTCCCGTCTCACATAATGTCTGAACCTGTTGCAAAGCCCGCGCACGTTCCAATCTTGCTACATCCAACGCGTCCTGCGTCTGTTGGAATGATTCCTCAGTGGAGACCATCGCAATCCTTTCCAATGAAACCGTAGAAACCGCCACGGTACGCTTCCGGCATTGTCCAACCGGAAACATCCCAACCCCAATCCTTCTTTATGATGTCTCGCGTCACGTCCCAACCCCATTCGCTGACTTTGCGAACGTCACGAACCTGCGGAGTATATTGCGCCCACTCGTCGGAGAAAATGTTGCGTCGTGTTCCACTCATATCCGTATAGTCACCGAACCTGTCGGTCGGCATCCCATGCTCGAACCATTCGTCCCAGACCGCGATTCCCATTCGTTGCGACACGGTAGGATTGCCCACGACCATTTCCGTCATGCCTTGCGTGCGTTGTACCACCGCGTTGAACGATTCGTAACCTTCGTTTGCCTTCGGTATCTGCAACCATACGCAGATGAGTCCGCGACGCTTCATCGGAGAATAGGCGAGCATCTTAGCCCAGTTCTGCATCTTCTTATCCAATTCGCTGTTGGACGTTTGGATTTCGATACCCGCCAACACATTGTTCCGGCACAACGTCACCACGTCGGTCGCGCAAGCCTTGCCGACCTTCGACTCGGCAACAGCCTGTGGGTCAACGCTACGGAATTTTCCCCAACCATCACCGGATGAGAATTTCACACGTGAATCGCGTGCCAACATCAATCCCGCGTGCGCCGCATAAGTGTTATGCCGAACATGGAAACGATTCCCCGCGTAATAGGAAACCGCCATCGTCTCACGCATCCACTTTTCCATCCCGTACAATTTCATCGCACGGTTGATAAGACGTGGACTGTTCGACGGTGAAAGCCAAACATGATTCACGGTCTGACCGTACAATCGTTCCGCCTGACTGAAACCGACGTTGATGATTCCCAAACGGTTCATCGCACCATACAGGTTCGGTTCGTCACGTTCGAAAGCGGGAGCGCCTTTGATGGAAAGTCCCGCACGTAGTTGGTCAACCGTGCATGTCTTCCAAGTGAACAATGCGCCGAGGATACTCGAAACGAGTTCGCTGTTCGCTTTCACCATTGTCTCCGCGAACAGTTTGTTCGCAACGAACCACGGGTGGGTCTGCGCGAACAATCCGGGATGCTCCATCTCGAACATGTCGTTGCCTTTATACCAGTCGGCAATGCTTCCGGTCTTCCAAAGATTCTCGTCGTTCGGGTCGAAAAGAAAACGGTCATCGAATGTCACTTACGCCCACGACCTTTCTTTCCTTCACTGTTCTTAGCGTTCGGATTGAATCTTTCCGGATTGAAACCACGGTCGGGCAAAGCCCAGTTAAGAATGTTCTCCCTAGCAAAAGCAAGACCGGGGTCATCCCATCTGACATCACCGTTGGCGATATGGTTGCTTGCCTCGACCGTCTGATATTCGGTTCCGAGAAACGTTCCGTATCTCGTATAGTCGAGTCGTCTGTAACCTTGCAGTCCGACCGGAACGGTGTCCTTGATTCCGATGAGTTCCTTCGGAAGATGATGCTCAGCCAAGGCCGTCAGCAGATTCAACGCGTCTATCTGCGTCTGCCTTCCAGCCTTGACGATAACCAGACAAGGGTCTCCCGATTGAATGTATGGAAGCAGTAAACCGTTGGCGATATTCTCCCTATCATCCAAATCGTCCGCGCTGATTCGGTCAAGGTCGAGCACGACGAAATCCCACAGTCGGCGTGCCGCTTGGATGTACTGACGGTATATCTGCCAGTCCACTCCGACGCCTGCTGGAGGTGCGAAACAGATGTCGTATGGAACCCCAAGGTCACGTCCTCGATTGGCTCCGACCTGCACCTGCATGCCCGGTCGCCAGTCGGCTATCGTATGCAATGGCTTGTCCTGTCTCGGGTCGAAAAAACTACGTTGACTGGACTGTCTGATGTTGCCGTCGATGAGCAGAACACGCAATCCGGCTTGCGACGCACGGTCTGCCAACTGTCGGCTGGACGTGGTCTTCCCCACTCCTCCGGTGTTGGATGTGATGGGTAGGAGAACCGCAGTCTCCTTCACTTTGTTTTGGAGGATATCGACTACGAGACGCTTGTCCGCAAGCTGGATTCCCCAATAAGTCCGTGCGAAATCAGCCACGCTCATGCGTAACATCTGTTCGCTCATGCCCATGGCTCCGACCGGTATCTGACCGGTGTTGCACCAGTAGACCATGTATCCGGCGTTGGCTATCGGAAGCCAGTTTCCAGCCCTGTCAGTGAAGATGATTCCCTTGAACCCGGAGGGCACCGGATGTCTTACCAGATAGTCGGCCTGTGCTTGAATATTGTCTGCGGCGGGCACCTGCCAACGCATGTTTCCAGCTCTCGTAAGGGCCTTTTTGATGGTTGTGAGAAGCCCTCCGGAGCCGATTATCAGGGAAATCGTTCGTTTTTCCAATAAGACCGCCTCCTGATGGGTCATGTTCCGTTGTTTTCATCGGAACGTTTACGGTTTTGTCCGAGTTCTGGCATTTATAGTTTTTTGATATTTAGTTTTTTGTTGGTTTTGCTGTTGCTTTTTTCATTGCATTGGCTGTTCCTGTATTGATGTTACCTTGTTTTGATTGTCGTTGACCTTGTTAGTGAGACTATTGACCTTTTTGTTGTTTTTGTTGTTGTAGTGGCTGTTGGTTGTTGTTTGTGCTGGTGCTGGTGCTGGTGCTTGACCTGTTGCCTTGTGGTGCTGTTGCTTGGCTTTTCTTGTTTCTTGGGGTGTTTGGTGCTGTTGTTCTTCTGTTTTGTATGCCATATGGGTTGATGTGCTGTTCCTTTGTGGATGGTTGCGTTGCTTCTGTTGTTTTCATACGTTGTATTCCCGATTTAGGGGTAGGTGTTTCTTCTTTTATTGTCCTGTTCTTCTGTTGCTTCTATTTGATTAAGATTGCTGCTCTTATATTCTCCTTTTCTTCCTTTTGGTTTTTCTTTTCTTTCTGATTTTCTTGGTTATTCTTTTTTGATGTGATGGTGTTTGGTTTCTTTTTCTGATTTTTTGGTGGGTAGTGCTTCCTTTCTTTTAGTCTTTTTGATTTTTGGTTTTTCTCTTTTTTTTTGAGTCTGCTATTCATGTTGACCTACCGGCGTGGACTGGATGGTTTTCATGTTTTTTTTCTGATAATGGTCGGGTGTTGTTCCTTTTTTCATATTTGTTGGGGACTCTTTTTGGTTCCGCTTTTCTGTTGGAACTACCGGCGCGGGCGGCGCGGGGAATTGTTTTTCCCGTTTTCCCCGTTTAGGGATGCTGTCGGGCGTTACACTCGTGAATTGAAAATACAGAACACCTCGTTCCGACTGTTAACAGCCTGTACGACCGGAGTGTTCGCTGGATATGACGAAAGAAGGTATGATGCCAGACTTCACCAATTGGGGATTCAACAACAACCAGCAGTCGGAGCAGGACAATGGTTACGGTTCCGACAATTATGCTGAACCGGAGCAGTCTTCTGTCGAGGAGTCGCAGACGGAATCCGATTCTCTTAATCAGGAGAGTTCGGAGCCTGTCTCTGACGTGTCCGCACCGGCTGATGGTGAGGATGTGAACGTGGACGCTGAGTCCACTGAAACCGAAGACAAGCCGAGGGGGAAGGGTAAGGGCCGTTCTAATCGCAAACCGCGTGAGAAGACCATGCCGCACATCGAGGAACAGTTCGGCAAGAAGCTGATTCCTCTTGTCAAATCGTTGGATGACGAGCGTGTGGTTTCTCTCGCCAAGGCGTTGACTGATACGAAGAAGAGCACTCCGGAAGCAGTGCTGGACGCATTGACTGAGCCGAAGAACCAACGTCGAATCTCTGAGTTCGCGTCCGCGTTGGAAGGGTTGGCTACAGCCGAGCCGGGCATGATTGCCGCAGAGGTGACGTTGGTGTTCGCGCAGGGCAAGGATATGACCAACCTGCTGTTCTCCGTGCTGAACGCGGTCGCGCCGGAGAAGAATTTCGGACGTCCGGTTGACGACCAGTCTCCTGCCGGAATGCGTAAGAACCTGAGCAAGATTGTCGATAATTGGGGTGACGGTGTTGACCTTTCCGTTATCGATGAGCTGAAAATCTGAGTTTCCAACCCGACATCATTGAGGGGAGTCGGCCTTACGGTCGGCTCCCCTCTTTTCATGCTTGGACTATTGTCTGCGACGTAATCTCAAAGCGTCTTCGGATGAGTACACTCCGAACGGGCTGATGGTCACACTGTATTTCGTTATACGATACGTCCACTCGTTCTGACTGTCGTTTAACTCCTTGAATCTATTTAGAAGATTCTGCTTGGAGAGGCTTTGCCTGCTTGCTGGAAGCAGTGATGGAAGGTCTGCCCGTTCGATGATGAGCCTATGGTCGTTCGGACAATACAATGCCGCCAATGCGAGCAGGTCTATCGCTATGGCGCTACCCGCGTTGGGGTACAGACACTTCAACGGCATCTGCCGGACGTTCCTTGTCATCATTTTTACGAACGGTTCCGTGAACGTGATTTTCCGATGCTCGATAGTGAGACTGTCGGCGGTGATTTCGGTGTGTTCGACCGGCGTGACTTTGACTCCGTCTGCTCCGGTGAACTGGATTGACGAGAGCATGAGAAGCTGGTTCCGGACGGTAGTGCGTCCGTCTCCTCCACTGTTCAACCCGCATTTGTTGGCGAGGAAGAAGAAGTCGTCACCGATGGTGAGCGTGCGGGTTTCCGCATCCCATTCGCGGCTTGGCGTGTTGATGAGAGTGGTGATGATTATGCTTAACAGTCTCGGTACTCTACCGGAGAAACTGTTCTTGGTTTTCGCACGATAGGGTGCGAACAGCGGATAGGATTCCGCGGTGAGATAGCCGATATCGTAGCCGAGTATCGTATGATAGTCGGCTTTCAGGGTCTCCAGCCCATAGGTTCCTTCGTTCATTGTGTCTCCTTATAAAAATGACGGGCGTGTGGTTCCGTCGATAACACAATGATACCCCCAGTATTGTGAGGTCGGATACCAAAAGGTGCCGGTTGACAGCATCGTCAACCGGCACCCTTATAGGTTATAAGTCTTTCCTATCCGGCTTTGAACCGTTCCCATCCGTATCGGGTTTTTTATCCCTACCCACAGGTCTACGAAGTCCAGAGCCGGATTGTCCGGCCACACGACGTTCCAATCGAAGCTGGTATCGAATCTTCTCCAAGGTCTTCGACGTGTCAGTGATGTTCCCTTTACGGGCTTCACGAATCCACAGTTGACAACCCCGGTCGAGCATGACGACGTCGGATAGTTTCGGTTGCCTTCCGGAACGTTTCAGTGACTTCGCCGGTGTCTGGTTTTGGTGTTGCTCATCGTCGTACATTCCGCCCACCTTTCCTTTTCACTGGGGTGGGCGAGCTGGTGTTGCGCCCACTTTCTCGCTTGTTTCATAGCGGCTTTCTTGCCGCCGTTGAGAGTGTGGGCAGTACCGTTCGCAATGGGAGTGAAGAATCCTTCATCTTCCACTTCAGCACTCCACAGATATGACATGAAACCGTTTCTGCGGACATTGATATCGAACTTGTATCCGTCACGGTTCACTGGTTGGAAACCTCCATCTTCAGAGAGTTGAAAGCATTGACGAACAGGTCGGCCGGAATGGTTTCCGAACCGGAAATCAAAGTCTTACGGGCAAGATTGTCCACTGTTTGGACGATAAGGGCTGGACTTATGTTCTCTACATTGATGTCGCATGGTCGAACGTCGGCTTGGATATTCAACTCCTTAAGCCGGTGCATGATAATAAGCCTTGTCGTAGTCTTGTCGGGAAGTGTCATGCGAACTCGAACGTCGAACCGACGCCATGCGGCACGGTCGATGAGACCGTCCATGTTGGTCGCGCAGATGAGAATGCAATCCTCCGGAAGCAGGTCTATTTTCTGTAACATGAGATTGGTTGCCCGACGCATTTCGGCAACGTCATGGGAGTTGTCGCGTCGTGCCAGAAGCATGTCGCATTCGTCTATGAACAGGAGCTTGCGTTCCATGTGGAGCCGGTCGAACACCAAGGCGATATTGGTTAACGTCTTACCGAGCTGACTGCTGATAACACGGTCTGCACGAAGGATGACCCCGTCCAGTCCAAGCCTCTCCGACAGGATGGAAGCGAAGGTGGTCTTGCCTGTGCCGGGCGCTCCCGTGAGCATGATTCGATTACGGGGAGCGAGATTATGCGCGGTCAGGACATCCAGTTTCCCATATTCGGCAACCAGTCCGTCCAACAATCCCCGCATGGTCTTATCCTGCACAGGCTTATGAGTACCGTCCGGTGGGAGCAACGGTTCGGTCAACCCGTCAACCGGTGCCAGATTCGTGTTGACGGACAGTCCCTTCTCTCGTTCCGACTCTGCCAGCCGACGCAGATTCGTAGTGTAGGCGGTCGGCTTGGCTTTCTCCACCGAGTCGGCCAGCAAGTCGATTTGCTGGGACAGTTTCAAATGGTCTCCGTTGCATGCGGCTCTGACCAGTCGAAGCATTTCCGTGCTGTTTAACAACTGACCTTCCTGCTTTCTGAAAATGATTTTTGTCAATAAACGTTATGGTCAATGTTTGAGAAGTAGAAGGAATTAGTAATATGGCAGTCTTCCAATCTATTTGAGAGAGGAACCGTAGACGATGATGGAACCCACCGAAACCGACAACACCAGCAGTGACACGACGGTCATCAGCCGATAGTTGAACAGGTCTGAACGGGATTTCTCGTCAGGCATCCGACTCATTCTCCCTATCGACAGTCGAGCGTAATGCACCAGCGCGGCCAAGCTCAACGCCGACAATATTATGAGAGAAACCATGCAACATATCTGCTCTTTGGAATACATCAGACGCCTTTACGAAGCCACAAATCTGGATGGTCGAGATACGGGTACAGTTCGGGAATCTTTCGCACAGCTTCCCGAATCCAACTGTTCTCGCAGATACGTTCTAAATAATCTAATGGCTTGCGTTGCAGGGACTTCGACTTGGTGTTCCGTGCCTTGTGGATTGCTTCCACAGCCTTCTTGTTCGCCTGTTGGAATGTGATTTTCCCTTTGGCCTTATCGTCCGAAATGGTTTGCAACCTTGCTATCAGACGGTTGATGGTAGCCATATCCTTGGCGTATGGGCGTGCCGGAATGGCTGTTCTGCTTATGTCTTCCTTGCCGAATCCGTTGCCGCTCAAACCGTTGCCTTCCTTTCCTTTTTACGGCTATGGTCTCGATGTTTGCCCCACCGTTCCGGGCAGTCCAAGTCCGGGTAAACCAAGCCCATCTCGTTTGCCGCTTCACGAATCCAACCGTTGGTGCAAAGCTTGCAGAGTCGTACCATGGGGCCGCTCGTGGCGCGTGGCATTCCTCCGTTGGCGGTCGCCACCGCGTCCACGGCGAGATGGTTCGCCTCCTCATATGAGATTGTTCCGTCGCTTTTACCGTCGGCTATCTCCCACAATCTTTTACGCAGGTTGAAGAGCTTCTTGGCCTTCTCGAACGTTGGATGGTATGTCTGTATGGTTTCCGGCATTGTCCTGTCCGAATACTCCTTTCAGTGTTGTCCACTGTGCTCGGATTGCGTTTTTCAGGTCAGAGTCCGGCCTGTTGGAAACGGCCAATCCAATATTTGTAGTCGGCGTCCGCATACGCTTTGTTGCATGTGGTGAGAATTTCCTGATATCGGACTTGAAGGTCGGGTTGGTATCGTTCAGTGGACTTCGGGAGCACTGTGGTCATGGCCCCATGGTTGAACAGCAACACCTCACGGTCAGCGGCCTCGTGTTCGAGTTTGCGGTCGATTCCCTCAAACCATTGGTGTACCTCGTCGTCGTTTGGCAGTCGGCCTTCGCCAATCATTCTGCTCATGGTGTCCTTGAGGCTGAGTAACGCGTCCTGCATGCGTTCGTTTTTGAACAGGAGTCGTTCCACTTCGGTTCTCGGCTCTCGTTCGGTGTTGTTTTTATCGTCCATTGGTTTCCTTCGTTCTTGCGAACATGCCTATGCCCCAGTCCGTTCGGGCTGGGGCATTCCTTTTTGTTTTTTAGGCGTCGAGTTTCTTGATGAAGTGAGCGAACAGTGCGGTGGAGCTGAGTAGAAATGTGATGCTGGTGATTGCCATTACCACGTGGCCGTAATCCTGTCTCCACATGAGGAGTGCGCTGACGATTGTGATGAGTGTCAATGTCAGGTTGATGTTGTTTTCCGTCTGTTTGCTCATGGTTTCTTCTTTTTTTTCTGGCGTGGTTGGGAGTGTGTGGCTCCCTTTTTTTGTGGACGATTCCAATATAACAAAGGGTATGGTCGAACGCAAATCATCCGACCGCGAATCCCCGAACGGTTGCACACCCCCACCTAATGTGTTAAGCTGACCTCGCCCACACAAAACATTCCACAAGAACGGGAAAGACCACAGAAACAATGAGCGCAACCAAATACGACAACGGCAACACATCCACACTCCAAGTCATCGACAACGAGGGAACAAACAAGCTCACCATCCTCCAATCCCCCAGCTTCGGCAAGGAACTCATGTTCACCATCACCGACAGCGACACCGCGACCAGCGTCGTCGTCAACGACATAGAAACCCTCCGCAAAATCAGAGACTTCCTCAACGAAAGCATCCACTGGATGGAAGCGTGAACCATGGTCGAAGACACCGTTTGCACCATCGGCGTATATGGTGGCCGACAACCGTCCATACTCGTCAATAACCATCTCGTCTACGGTCGGATGCCCGACTCCGAAACCCAGCCGGACATCATCGCGGACGTTCCGAAGAACAGGCTCGTTGCCAACCTCAACCCAGCCTCCGACGGCATGACGGACAGTCCCAGACTTCCGTTGGAACTGTTCGCCGCATGGCTCGCCAACGGTGACGTGGGCCTCAGCTCGCTCGCCATCGTCCAACGGCTCACCGGAATCACAATGACCGTGAACGTCACGCGCGAACATGGTTGCGAGGATACTCCGAAAGACCCCGGAGACCTACGTCGGATACTCGGAATGTTCGACATGGTGCCATCCGCACGCGCCTATCTGAGTCTCATGCGCGACGTGTCGGAAGACTGGAAGAACATCATCGACCATTGGGATGAACTTGAAAAACAGTATCGGCAAGAGGAACACAATCCATCCGGTTGCGCTCCAAAAAACCTACCGGATGCTGAAACGATTGAAGGAAGGAAACCGTGCCTAATAAAGACATCAAAACCGAACCACGGTTCATGACCATGATTCAAAAAGACCTCCAGCCAGTATGCAAGGCGTTGAATCTCGACGTTGACCCGTTCGCCAACGCGCGAACCGTGTTCATCGACCGTGACAGCGTAGGACGGATTCTCTCCTACATGAGCGACCATGAAATCAACCCCGAATGGTACAGCCTACTGCCTGATAATCTGTTCGTCGGAACCGGACTGCCAGTCCTCACCGGCGTCGAAGGAGAATACTTCGCCCGTATGACCGGACGGAACCTCACCAAGAAAGTCGCGGCGAAAACATTCATCGCGGATATGGAAGCCTACTGGCTGAGCAAAGACAATCTGAAACGGACTGACGGTACGAAAAGCAGCGGAACCACGCTCGGTTTCGGACGTTGCCCCGGACTACGCGAAGTCAGCCGATACAACGAACGCATCTTCAAAAACAACGAATACGAGTACACGAACCCCGTGGACGAGTATGGCATCGACACGGTTTCACGCTACCGTCAGGTCGGTGAAATCTACAATGAGGTCGGCCAATGCTTCAAGGGAATGGCACAGGCGCGTACTCCCCTCGCACCATTCGTCTTCCTTACCCATAAGGAATACGAGGGCGGACTGGACACGGTTGTGAACCACTGCCCATACATCACCCATTCGGACGCCACCCGCATCATCGACGGAATGAAACAGTTCCCTCCGAAACGAAGCGTGGACAGGTTCATGCTCGCGTTCACCATGACCGCGTTCGCGTTCGCCATGAATCAGGTCGAGGAATCCGAACAGTACGAGACGGTCGAAGTGAAACCACCGAAAACCGAAATCAGACGGCATTCCGGCGCTCCGAAAACCACGTTGCTCATCCATTTGAAACTGGAAGAGCCAGCACCCAAGGCCACGCCATCCTACGCCGGTGAAACCGACGAATACGATTGGGACAGCATCACCGGACGGGTCGAAACCATCACCCCGGACGTTGCCAAGGAAATGCTCGGCGTGAACACCAACAACCGCAACGTGAGCCGCACACAGGTCGAACTGTTCGCCCGAACCATGGCGCAGAAGGCTTGGAAAATGAACGGCGAAGCCATCAAATTCAGCAACACGGGACGCTTGTTGGACGGACAGCACAGGCTCCTCGCATGCGTCGAATCCGGTGTTCCGTTCCGCACTCTGGTCATTCGCGGACTGCCCGAAGACACGCAGGAGACCATGGATGCAGGCAAGAGCCGCACCATGGCTAACGTGCTCGAACTGAAAGGCCGTAACAACGCCAAACAGCTTTCCACCGTGGCCCGTTCCATCTATCTGAGCGAACAGTTGGGTGTGGAAGCCGCATGCGTCAACAACATGTCACCGACCCGAAATGAACTGCTGACGTTCATCGAAAGCACTCCGCAATTGGAGGATACGCTACGACAGGCCAGCACGTTCTACACGAAAAGCAATCATCTCATGTCCACCAGCATGGCCGCGCTCCTCTACTGGACGTTCAACGAAATCGACGGTGAGGCGTGCGAACGGTTCTTCGACATGCTCGCCTCCGGCGCTAACCTTGACGAGGGAAGCCCCATTCTCGTACTCCGCAACACGCTGTTCGACATCAACAAGCGTGGAGCGCACAGCGACCGTCCAACCCGCCGACGCATCGTCGGAATCACCATCAAAGCGTGGAACAAATGGCGTGAGGGAGCGACTGTGAAACTCCTCAAATTCTCTCCGAACGAACAGTTCCCGGACGCAATCTGACCTTGGAAAGGACGAACAAAAGCATGGTCGAAAAACCGAAAAAACCGAACACATCCCCGGCGAAGCTTCTGACCGCAGACGAGGCTTTGGCCTTGGGAAGACGACCGGAAGTCGTCAACGTCTTGAAAAACAAGCACGGATGGTGGGTAATCTTCACCACCCAATTCCAAGACGAAGTGACCCTCCGATATCTGCAAGGGGAACGTCCCTCGGAGATATTCCGCAGTCACAATCTCGGACCGGAAGTCCTCGGATACAAGCGCATAGAACGTTGCGTATACCGGTGGGTCAACCATCCCAGCAAATCCCGTGTCAAACGTTGGCAAACGGAACACCGCCTGTATGAGACGTTGAACAAGAATCAGACCAACACCGGCAAGAAGGAGAACAACGACAAGTGAGCGTCCCCACACCAATCCACAAGGACATGGCCGAACAAGTGTTGTTGGGGGCCATGCTTCAAGACGCGGAAACGTTGGACAAGGTCATCAGCCAACTTTCCGAAGAGGACTTCTACCAGCCGACCAACCAGACCATCTTCCATAATATAAAGGAACTGGCCGCAGACAATAACCGTGTGGACGCGCAAATGCTGTCCTCGCACATGATGGACAACGGACAGTTGGAACAGGTCGGCGGCATCGACTACATCGCCCAGCTTGTCGGCTCCGCGCCCACGTCGAACAACAGTGACTATTTCATCAAGCAGATTCGTGACGCGGCCATCCTCCGCCACATCAACGTGGTCGGACAGCAGTTGCAACAGATGAGCAACGTGTCCGACGCGTCAGCCGAAGATGTGCTCAGCAAATCGTTGGAGGCCGCGTTCTCGTTGGAGGATTCAAGCCGTTCCGAAGACGACGAGTTGAAGACCGCATACCGCCTGTCCGACGAAATGCTCCAACAGTTGGATGAAATGTCACAGAATCCGAACGAGTTCGGAACACCCACCGGCTTCCGTGACATCGACGCGTTGACGCACGGATTGCAAGCCGGACAAATGGTCATAGTCGCGGGCCGTCCGGGCATGGGCAAGAGTACTCTCGGCATGGATTTCGCGCGTAACGCCGCACTGCACAAGGGTCTGCCGACTGTGATTTTCAGTCTGGAAATGGGCGGTCACGAACTCATGCAACGCATGTTCGCAGCCGAAACAGGCATCCGTCTCGCATCGTTCCAACATCCCGAGAATCTGAACTCGAATGATTGGAACAAACTCAACGCGCTCTGCCATCAGGTCGAGAAGGCACCATTGTGGGTTGATGATTCCGCCATCATCAACATGAGCACCATCCGTGCGAAATGCCGTGCTCTCAGCCGCAAGGTCAACGGGTTGAAGCTTATCGTCATCGACTACCTGCAACTCATGTCCTCCGGTAAAACCGTCGAGAACCGTCAGCAGGAAGTGTCGAACTTCTCCCGCCAATGCAAAATGCTCGCCAAGGAACTGCAATGCCCCGTGGTCGTGCTCTCCCAGTTGAACCGTAATGCGGAACAGCGTGCCGACAAGAAGCCGGAACTGTCCGACCTGAGAGAGTCCGGTTCCATCGAACAGGACGCCGACATGGTGTTTCTCGTGCATCGTCCCGAATATTACGACCGTGAGGAACGTCCGGGCGAAGCCGACGTGATTCTCGCCAAGCACCGTAACGGGCCTACCGAAACGTTCAATCTCGCGTTCATGGGCGAATGCTCCAAATTCGCGGACATGGCCGCAGGTTTCGAAAACGAGTTCTGAAACAAGTTCTGTCATAGTGGGTATGCCCACAAAAAAAGAAAGGAAAAGTCAATGCCAACAACATTGATAATCGTCGCGGCAGTGGCGATACTCATCATCCTGCTCGCAACCGCAAGCTACAAGGTCTGCCCCGCCGACCGGGTAATGGTCATCACCGGGCCGGGTGGATGACGCTTCGTCTCCGGCGGAAGCGCGTTCATCATACCCTTCATCATGCGCGTGGACTGGCTCTCCCTCGGAGCGGTGCAGTCGCTCCTGAGAACCGACACGCCGATTCCGACGAAGGACGCAATCCTCATCGACGTGAACGCCGTCGCGAACTTCCAGATAGCGTCCGAGACCATGACCGTGGACGAGAACGGTAAACAGGTGAAGGCGTTGGAGAACGCCGCCAAGAACTATCTGAACCAGTCCAAGGAGCGAATGGAGAAGGACGTGACGCAGGTGCTCTTGGGCAAGCTGCGCGAGGTCATCGGCAAGACCGAGTTGAAGGAGCTCATGGAGAACAGGGACACGTTCGCCGCGACCGTGGCCGAATCCGCCCGCGTGGATATGGAACGGCTTGGCCTTCAATTGACCACGTTCAACATTCAAGACTTCACCGACCGTCAGAACGTCATCGCCAACATGGGCGCTGAAATGGCCGCCGAAATCAGCCGGAATGCGAAGCTCGCGTCCATCAACGCGGAACAGGATGTGGCCGTCCGTCAGAACCAGCTCGACCTGAAACGAGCCGAACTCCAATCCATCTCCGACAAGGCGCAGGCCGAGGCCGACGCGGTGAAGGGCATCACCGCCGCCGAACAGTCCAAAACTCTCAAAGTCAAGGAGCAAGAGGCTGAAATCGCCGCCGCCGAAAAGAAGGCAGTCCTCGAACAGAAGAACGCCGAAATCGAAGAGCAAAAACTGAACGCGACCATCCGCAAGAAGGCCGACGCCGACCGTTACGCCGCCGAACAGCAGGCCGACGCGCAAATGTACACAACCCAAAAACACGCCGACGCGGAACTGTACCTACGCCAGCAGGAGGCTCAGGCCATCCAATCCACAGCCGACGCGGACGCACACGCGACCGAAGTCAAAGGCAAGGCTGAAGGCTCCGCCGCACAGGCCAAGGGCGTGGGCGAGGCGGAGGCAATCCGCGCCCAAGGCCGAGCCTACAATGCGATGAACAACACGTACATCCTCGCCCAACAGTACATTCAGATTCTCCCCGACATGGTTCGAGCCGCCGCCGAACCGCTCACCAAGGTTGACCACATCACCATGTACGGCGACGGAAACAGCACGAAGCTCGTGGGCGACACGGTGAACAGTGTGAGCCAGTTGAGTGAGGGATTGTCGCAATCCTTGGGCATCGATTTGAAAGCCTTGCTGAACAGTATGGTGGCCGGTCATGCCGCCGGTTCCGCATTGAGTGAGAAAGGTTCCGAACAGTCCGGAAACTAGCCTGTTCAGGGGCATGTTGGAGGGGTATGGGAAGCCATGCCCTCCTTATTTTAAGGGCTGAAAGCATTCTTTCAAGGTTTTTAATGAGGGTGCGTGCGGTATATTAGGAATGTAATCCGATATTGACCCCGTTCGATGAATGAACGTGCGCCGGGTCTAGTAAGGAAAGGAAAACAAAGGTGAAAACCAAAAACCTGTTGAAGGCAACGGTCGCCACGCTTGTGGCCGGTGCCATGGGTTTGGCTGGAGTCGGCTCCGCCATGGCGGCTGATACTCGTGTTGACGCATCCAAGTTTGATGCGGCTGCTCGTCAGACGTTGACCGTCGCTGCTAATGGTGATATTAGCAATCGCACGTTGAAGGCTGTGCCGCTCGCCTACTATTCGTATGCGCAGACTGATGGTACTAATATTACCGGCTTTGACCTGATTGACGCGGGCAAGGCTTCTGCTATTGCTGACGCATTGACTAAAGCCAGTATTGACACTAAGTCCAAGAAAGACCAGACTGCCGGATACGACTATAATGCGTCCAATCCGATGGTGTGGGTCGTGCAGAATCTCCTTGATTCCGAGAACAGTCCGTGGGCTGGCAAGCTTCGTGACTTCATCGACCAGTTGAAGAACGAGGCCGCTGTCATCGGCGACAAGGGCACCGCGTTCGCCAAGGGCGCCGACGCCAAGCATATGACCGCTTCTGTCCGTCCGGGCGTGTACGCGGTCGTGGACACCACCAAGACCGGTCAGGCGTCCATCGTCATGTTCAACGGCACCGGCATCGATGGCAAGACCACGTTGAAGAACGGCGCCAAGACCTACACGCTGGGCACCGTGGACTATAAGGTACACGGCACCACCGTCACGAAGAAGATTACCGCCGCCGAAAACGGCACCGTCGAAAACAGTGGCGCGACCGCCGAAACCGCTATCGGCAAGAAGGTCAGCTTCGAAATGACCAGCAAAGTGCCGAACTGGACTGGCTACGACAAGTACTATTACGCCATCAACGATACGTATTCCAAGGGCCTGACTTATGACGCGGCCAAGGACAACATGGTCGTGACCGTGGACGGTAAGACCCTCATCCGCGACACCGATTACAAGGTCACTACTGAGGATGGCAAGTTCCACATCATCTTCGCTCCGACCACCGGTGACTCCACCACCACATCCGACATTGTGGCGATGAAAGCCAAGTTCCCGGTCGATGCCGCCGTTGACGTCAAGTACGGCATGTACGTGAACAAGAACGCCGTCTCCGGAACCGCCGACGCCAACACCAACGAGGTCGAATACTCGCATAATCCGAACACCGTCACCGACCATGAGACCACCCCGGGCCAGACCGACAAGGTGTACGTCGGCAAGTTCACCCTCACCAAGCACGACACGAACAACGCTCCGCTCGCCGGAGCCGAGTTCAAGGTGTACGAGGGCGACCAGACCACCACCCCGGTCAGGTTCGTCAAGTCCTCCGACGGCCTGACCTACCGCAAGGCCGACCTGACCGAGAGCACCGGCACCACCGACACCGTCACCAGCGTCGCTACTAGCAATGGCGTGCTCACGCTGACCGGCCTCGACGGCAAGTACACGGTCAAGGAGACAAAGAGTCCGTTCAACGGCTCCATCCTGCCGCAGTTCACCCTGACCATCAAGGTGAACCAGTCGAACGGCTCCTACATGCTCAGCCAGTTCGATAAGGACGCCAACAATCTGGCTTCCGAGAACGTTGACAAGATGGGTGTGACCGTCATCAACGCCCGCAACATCGCTGACATGCCGAAGACCGGTGCGGTCTGGCTGTCCATCTTCGGCGTGATGACCGTCCTGTTGGCTGGCGCTTCCGCCCTGCTGCTTCGTCGCAAGGCGTGAGATTGGAAGATTGGAATACTGCCGTATGAGAAAACTTTTCTGACCGTTTGACGGTTGGAAAAGCATGAAATGTTCCGCTTGGCGTGTCGGGAACCCAAATATCGACACGCCACCTTTTAGATTCTTTATAACCGCATGGGAGGGGTTTTGGGAAAACATACGGCGAAACCGAAAGGCTTGGGAAATCGAGCCATAGCGGGACTTCTCTGCCTAATCCTATCCGCCCTGTCCGGAACCATCCCATTCATTCTCATGATTTCGAACAGCAGCCAATCCAACCGGTTGACCGACTCCCACGCGCAAGCCGTGGAAAACACTGACGTGAAACGAATCGCCCAAGAGTATGCGGACGCGCAAGCCTACAATCAACGCCTATACGAGGAAGGCCAGCCCATTCTTGGTGAGGCGGAAGACCCTTGGACAGGCGTCAACAAGTCCGAAACGGACAACACGTATCGGAAGCAACTATCCACCCCCAAGGATGGGGTCATGGCCACCATCAAATATCCACGCTTGGGCATCAACCTGCCCATCCGGCATGGCACGTCGCAAAACGTGTTGGCCGCTGGAGCCGGACACTTATATGGTTCCAGTCTCCCCGTCGGCGGCAAGAACACGCATACTGTCATATCCGCGCACACGGGTTTGGCAGACCAGCTCATGTTCGACAAGCTACGAGGCTTCGGCAGTGAAGCCAAAAAAAGTGACGTCTTCTATCTGATAACCGCCGGACATACGCTCGCCTACAAGGTCACAAGCATTGATGTGGTAGACCCATCCGATTTCACCAAACTGAAAATCGTCGCCGGAAAAGACCTCGCCACACTCCTAACCTGCACGCCATACGGCATCAACAACAAGCGACTCCTAGTGACCGGCACGCGCACCAGCATGCCGCACCCCGCACCCAGACCCGAAAACGCGCCGAAAGACCACACGAACCAATGGCTCATACTGTACGTCGGCGGCTTCTGGCTTGCGGTAATCATCATCACCATTCTCATCATCCGTAGAAAAACCACGCAAAGAAGGAACACTAATGGGTATTCTCAAAAAGCATGTGGCACATCCGGTAGCATTATTGGCCGCAATCGCCACACTGTCATCCGGCCTGATATGCATGACCAATCCGGTAGCCTCTCCGAAAGCGCATGCGGACGAGTTGAAACCCGCATATGCTACTGCGAAAATCGTTAAGAAAGCCGACGGTACGGGGCATGGCACGAGTTCGCAAACGTTCGTGAATTCGAAGAACGGGTTCGCCACGGGCGATGATTCCCCTACCGATGGCGTGGTCGCATCCGGTGATACGGTCGAATATTCTCTCACGTTGAACTTCAACGCGGCGGGCAAGCGTACCATCAACGTGAAGTTCGACTTGGATGACGCGCCGTATTTGCAGACTGCTGACGGTGGTGGCTTCTGCCAGCCGGGACAACTCGTCACCGCGAAGAAAAACAGTGACGGCTCCTGCTCCTACACGGTTCCAGCCGGTGGCGTGGAAACCATGACCCAAACCTTCTATCTGAAAGCAAAAGACACGGGAGGCTTGGTCAAGCCGGGTCAGATTCCGAAAATCGTCGTCGCCCGCGAAGGTGGAACGTCAACCACGTATCGTACGGATGAGCTGACTGTAGTATCCGCTCCGGCGGCTGACTTGGTCATTGACAATGGCGGCAATCCGGTGAAAGGCCAATACTCGTATGAGCATCGTACTTATTGGAGTCAGAACACCGATGCGACCGGTGATTTCACTATTCGTACCGACGCGTTGACCTATCCGGGTTATTCGTCCACGAAGGGCGCGTCCACCAGCATCGATTGGACTACCAAAGTGGATATTTCCGACTTCCCGCAGGGCACCGTGTGGACTGTAGGCGGTCAGCGGATTACCCGTAACAGTGATAAAGAACAGTATTTGACCGTATCCAGTGGCAAAAACGGTACGGCGGCGACAATCAGCTACAGGATTCCCGCCGGAACCGACGCGCTCAAAAACATGAAAGAAGGAGACGTCAAATATTACGATGTCCACCTTGTTCCCGACGAAACCGTGTTCAGCGTCAAAGACGATAACGGCAACGCACTGTTGAACATGGGCAAGGGCGGCGAACCCGGCTGGAACATTGGACGGGACAAGAGCACCTACAACAAGGATACGGGTGCCCGCGTCGGCTACCCGTACGCGAACAATGACTGGTCACGAGCCATCATCCAACGGCTCAAGCCGACTCCAGCTGGCAAGATTCCACTGTTCGGCAAAGGACTGCAACGTCCTAACACTGCGTCCAAGACCATGTTCGACAAGGAGAATCTGACGTTCGACGCCGCCGAAGGCAAAGCCGACATCTACCATTACTATTCCGACGGTTCCGGCGACACCGTGTCCCGTGGAACGCAAGTCAAAACCATTTTGGAAATGTATGCGGCGAACGTTACTGCGGACAAGCTTAAAAACACTACGCCGACCATGCAGGATGAGTGGGATAATACGCGCATGCGGTGGGATGGAAGCTTGGAAGTCACCCAGAACGGTGCTCCGGTTTCCGACTACAAAGTTCAATGGGCTGATAGCAAAGACAATTGGCATGACGGGGAACCATCCGACACGGACGCTCCGAACGTCAAGAAGATTCGGGTGACGTTCAACCCCGACACGTTGACTTTAGGAAAGGGTGCGCCGAACGTTCAGGTCACGTTCAACACGCTCGCCATAGCCGACGTGTCCAAAGGCAATGTGGAAGCTTTGGATACGCTGACCGCATGGCTTACCGAAGACGATAAGGCGAGCGTCACCAATTGGGTGTGGATTGCCAAGCCGGTAGACCCGACCACCAGTATCGACATCAGTCTGAAAGCCTACGATGGTGAAGGCAATCAAGTGTATGCGAACAACAGTTCCAATCACCCGTCCGGAAGCGCAGTCGATTTGACTCCCGGCATGCGAGTGGATTATACGGTCACGGAACAGTTGCGCACCATTCTCCTGTCCAATACAAGCATGACGCCGACCATCACGGTGCCGAAACCGAAAGGCTTGTACAATCCGACCTGTGATGATTCGTTCTGGCAGATGAAAGTGGACGGGAATAATCTCGTGTTCACGCCACGTTCTGGCAAAGTCACGCCGGAAGTAGACCGTATGGGGTCGGCCACTTTGCCTGACCTGCATTTCAGTGGCATCGTATCCAATCTCGCCACCGGGACTGTGACCGCCAGTGCGAATATGAGCGTGGACGTTGACGAGAACGGCGCATTGCAAGCCCAAACCATCAAAAGCAATACGCCCAGCGTCCCATTCCCCGTCTCCAATGCGGAAACCAACAGTGGCATCATGCGTGTGAAGACCACGAAGGCTGAAATCGGTGACCCGCTTACTTGGGAGTTCAACGTGTACGGCAAGGGCGGCGGTCACACCGGCACCATGGATAGCATGCTACTGCTTCCTGCGAATGGTGATGAGAAGTACGTGCAGGACAAGCTGGTCGAATATGAGCGTGGATACAGCAACTATCATGGCTCCTACGAACTGACCCAGCCCGTCACGGTCAATATGGACAATTCGACCAGTACGACCGTCTACTATTCAACCACCACCGGAAAGAAGTCGGATAATCCAGCTGACTACGAGTGGAAGACATGGGATGAATTGTCCGCCATCGAGAAGAAGAACATCACCGCCATCCGACTGACCAGCACTGTCGTCGCGTCTGACGATAAACTGTCCTATTCGGCGGTGAACGGCACCATCACGCTCATCCCATCCGACAATGTGAAAGACGACAAGTACACGCTGTGGCTTGGCCGCAACTATTATTCCGACGCTTCCGACAAACCGGCGGGCAACCAGCCGTGGCCTGACGTGGCGAAGATAGTGTCCGGTAGTATCAGCGGTACCGTCTGGTGGGATAAGGATGAGAACACGCTCATCGGAGACGGTGAGGAACGTATCGAAGGAGTGGAAGTCACCCTCGGCAAGCAGGATTCAAGCGGCGGCTGGCAGACCGTCAAAACGGTGAAGACCGACAAGGACGGCCATTACGAGTTCGACCTGCTCCACTCCGGCACCTACCGCACTTCGGTGAAACGCAACACTGGCACCAGTACGGGTGATGGCGTGCAGACGCAGGTCAAAACCTACTACAACAAGCTTGAAAACGTGACGAACACGCGCAGCTGGTCGAACAAAATCAAATCCAACGCGAAAGACACGTCCGACGACATCCACCTAGGCATCGGCGCAGACCAGAAGAACGTGGACTACGGTTACGCCAAGCCAGACCCGAAAGCCACCGTGGACAAAACCGTCACCGGCACCAGTTGCACTGATACGAAATGCGTCATCAACTGGGATGTCAAAGTACAGAATTCTGGCACTAGTCGTTTTGACACGTCCAGTGTCGTTTCTGACCGTATGAGCGCTGATGTGCATGATGTTTCCGCTACCGCCGGTACGGTTTCCATCGAGTCTGGTGGCGCGAAACAGGTTGCTACGAGTGGCGACCATAAGTTCGTGCTCACCAATGAGGGCTTGTTGTATGCGTGGGGGAACAACCAGTATGGTCAGCTTGGTTTCAAGCCTGACACGACGAATTCTGCCACTCCAATGAACGTAAACAAGCCGACCATCATCAACGGTAGTTGGCTGAAAGTCGCCGCCGGAGGCAAACACTCCGCCGCCATCAGCACGGACGGCCACCTGTACACGACCGGTTGGAATGGTAGCGGCCAATTGGGTACGGGTGATACGGACAATCGTGACCAGTGGACGGAAGTCGCTTCAGATAAGACATTCATTGACGTGGCATGCGGCAACCAGTTCACCGTCGCCATCGCAAGCGACGGCACTTTGTGGGGTGTTGGAAACGCTGTAAGCTATCAGAACTATGCGACTTGGACGCAAATCGGTTCTGATGTCAAGTTCACTCAACTCAGTGCAAGCATGGACGGTTTCATCGCATTGAACACATCCGGCAGATACCTGTACTACGGTACAGATGTTCGGGGGCAGGGCGCTGGCGGTTATACGCAAGTCGCCGCCGCGTTCGGTCGAATGTATGCGTTGAAAAATGATGGGACGGTGATTCAGGTTGCCACAACCTATGATGACTCTTATTCGCCTAACTTGTCCGGTTTGAAGGACATTGTGAAAATCAGCGGCGGATACAATACCTTGTACGCCATCGACAAGAACCAGCACTTGTGGTCTATGGGTTGGAATGGTGACGGCCAGTTGGCTAACGGTCAGACCGGTAGTGGCACGTATTGGACGGACGGTTGGACGAGTGACAATAAGGATATTGTCAACACTCCGTTCGATACGAACATTATTGCATCCGACGTGGCGGGTGGCGACCGTGACGTGCTCATTCTTAGCAAGCAGGTCATGATTGCGGGCTCCGACCCGTATGGTGACGGTAAGACGGGTGGCGCGCGTTCCACCGGTTTGAAAGGCATGGCCGTATCGTCCGACCCAACCGCCGTACCTGTCGAACCATCGAGCGAAACCACTGAGAACGAGTTGACTACCCGCACATACAATCTGCCATACAGCATTAAGCCGGGCGGCTATGTCATCTACCATTTCACCGGCACCGTTGACCGTGATATTACGGATACGACAAAGTGGGAACTGTCCGATATTGACAAGTGGGTGAAAGAGCATACGAAGACCATTCTCAACCAAGCATGGTTCGACTCCGAACACACACCATACTCGGGCACGCCACACGCAAGCGGCAAAACCAAGCCGAACACTCCGGACGCTACGAAACTGGATGCCAACACGAATGATGTGACCGGCAATCCGACCTGCCGCACCGACACGGACTATACGGAGGAAGGACGTCAACACTGGTTCAGCACGTCCGATGAGGACTCCTGCGACCAAGTCGGCACCATCATCACCCCAACCACAACCGCGAAGAACCTCGGTTCCATCAGCGGCCTATATTGGGACGACACGAACAAGAACGGCATCCAAGATGAAGGTGAGAACACGCATTTCGCCGGTCAGACGGTCATTCTGACTGACGAGAACGGCAAACAGTTGGCAACCACCAAGACCGACGAGGATGGCAAGTACATTTTCGAACGTCTGGACGCGAACGGCAACAAATACCGTATCCAATTCACCAAAGTGAACCACCGGGACTTCACCACGCCGGATGCGGGAGACAAGACCCCTGCGACGGATGGAAGCTCCACTGATTCGGACGCTTACACGGACGAAGACAACAAGCTGACCATCACCCTCACCCAAGATGCTCCAACCAAGGAGCATGTGGATGCGGGTGTCCTGCCTGAAACATGGTTGGCGACCATGCCGCACACAGGCATGGGATTGCTGTTGCCGCTCCTCATGCTCGTCAGCATCAGCGGACTCGTCACGGCAATCATCCTCCTACGAAAGAAGGAAGAACAGTGAAAGGAACAAGAATGGGCAAACACGCCACCCAATCACACGGGAGCCGTCACATGGTTCGGCGGCTCCTCGCCACCCTCGCCATCATGAGCGCGGTCTGCGGCGGCTTCCTCACCGGTAGTGCAATAGCCGCCGAACCAGCCAAATGCAATACTGGCGTGGACAAGGTTTGCTACGCGGGCTATAACGCGGCGGGATTGAAACAGATTGCCGACGATTTAAGCGAGAAAGGCAAAGGAAGCACATACTATGCCGCAATGGAAAAGAACCTGACCGACGGGGTCAAAGGCACGCTCACCCTATCGGACGGCTCGAACCTCCCATTCCGACTCATCGGCATCCTCCACGACGACAAAGCCGACGGAAGTGGACGAAAAGCAGGATTGACGTTCATGGCTTGGAACGCGTTACCGAAAGCGTATGCCATGAACAATAGTCACACCAATAATGGCGGCTGGCGTGACAGTCTTCTCCGCAATCAGATGAACAATGGTGAAATCTGGAACCAATTCCCAACCGACTTCCAAAACAACGTCACAACCGTGCTGAAACAAACCAACAACATGGCCTACGGAAGCACAGTCGGTTCAAGCGCGTCAGCCACGGCAGACAAAGTATGGCTCGTCTCCTACCGTGAACTCGTACCAACCTTATACGATGGTTGGAAGACCTCTGGTGGTTTCCAAGCGTTGAATCAGGAGGGAAGCCAATACGAGTATTTCCACGGTAAGGTGACAAATAACTGGTCGGGTAATAGCATTCTCTCCGGCATCTACAAGACCGTTTCCGGTTCCACTCCTCTTGGTGCTTACGTCAACTATTGGTGGGAGCGTTCGCCCGACCCGAACAGCGGCAGCTTTTTCCTCCAAGTGTACTCGGACGGCGGCCCCAGCTACTACTACGGTGCCAGCTATCGCTACTCCGTTGTCCCCGCTTTCTCCTTCTAATCCCCAATCCTTGGGTGGTGGGGTTCATCCCCACCACCCCTCCAAACTCAAATCTCACACAAAAGGAGTCCTATGACGGTTCCCGCAAGCAAACGTACAAAAGCCAAAAGCGAATATGCGAATCAGGCCAGAATCGTGCTCTTGGCTACCAGAAATCTGTTCCGCAAATGGCCTAAAAGCCGTAACTGCATTGAAACCGTGCATGTCATGCATATCGCCTACGAAATGTACTCCTCCGCCTACAGTGCCGACATCATTTATGCAAGCACTGTAGAAGAGCATGAGATGAAACTGCAACTGTTGTGCAAGGCCCAAGGCATGCTGAACTCACTCTCCGGTCTTGTGGACGATTGGATGGAGTTTCCTCCACGGGAAAAAGACTTGGAAGCCTACAGGAAATATCCGGAAGGCGACCCCAGATACAATCCCGTCGTCAAGGAGAAGAAATTCGTGAACTATGCGGGAACCCTCTACAAGGCGATGGGCGTGTTCACCGGAGCCGTCAAGTATGAGCGAGACCAGTTGAAGAAAGCTAAAAACGCCGAGTCGAAAACGAACACTATAATGGATACTCGGGCGCAAGCCTAAAATATAATTGAACAAAATCGGCCATATCCAAACTATGGTGACACCGTTTCCGGTTCCACTCCTCTTGGTGCTAACAACAACAATTGGTGGGAGCGTTCGCCCGACCCGAACAACAACAACAATTTCCTCCAAGTGAACTCGAACGGCGACCCCAGCTACAACAACAATGCCAACAATCGCTACTCCGTTGTCCCCGATTCCTCTTACCAAAAACTAACATCAGATAGGCCAGTAGCCCAATGGGTGAAAGCCTCCCGAAGGGGAAGGGGATATGGTCGAATGCGCGGCCCCTCGAAAAATGGGTTGCGTGTGAAATAGGTTGAGGGAGATATTAAGACTGTCGGAAACGACGGATACTCGCCCCTTAAGCTGGGCGTCCAACATCATTGCATGTCTTGGGTTGTTGCCGACGACCTGCCCTCAACCATTCTTTTCTCTTTCCCTAGTGAAGGAAGCATTAAAATCGTGAATGCGAGTCAAAGACGTAGAAGACGCCAACGCAGACTGCAACAACGCTCGGATGATAAGTACAGGAAGCTCCACCGTTACATCGACTTCCAACAAACATTCGGATTCGACGCGCTCTACCAAGCCGCAAGAAAATGCAAACGCGGCGTCACATGGAAAAACACAGTGTTGAACTTCGACAATAGGCGTGCCGTCAACTGTTGGAAACTCGCCCAAGAATTAGAGGACGGCACATACAAGAAGAGAGCGCCAATCCGATTCGACATTTCCGAACGAGGCAAACTCCGCCACATCAGCGCGGTATCCTTCCGAGACCGGGTGGTGCAACGCGCCTTATGCGACAACAGTCTCGTCCCCATCGTGGAAAGCCAACTGATATACGATAATGCGGCAAGCCTACCGAAACGTGGAACATCGTTCGCCCGAAAACGGTTCGAACTACACTATAAGCGGGCTTTGGGCAAATGGGAGCATCCGTATGCTGTCATCTTCGACTGTGCCAACTATTTCGGAAGTATCAGCTCCCAACGAGCGTTCGATATGATTTCCACCCTGTACCGGAGCATCGCCCGCACCGGACGGGAGAAGCAGGATGTGGAACGGATTCTAACCGTATTGAGAATCTTCGTATTGGACGAACCTCACTTGGGTTTAGGCAATCAGACAAGCCAAACCATGGCTATCTGGTATTTGAACAAGGTTGACCACTGGTGCATGTCGCAAGGATTCTACGGACGGTATATGGATGATGCCTACTGTTTCTGCAAGAATCGTGAACAGGCCGAACGTGTGCTGGCCGGTTACGAGCGGCATGTCAATCAATTGGGATTGCGGTTGAACAAGCGCAAGACCCGCATAGTGGACTGTCGCACCGGTCAACTCACATTCCTGAAACGCGTATACAGCGTACAGGATGACGGCAGTATTCTTATCCGCATGCACCATAAGGCGTTGCGTGCAAGCCGACGGCATGCGCGTAACCTTATCCGCTCATATGATGGCGTGCATGTGGGATTGCGGACAGTTCAGGATTCTTGGACGAGCCATGAGAGCACACTGTCGGGTCTAACTCACCGTCGTGGACTGTGCGCTCGGGAGAAAGCGTGGTATCGGAGGCATTGTGAAATGCGGAAGCTGGCTTTTCACCCGTGATTTCCGGACTTTCCAGATTGGTGGAGGGGTGTAATCTGCTGGAAGCGGTGGCGCAGAATCTTCCGCTTCCTCAATCGTTTGGATGAGATTTCGTGAGGCTTGGATTGTATCGTATTTCACTCGGCATGCTTGTCGGCTAGTTTTTCTTCCCAGCTTGGTGTTACACTGGGTTTACTTGCATTTCCTTCCTCGGGACTTCGCCCATGTGGGGCTTTAGAGGTTATCAGCGCATTGGTCAGAGTATGCCGTTTGAGTGAAAGGAAACTGTCATGGCAGGTTTTGATGATATTACGGTCACTCGCAGTGATGTCCGTTTGAAGGTTAAGGCTCCGTATAATCCGTTGTTCGCACGTCGCTCCCGCGCGTTGGGTGGAACGTTTGATGACAAGTTGAAGACTTGGACGTTCGATATGCGTGTGGAAAGGCTGGTGTTCGAAGCTTTAGACAAATATTTCTGGTGGCATAAGGGCGTGGACGCTGAAAAGCGTGTCACAGTCACCATCGACCCCTACGACTACTTGTACGCGTACTCCAAGCAGGATAGCGACATTATCTGGTTCGCTGGTCGAATCCTAGTCGAAAAATATCAGCCCGACCGTCCACCGCGCATGATGCCGAATGTGGCTCTCGTGGATGGCATGTGGCCTAAAACCGGCTTGTATACGGGGTTGAATCTCAGTCCCGACAAACTCCGATTATTGGTATGGGATGTTCCCACCAGTTTTCTGGAACGACTGTCGTCCGGCAAGTATGAGTTGTCTGAGCCGGATGGTGACACGTTGACTGCGGTTGACGTTCGTATTCAGGCTGTGGAGGAACGGTTAGGCCGGTTGAGGGAACTCCGAACCCGACTCGCCTCTAATAGTGAGGATGGTGAATGATGCTCTCCGTGCCGATTAATGGTCAAGTCCAGTCGCGTCTCATTCCGCCCACGTTCGTGGAAGACAACATCAGCGACATGTTCAAGGCTGTGGACGCCGGACACAATATCGTCGTGACGGCAGTGGACGAGTACGGTAATCGAACCAGTATTACCACGCCGGATAATGTGAATCATGACATGCTGGGGCGTCCTCTCGAATTCGCGTCCCATCCCGTACTGATGCGGAATGTGCGCCGTTGGATGGTTTGGCTGTTGCAAGCGCAATACTGCAAGGATTACAAGTGGGATACGAACAGGCTTGGAGGTTGGATGGAAGTGTTGGGTTTACCAGCCGACCTTGATATTCCCGTAACGGAGGAACATTTACGCGTGTTGAAGCCTGTGTTTAACAAGGATGATGCCGACCCGTATCGGCTTGTCGCACGATACGACAAGCAACATTATGCTTCATGCACCCTCAGCACTCTCATACGGTTAGCCGAACAAACCACGCCGAACTATGCCCTGAACAATCCCGCCCGCTGGTGTCAAACCGACCGATACCGCAAACTCAGCATCCAACCCAATCCGAAAGAAAACTGGGACGGAATGGACAGGGTACGCGACTGTTGGAGCGGATGCGAATGGGCATACCCCGCATTGGAACGCTACTATAATCCGATTCGACTATTACGCGACGAATACCGGCGGGGAGGACTACCTGAAACCTTCCACTATCCAATACACACGACAAGAGGAGAATACCGGTTGGCGAAAGGACAAATCAGCCCCCACGCAACAATCCTCCTCAACGGCAAGCCGGTAGGACTCATGTTCAGCGACGATTGCGAGGAACCATTCACCGACCGGATACCACCCGAATGGTGCGCCACACCCTTACCGGAAAACTATAAGACCACGCCACTCAACCGAAACATTCCCGTAAACGGCGAATTCAAACCATCATTCCAGCAAGCCATGCTGGGATTCGTGGAATGGTATGAGAAAACGCACAAGGGATAGCAAAAAGAAAAGCCCCTCGACTGAGGGGCTTTTTCAGTAAATGTCACATGGTGTCGGGATTGAATTCTTCCAGCTTGTCCATGCAAACCGCCCAGAACAACAAAACCTAGTTCTCCGAGCGTTCGCTGATATTCTCCCGCATCTGCAAATAAGCCCCATGCTCACGCAAGTAATCCCGCAAATACGGCATTTTGAAAGCGACTTCACCGTAACCGACCGGCTCAATCAAATCGTTCTCAATCAGCTTGGTTCTATACACGTTGGCGAACTGTGGCGAACGGTTCAACCGACGGGCGATTTCACCTGTATTCGACACCGTATCATCCACCGACATGGCAAGTAGATAGTTCACCGCATGGGATGGCAAGCCATGCAATGCTGGGGCGTGAACCATATCCCCTAGTTTGGCTTGGGCTTTTTCGATACCCTTGACCGCGTCCTCCTCGGTCACTTGATTCACATGACCGTTGGTTTCGGACATCCGCCAAGCCCAATAGCCCACCAGCTGAATCATGAACGGATAACCGTGAGTGGCGTTGGTCAACCGTATCAGCGTTTCCATTCCGGCTTTCTTCTCGCCGCTGAAGGATTCCTCGAACGCCTTCAATACCTTTTCCGTGGGGACAGACCCCAAATGGTATCGTTCCGCCCGTTGCAGGAAAGTGATGGCATTGTCGGACAGCACGTCGTTCACTGCGGACGGCAGTCCGGCGAAAACGAACGCGATGTTCCGTCCTTCCCGGATGAGATGCTGCACTGCGGTGGACAGTGCTCTGATTTCGTCCATGGAACCGGACTGCACCTCATCCAATGTGATGAGGATTCCTTGTTTGGTCTCGTTCATTTTGTCCAATCGTTTTCCGACCGCTTGGCGGAGTGTCAGGGAACGTTCCTCATTATGTTCGAGTTCGATTCTCCCTAAGCTCAGTTCAAGATTCCCGACGTCCCCTTTCAATCCTACTTTGGGCATGTCGTATGCGGATATGCGGGTGGTGTCCTTGCCGGTGAGCGCGTCCACGAGTCTTCGGGTGAAGCCTTTGTCGGCGCTTTCGTTGTAGATTTGCCAACCTTGTTTTTGGGCGTGCTCTCCCAGTGTGTTCAGCATGACTGTTTTGCCGACTCCTCTGGCTCCTGTGAGGAACATCAGCCGTCCGGGGCTTCCCACACCGTCTTTCAGCGCATAGTCGAAGTCTTCGATGATTTCTTCTCGTCCGACGAGTATCGGTGGGATACGTCCGGCGGTTGGTTTGAATGGGTTGGTCATGTCTGTTTCCTTGATTTTATAATAATTATAATAAGTATAATACTTTAAAAAAGCATGTACCAAGAGGTTAAGTTCGATAATGGGCGAGCTTTGTCGAGAGTAGAGGTTGACGACCTAAACGGAAGTGGTTTAAAATAGATTCTTGTTTGAGATAAGGTCACTTTTCTAAAAGGCACTGAGGGACGGTTCCCGTTTCGGTTTCCGTTCCTCTTTTTTGTGTTGTTTTCATACTTGAGGTATACTGGAATTGTTCACACAGGAAAAGTCGAAAAACCAAGGAGCAAAAAATGAGCAACATCGACAGCATCATCGAACGCATCAACAACCTCATGGCAATAGCCGAAAACGAAGCATCCAGCGACAATGAGGCGCAAATGGCGTTCGAGCGGGCACAGAAACTCATTAACGAATATCGTATCGAAGACTGGAAACGCGACCGCACCCGCATGAACAAGCCAATCATCGAACGTGGCGTGAACGTAAGCAAAACCACCATCTACCATCAGCAAGGCTACCTTGCGACCATCATCGCCCAAGCTAACGAATGCCGCGCCTACCTTCACGAAAGCCGGTGTGGCGGAAGGATTGAGGAACGTGCCGTCATGTTCGTAGGCGAGGAGGACGATGTGAACGCCGCAGTCCTTCTCTTCCAAAGCATCGACCTATACTGCTCAGTCCACGCCCGCACTAGCTACGCGGACATGATTGACCAGCACGCCAAAGCGTACTATGAGGACAACAAGGAATACGTCGAAACGCATTACGGACGTGAATCCTATCCGACGCTGACGGAATGCAAACAGTACATGCGTCGTGATTATCCACGCGCCAAGTTCTACTATGGTTATCGCGGTGGATTCAACGAACGTTTGAGCGAACGTTTCGAGGAGCTTCGCAAGCAGAGTCTCGCCATTCCTTCCGGTCGTGAGCTGGTGTCATGCAAGAGTCAGCGTCTGAACGAGTATTTTGACAAGCTTGAGCTGGTGTCGGGTCGTGCTACCACTGCTCGTGGTAGCAAGGATGGTTTTGCCCGTGGTGTGAGTGACGCGAACAATGTGGGTTTGGGTTTGTCTGAAATGGGTGTTTCGTCCCACGCTTTGCTGAATGCCTGACTTTTCAGCCCGCTTCCTTGTTTTGGGGAGTGGGCTGTTTTTGTTTTTCCACCAGATATAGTATACTGGGATTGTTCACACAAAAACTTGGTCTACAAAAGGAGCAACCCATGAACACCTACTACGCCGCCATAGTCAACCACCCCAACCAGAAGCTCGACCCCGACAACAACATTCCACTAATCCAGATTTTCCACAGCGCCACCGAACGCAATAACTGGGTGAAAGCTTACGCCGATAATCCCCACGTGAAGACCATCGACTCGAAACAGGCGATTCGTTGGCTCCGCTTCACCTACCGCCAGTATCGAAACCAGAAGATTCCCTCCCGCATGAGCAGAGACGGCGTGGTCACGAAGTTCCTCCGCACCTGCTCGTTCCAACCCCTACTCCACACGAAGAGAATCAGCCTTACGCCGGAAGAGGTCATCAAGCATCTCTCCGACCCCGAAGACCATGTGCTGAGGAAAATCGGATACACTCGCTGAAAGGACAAAAAATGAGTGAAACTATCGAAGACGCCAAGACCGAACCCCGTCCGACTTGGACGAAGCTAAAGGACGGTTGGAAAGTCCGAATCCCGAAAGAGTGGTGGGACAATTGGAGCGAGGCTGGTGAAACCGACGAGTTCCCGGTATTCAAAGCCAATGGCGAGGTGTCTCACGTGAACATCGTCAAGGTCAGCAAGCCGTTCGTGTTGGACGGTGTGGAATACGTCATAGGCACGCCAAGGAAGGAAACCTACCGTCGTGGGTCTGCCCTCTCCCGCACTTCCAATACCGCTCGTAAGCGCAGTGGCATTCGTTGTGAGGAGTGCGGCTCCACCAAGGGCGTGCATCTGACAAGGGACATTAACGGCATCGGTTGCCTGTTATGCTCTCTTTGCGATGATGGTTCCGCGAGCGTCTGCTGATTGGGTTTGCGGGGATATGGTCTTGTTGCTGTAGTTCCCGCTTTTTGTTTTGTAGCGTGTTTTGTCCAAGCAAATTGTATACTGGAATTGTTCACACAAACAGGAAACCAAAAGGAGAAAAAATGCATATCAAGGATGTTCTGCTCATGACGCTTGCCACCATCGCTTTCGGTGGGATGGCAACCGCAATCGTGTTCGGCATCTACTCGTTCGGCACTTGGCTGTTCACGTTTGACCGCACGTTCGGCGTCGTGTCGGTCTGCGCCCTCATAGTCGCGTTGCTGGTCGTCGCGGTCAAGATTCGATTGAGCATGAATCGATAGTTTTGGTTTGTGGCCCCGTCGTTTTGGCGGGGCTTTTTGTGTGGACGTGTCTTGTTTTGTATATTTATCCAAACGTGCTATACTGGAAATGTCCACATAAAACAGGCGGAGCCAACCAAGGAGAACAAATGAACGACACCAAAACCTACTACCAGCCAATCTTCCACGACAACGGCACCATCAGCGTAGTCGCCGGAGACAACACCTACGACCACACCTACGCGGACAAGCCCATGAACGAAGCTATCGTGGAAACCTCCCACCACAAGCCCAATCCAATCAACTGGAAGCACGTCGTATCCAACTGCGACGAACGTTGGAACCTCATCAAAGGCAACGTGTGCTTGGCTGTCCTGAGTGGCAATTGGGACGTTTTCGAGAACCGTCACGAAAACAGAATCATGCTCGTCACCCGCAAGGGAACCCGAATCCTCTGACCCACACCAAGATTGGAATTGGAAGACTGCCGTATTACTCCTTCCTTCTACTTCTCTCATATTTGGCAAAAAAGAAAGGAAGAATTACATGAAAGAACGGAACATCTCACTGGAAAACGACCTCATGATGTTAGGTCAGGAACCGATGGACGAACCCGACTCGTCCACCACCATCGAACTGCAAGAAATCGTGAAGAAGACGGAACGAAAGATGTTGAACCCACCGGCACCACCATTGAAATTCGAACCGAAAACAGCGGACAAGTCCACCGAAAACACCGACGAAACCGCCAGCAAGACGAGCAAGAAAACCGCCCCGACAGAAAACAAAACCAATCCGAAACCCATTCCGAAAGCCTATAAGCCCGCCACACGCAAAACCAACAAAACCGCACCTCCAACACCAACCCCCACCAACCCATACGCGCCCGTCGAATACGACTGCAACGGCAAATGGCGTCAACTGTTGACGGGAATCGCCGTCGGCGGAATTCTCGTGGCGGCAATCGCATTGTTGGTGGGAGCCAAAACATGTTGGCGGTTCATCGCCATAGGCGCATTGACCGCATTCGCCATGCTCCCGCTCTACGGCTGGTTCGACGAACTCGAACGGGACATGGCGGTCAAGGCAGTCGAAAAGGATTACGGGATTCGTGTTCTGCAAACAAACGGAGGTAATGGACTCGCGGAAGTGCATTACATGTTCCAACAAAATCCAACCGTCGAAGCCGGTATGGTCTCCTATGGTCATGGCTTGGCATGGTTGCGGAGCGTGGGCGGCAAGAAGATTGTCGGACGAAGGCAGCAGGTGAAAAAATGATACCCAGCACGGTCAAGGACGCACGTTTTCCCTCGTTCTTTTTCAACGGCGTTTGGCAAGGGCTTAAAACCGCCCTCATGCCGCACGCTTGCATATTCGACCCGTTGCCTCCCATGCCGACCGTACGCGATTGGCTTCAGGCCCATGGAGGCACCGGCATGGATGCTGACGCATTCGACCGGTGCGAGAGCGAATGGTACGAGCTGCTGGAGCTGCGCAAACGGCAGATGAACGTGTTTTTGGCTGGCTTGTTCGTGGGCACGCTGGTGTATGCGATTGCGGCGCTTGCATTACTGGCGCTTGTTGGCTGGCTGGTGTATTCGCTGGTTCCGTTTGACGGTTTCGGACGTTTTGTCGATTGGGTTCGTGGTTGAGCATTTCTCTATTCTGTACTATACTGGAACTGTTCACGCAAAAGAGTCGTTCTCGCACACAGGAGAAAAAATGCATAACACCTACAAGGAAACCCTCACAGTCTGGCCTGTCAACGACGCAACCGGACTGCACCTCTTCAGCACTCCGGAAGCCGCCGAAACATACGCAGACGAACATCAAGGCGACATGTTGGAGCCAATGCCCGTCATGTCAGCCCGAACCGTCTGGCATTGCGTGGGATTGAGGTTCATTGGTCGAACCTTCGACTGGAACACCTACACCGTCGAGGAACTCGGATACTCCACAAAGGAACGTCCGGCCACCGCCACTCGTCCTTCCGTTCGGGCCATTCCTCTAAATGGCGAGGACTTCGTGTTGGAAGTGTGCGCCGAAACCGAAGAAAAAACTCACGAATTGGCCGCGTTTCTTGGTGATTCGGTGGTTCGTTGGGTTGCTAAGGAGGGGAAGCAGAAGCCATCCTTAAGCCATCGTCTTGAGCTTGCCTTAAAGAATTACGTTGAGGGTCGTGTCTGATTTCCTTTTCTCCGCATTTTTGTGCTATACTGGAATTGTTCACACAAACAGGAAACCAAAAGGAACGAAAATGAGCGACAACATCAACTGGAACGAAACCTCAATCTACGACTTCCTCCGCTTCGAACACAAACCAGAACGCCAAGCGGCATACGATGACCGGAGCCTCACCAAACTCGCCAACGCCGGACTGATACAACGCAACGAAGAAAAACACACGTGGAAGCTCACCCAAAAAGGCGAAAAGGAACTAGCCGACATCAGGCAGCATTTCGACTCCGGCAAACTCTCCGAACTCCCGCTCACGCTCCGACACTACTACTTCGACTGGGGCGAATACGACATTCACAACCTGCCGGTCAACGCACTTTCCCAAGTGGCCCTGCGGGACAGGAGCGCGGAGATTCGCCGGAAAGCCGTGGAACTGCTCGACAAGTACGACAAGCTTGACAAGGAAACATCGAACGCCCTATCCCACGACAAGGATTGGGAGGTTCGTTATATCGCGGCGAAGAAAGCCGACGTCTGCAACTTCTTCAACGAGGAGGATGAGCGCGTGGTCAAAAACGTCATCAGCAATCATGACGTCGATAAGGAGTGCTTGTCCCACTGGCTGGAAAGCCCTTACGGCGAGATTCGCGTCCAAGTGGCCCTCTTGTCCGATGACAGCGAGGTGGACGAAGTGTTCGAACGACTCGAACCGCAAGACGTGGCCAGTGTGCTGGGCGCTAAACCTCGGTGGGCGACCCGTGAAATCGTTATGAAAGCGTGGGAGGCGGCCGACGGGTGGGAGCGTTGCAGGCTGGCTCGGAATATGAGAGACATGCCGGATTCGTTCATCAATCAGGCGTTTAAGGGCGAAGCTCGATGGACTCTACGTGAGCGTATGGAGGATTATCGCAAGGCGGTTCGCCAAGTGTTGGAGTTGGGTGCGATGTTCTCTGAGGACAGTGAAATTCGCCGGAAGATTTGGGAGCGTGCCGAGCGTGAGATTGGCTGAAAGGGCAGCAATGCGAAAAGCGACATTCATCAGAAAATACTACGGGCACGGATACGACGCCCATATGGTCTATCTCGACTATATGTATCGCGGGCACGAATACACGGTGTATGAGAACCTAGCCCAAGGCAATGAGCCTCTCGCGTGGCAACACCGTGACGAGCAAAGCCGCATAGACCAGTTAATAGAACAGAAAGAGCGGGAAAAGAACGCGAAGCCGAAGCCAAGCCGGTATGAGGACACCGCGCAATACGCCATCGACCAGCTTTATAACTTTCTCGATGGTGAACCGTCGGACTTTGACCAGTAGTGGGGAAAAATTCCCAAGTCGTGTGGATGCTTTTGCATTTGCGCGGCTTTTTGTTTTTTGCGCTTTTGCGCTTTCTTTCAAATATAATATACTGGAATTGTTCACACAAATATGAGAGAAAGAGCCAAATTGACATCCTCCCCCGCATTCATGCGGGGGATTCCCGAATCTTACGGTTCGGGTTTCTGTTCGCTACGACAAAACAAGAAAGGAGGGGACGCTAATGCGAGACCTTGGTTCCGGTTCTGCCGTCCTTGCAGACGCTGACCGCAAGCCCTGCGGCGAGGATGTTTTCGGCTGCGTTCAAATCCCTGTCATGGGTTGTTCCGCAGTCCGGGCACGTCCATGCCTTGACTTTGAGGCCGGGCATGCCCTTCGGCCCGGTCTTCGCCCCGCAGTGGGAGCAGGTTTGTGTGCTCGGATAATACCTGTCGATGGTTATGAGCTGTCGCCCGTACCATTCGGCCTTGTATTCGAGCATTCGACGGAACTCCGACCATCCGGCGTCCATGATGCTCCTGTTCAGCCCGTTTTTCGCGGACTGGCCGTTGGGGAGCCAATGGTTCGGATTATCCGGGTCGGGTTTCGGCGCGCATCTTTTGGCCATGTTCTTCACGTTGAGGTCTTCGATGACCACCGTTTGGTTCTCGCGGATTATCCTCGTGCTCAACTTGTGGAGGAAGTCACGGCGCATGTCCGTGATTCTGGCGTAGGTGCGGGCCACCTTGAGGGCGGCTTTCCGACGATTGTTGCTGCCTTTGGCTTTGCGGGACAACGCCTGTTGCTCCCGTTCGAGCCGTTGGGCGAGTTTCTTGTAGTGGCGTGGATTCGCTATGGTCTCCCCGTCGCTGGTGACGGCGTAGCTGTCCACTCCCAAGTCGATTCCGACGGCGTTCCTTCGGGTGGGGAGAAGGCGGATGGTCTCCTCCACGAGGATGCTGACATGCCATCGTCCGGCGGCGTCCAAGCTTACGGTCACGGTGCTCGGCTCCGTCTTGCGGGGCAGTGTTCTGGACCATCGTATCGGCAATGGTTCGCGCATCTTGGCGAGCGTGAGTTCGTTGCGCTTGGCATCCCATTTGAACGCGCTTCGAGTGTATTCGGCGCTTCCGCCGTGGGATTTGGCCTTGAATCTCGGATAGTCGCCGGTCTGCTTGAAGAAGTTGGAGAACGCCGTCTGCAAGTGTCTCAACGCCTGTTGCAGCGGCACACAGGACACTTCGTTCATGTACGAGTATTCGGCCGTTTTCTTCCATTGGGTGAGCATGGCGCTGGTCTGGACGTAGGTGATGCTCTTGCGCTCCGCCGTCCATGCGGTGGAGCGGGCTTCCAACGCGAGATTGTAGACCTTTCGGCAGCAGCCGACCGTGCGCCTGAGCAGTTGTTCCTGCTCGGGCGTCGGATAGAAGCGGAACCTGTACGCCCGCTTGCATGCATGCCTTCTGACCATGTTTCACATTATATCATATCAATCTGTGAAAGGAGGACGGTTTGCTTCCTCCCCGCCCTAAAGGACAGGGTCTCCGCAAACCAAAAAAAAGATGACGCCGTGGACGAGACGTGTTCCGATGAGCAGCTTGCCGACTTCGTTGGACAGCCTGACACCGCTTTCGTCCACAGCATCAATATCCGCAGGATTCTGTATCGCTCCGGACTTCTGAACTAAAATATGGGAATATGCCCGCAGGAAAATCATGTGGGCGTATTCCTTTTTTTCGTATGAGCAGGGATTGCGTCTTCGTTTTGGCTTGGTTGCGTGTTGTGTTTTATCTCAACTTAGGCTATACTGGAATCGTTCACACAAGATATGCCGAGAAGGAGAAACCATGGACAACGACGCAATCAACAGTCTTACCAAAAAGTGGACTGCCAACCTCGTTTACTGCTTCGAGGACTTCGACAACGAAACCCACTCGCAACGACTGAGCGCATACATCGACCAGAAGTCCTTAGACAAATTCAAGGAAGCCAACCTAATCGAACTGACCAAGGAACGCGACCGTTGGAAGCTTACCAACAAGGGAATCGACCTGCTGGAAAGCATTAAGAACATCTACCGGAGTGGAAGAATATTCCCTCTCCCCTTACCGTTCCGTCACTATTACATCAACTGCAAGTTGAAGTACAACATGAAAATCGAGGACGGAAAGATATACGACGGACTGCGTGAAACCGTGTTGAAAGACCGGAGTCGTGACGTTCGCCGCAAGGTGGCCGAATATTTGGAATACAAGGGAAAACTCAACTATAAGACCGCGACCAGCCTCGCCAAGGACAAAGACCCCGAACTACGCAAGCTCGCCGCAAAGCATACCGTTGCAAGCCTGTACTGGGAGGAAACGGATTACGACGTTATCCGCTACATGGTGGAAAACAAGCTGGCCGATAGGCTCTGCTTCGAGCATTGGGTGAAAAGCGAAGACGAAACCATCCGCGCCCTATCGGCACCGTTGGCGGAGGAAACGGACATAGACCCGTTGTTGGACTCCCTCTCCGACGAATCCGCCATCCAAGTCTTGTTCAATAATCCGGAATGGGTCAAAGGTAAGCGTGCCGTGCGCTTGTGGCGTCGCATGGGCGGGGAAAACCGCCGTTGGATTATGTCCTTTATGTGGGATGTTCCCGATTCTCTAATTGAGGAGTCGTTAGCGGAACCTCGTAATTGGCAAATCTCTTCTCGATTGGAGGAGTATAAGAAGGCGTTGCAGACCGTGGCCCGTATGGAGCGCTTGTTTGCCAAGGGTAGTGAGATTAAACGCAAGATGCGTGCCCGTGCCGGTTTGTCCGATTGAGGTTTGATGGGGGGGGGAGGCGGGATGCTGTTTTGGTGTCCCGCTTTTGTTTTTTGAGGTTTTGCGGTTTTTCTCAAGTGTGCTATAGTGGAATTGTTCACACAAAGAGCGATAGGCAAAAGGAGCACATAACATGTACGCAATCCACTACATCGGCGGCGCAATCAACGTCAAGAAAATGCCCAAAAAACAAGCAGTCGAATACGCCAAACAAATCAACGACAACGCCCTCTCAAGCACCTTCCCCGAAAGCGTGAAACTCGTTCAAAGTCCCGAAGCCCGCACCATCATGCAAAACAGACTCTTCGCAAAAGACATCTACGCCCGCCACAGCGACGTATACAGCATGAGCATGGCTGAACTCGTCAACGCAGTCAACGAATACTGTTGCTGAAAAACAATCACCACAAACCCCAATTACACGAAAAAGGACAATCAGAATGTACTCGAAAATCAGCGAAGACACCTATCGGAAACTCATCGACAAACTCGTCAGAATCCCCTACGTGACCGGCGCTCACGCAACCCGAGCCATCTTCGGAGACGGAATCGAAGTCGCATTCCAACACCGTTACATGGGCAAGCAGGTCGAGTACTATCTGGTGGCCGACTCGCAACGAGACGGCAGACGTTCCTACCGTTGGCGTGGCGGAGTATACACGGTTCCGTCCGCACACTGGACTTTCGATGACGGGGAATACACGCCCGTCGAACTGGAAGAACATAAGCTGGAATCGTTGGATGTTGACGGACTGTATGACGCGATTGTGTCCGATTTAGACAAGGCCATGAGAGAATTGTAGGAAAACGAAAATGCGATTCACCGACGGCAAGGAAAAGCTGGAAATCGAAATCCACGAAGGCCAGCATTCTTGGGATACAACGGTAGAATTCTTCGACCATTTGACGACTCCCATTCTGAATGGGACTCGTCAGGCCGGAAACGTTCGCACTCTACTGACGAACGTGTACAACAGGATTCTAGGCATGTCCGACTATCCCGCACCGGAAGCCGACACTCGGGCAATCTACACCATCACCGACTTGACTGGAACCATTGTCAGGGAAGGTTCTTTCACTTCGTCCGACAATCCAGCCAACATGTATTGCAGCGGTTGCGGTTGCCTTCTCAGCGAGGAGAACGAGAACCTTTGCGGCGATACCGGCTGGTGTGATAACTGCTATTGAGAAATTGGATTGGAAGACTGCCGTTTCTATGCCTCCTTATTGTTCTATCGGATTGTGTTTTGCGCTAATATCATATATACTGGAATTGTTCACACAGTAAGAAGTTGAATCCCAACAAGGAGAAAAAATGAGCAACACCACCAAAGAAATCGACTGGCACAACACCCTCCCCCAAAACTTGGAAGGCCACAAGTGCATCGCAGTCACCAAAACCGGCGAAACCATCGAAGGCATACTGGAATATCGCACGGCACAACCCGACATGTACGTGAGAATCGATAGCCTCCACCTCCCCGGCGTCAAACCATGGGTTATTGTCAACCAATGCGAATCCGGCAACGAAATGGGCGAAGAATTCCAGTCCGTGAAAGTGTTCGCCTGAAAGGTTCACGAATGAGTAACCACGACTGGGTAGCAACCGACAGTCCCAATAAAAACAACACTCACAAGAACAACCGTTCCACTCATAACGGATGGGACGCCGGTAGCGCTTGGAACCCGCAATCCAAGGAACGAAACGAATTCGGCATACGCAATACCGACTGGAGCAACGACTAGCCCCCACGTCAAAAAACGTTAGACCAAAAGGAGAAAAATGGACAGCGGCTACTATGAGTATCTGACCAACTCAGCCAAAAACGACCCTGAACTGAACGAGCACGACAAAGAGACCGTACTGGCGTTTCTGAAACGACTCGACGCCAACCCCGACAAGTATGCGGTAGCCCCAAGAACAATCGCATACTTGAATGAAGAATCTTTGGAATACGCTGACATTACAACCGAAACCCTTAAGAAGCTCGACATGAGCGCTACGCAACTGTTGGACGAATGGTGGGAAAACGTTTGGGGTAGCGCTACTATTGAGGACGATTGCCTTGAGGGACTAAACGAAGTTCTAGAACTTCACGGAGCCAGTGAATGATACCAGAATGCCCGTGGAAAACGACTTCCACGGGTATTCTCGTCTCAATTTTTGGAAGGAGCGCGAATGCCCCATTACTTGTTGGACGCGGCTAATGACGCGACTGAACTCCCATCCGCAGACTTGGATAACATCCAGTCGGTTCTGCGTACCATGCCTACTCTTGATTCGGAAGCGCCCGTGTTGGCTTGTGAGATTTTGGATGCTTGGGACGAGGATTGTAGGATTCTTCGCCGCCGTCCGAGGCTGGTGTTGTTGAATGTTGAAGAGCCTGAATTCTGACTGTAGGGAGGCTGTTTTTCGCCTTCTGCACTACATCTGTTGTGTTAGAGTGAGATAGTTCACACCAAAGAAGGAAAACCGATGACCTTAAAAGAACTCCCCTACCAAGACGGAATTAACTGGAAGGAACTCGAAGGCAAGCCCGCAATTTTCAACTGGAACGGCAAACCCATGGCCGGAACCCTCTACTTGGACGGTTTCAGCAATCTCGCCGTTCGAGAACTGTCCGGCTATATGCCGGTTTTATATGTTTGGCCGGATGATACGACTCATGTCAATGTCAAGTGTGTGACGGATTTTCATGTGTTCGAGTTCGTTGAGGATTAGTGTAGTTCGGGACGCTGAAACTGCGGCTTCTATTCCTATTCCGGAGATAATCCGAACGTATTATCCCGGCTTTGATACGTGGTTCGACCGCACGGTTCTCCCCTCATTAGGGAAAGACCGTGCGATTCTTTTAGCCCGCACGGATGATGGGTTGGCGGGGTTTTGCGTTCTCAAGAGAACTTCGTCGGAACGGAAGATTTGCACTTTATGCGTTTACGAGGGCTTTCGGAATCGAGGAGTCGGTTCCGCTCTGGTCGAATATGCGTTGGGTTTGCTGTGCGAGCAGTTTCCTCTGGTGACGGTGCCGGAGGAACTGTTGCCGGTGTATGAGGGTTTCTTCCGTCGTTTTGGTTTTCGTTTGTCTGGCTCGCGTGTGGGTTTGTATCGGGGTGGGAAGAGGGAGTTCTTTTTTAATCGAACGCTGGCTTAGGTTTTCGTGTTGCGTTTTTCTACCCCCTTGTGTTATAGTGGGATTGTTCACAAAGACAAAGACAACCAAAAAGGAGAACGCATTGAATCAATCAACTGGCATCGGCAAACGAATCCTCTTCGATGACCACCCAACTCGCGCAGTATTCGACACCAAGGAACTGCCAACAGACGACTCCTATGCGCTCTACCGCGTATACCTGCGTTCTTGGCAACGGCATTCCTGCCGACCGGGAACCGAGGATACTCCCATGTTCGACGTGATATGCCCTGCAAGATGGTGCCGTTGGATTGCTCACGTCAGCATTCTGAACTATTTGGACGACATAAGCTGGTTGGCTTGGCCGGTGGAAGGTGGTGTCAGTTGGCAGCATAGGACAATCGACCCTTATTCCGTCCACTATTCCACCGATACCCATATTCCGGTAATCGACTTGCGCGAAAGCGAAGAATAGGAGAGAACATGTTCGACACTCAGAACACGCCTCGATTCTCGACCATAGGCGTCACCTACACGAAGCATCAGAACAATGCGGCGCTTAGCATGAGTTCCGCCGAAGATTCGACCATGCGCCAACTGGGATTCACCGACCACCGTGAGGGGTATTGGTACCTCTGCCGTTCAGTCTCCCCCGACCATGACATGACATTAAATGTCGAGATTGCCAAGGCCGGTAGCGACTGGCAGATAGACGTGTTGGACGAGAACTTCTGCCAACCCTACGACTACCAGTATTTACTCAACGTGAACCCGACGTTGGATTATCCCAACAAGGTGGCTGACGAATGCGAGAAATGGTTCCGGAAACTATCCGAATGGGGTTTGCTGCACGGCTGGCATGAGGGAATGTACGTCTGAAAAAACAGAAAGGAAAAACAAAAAAAATGAGCATTCTCAACGAGGAACTGGAAGAACGGTATCCCATCGAGGAAGGCGATTGCATCACGCTCACACGGGAGCAGTTGTCGTTGCAGTTGCGTCGCGCATACAAGGCGGGTGCGACCCGCGACTATAAGCGCACTCCGCACGGGCATACGGAACTGTTGAAGATTATCGGAACCCTTCAAGACTCCCACCTATTGCCTGATGGCACGGACTTCGAGGATGTCGTGAGAACAGTTCTGGACGGTCGCGTCAAGGCCATCACCAAATAGGCGTTATACTAGAAACGTCCACACATTCACTTATCCAAGGAGACCACACCATGAGCTGGGACAGATACCAAAGTCGAGACCCCAGAAGAATCGACCCAATGAAAACACCACTCTACGATTACGTGGTCTTGGATACCGAAACCACCGGCTTCAAACCCGAAAACGGGGCTAAACTCATCGAAATCGGAGCCGTGAAAATCCACGGGGGAAAACTCGTAGACCGATACGAGCAACTTATTGACCCGCACCAGCATATCCCCGAACACATCACCTCCCTCACCGGAATCAACGACAGTATGGTCATCGGACAACCCGACGTAAGCCAAGCCATCATCCGATTCGACAAGTGGCTTGGCCCGCGAACCATCATTATGGCGCATAACGCGTCATTCGATTTAAGTTTCTTGGACGCGGCCATGAAAACCGTGAACGGTGGAATGTTCTTCTTTCCACACCGGTTTGTGGACACGTTGGAAATGAGTCGGAAAATCCATCCCGAAAAGCCAAGCCATAAGGTTGCCGTGCTTATCCGCGACTATGGTATCGGTGACGTGGAAGAGCATCGCGCCTTGTCCGACGCGACTCAGGAAAACATGCTGTATGAAGCCATGCGCAGAGAGGAGTTTGGGTGCTAAATGGGATATGAGGACATGTTCAATCCCGAATGCAGGGACTATCTGAAATCACGCAAACCGTCGCAACGGGAGCAGGAGATAGCGAAGCTTGAGAAACAGGCCGACAAGAAGCATGACATGTATGGCAACAAAACCCTCTACGAAGTCTCAGGAGAGGTTGCGGCCATCTACGAAAGCCAGAAGGCGTTGCGCTTGAGGTTGGAAAGCATCGAGGAAAAACTGGACGAACTCTTAAGGACTCAGAAAGGACTGGGGTGAGAAACCTTCTTACATGCCCATGCTGTAACAGCATTCCCGAATTTAAGTATCGGGCTAAATCTGAACTCCACTGCACTTGGGACGACGAGCAATATTTTCTGCCGAAAGGTTGGGGATACTCCCACTTTTGTCCAGTGGATAATGGTTTGCAAACATCTGGCGGAGTCGGCTTCCAAACCTTGCACGACGCACAGCGCGACTGGAACTGTAAGGTTGGAAGTTTTCTCCGTAACCCGCTGAACAGTTTCCACTCGTCCATCGAGACCGGTGCGGAACTGCTGACCGAATTAGATGATTGTTTCGTTGGGCAGCGAATTCAGCTTGGCGACCGGATATTATTGAGTCGGCGTTCTCTAACCGTTCGAGGTATCGTGCAGTTCATCCAACGGGACAGTGTTGGCGAAATCAGCGTCATCCTGCGGGATACGGACACCATCAAGTATGTGATTTATTCGCCGGTCTGGGAGCGTCGGAAGTACATGTTCTCGTATTATATCGAAAGGCGAATGCATTGGATAAAAAAGCCGAAAGGCTCCTCTGCGACGCGTACCATCGTGGACGCTTAGCGGAGATTGACGAAAACAATCAGGAAGCGGCTATGTTCCTTATGTGGAACAGTGGGCACAATATTGTGCTCGCTGTTTTTCTTTTTTAGGAGGAGCCGGAATGTCCCAGCATAGCGACAAAAGCCACAAGAACAAGAAGGTCGTGGTCATTGAGAAGGTGCGGGACAAGTATGGTTCCGTCATCGCTTTGAAGGTTGTATTGTATCGTCGGCATGATAGTGAGAATGGGAAGGTTTGGGATATGAAGCGTTCTCATACGTTCAGTGCGGCTTTCAGTCGTCGTGCTTGTAGGGAACAGGCGAAGACGTTGGCTCGTCAGTGGGCCGATAAGTATGGTGCGAAGGTTGTGAAGAGGGGGTAGTTGCCCTCTTTAATGGTTTATGTTATACTGGGGGTGTTCACATAAAAAACCATTCCAAAAAAGGAGAACACCATGAAAAAACATCGACCCATACGAACTCATGCACGATTGGGATTGGAATACTGCCGTATTACTACTTCCTTTTGCTGAACAGTAAGAGGAGACGGACATCATGCACAGCTTATACAAGACCGCAGGTAAATGCACTCTGAACCGAAGCAAAGTCCGCTACCCCAACAAAAGGGAAGCCCAACTCGCATTGGCTGTCATCAAAGGACGAGGAAATCCGAAACACACTGAGAAACGCGCATACCATTGCCCTATCTGCAACGGATGGCATCTGACCAGCGCCGAAACCGTGAACGATACAGTCCTGTCCGGGAGCGTGCTCCAACACACCAATCCAGACGCGTTCGACACAGGAATGAAAGCGTTCCTCTCTGGTTCCAAACGCGGCAAATATTCCGCAAGCAAAGCCAGCCTGACCCGACGTGTCCGACATTTGCTCCACCTGTTCGCAGCCAACGATATTCCGAATGACTCTTGGGACAATCCATGGTTGTGGGCAACTCTTAGATTCCAAATCATGTGGAGGGGCGGAGACCAGAAGGCCGAACAGCTTCTATCCACTTCGAAGAAAACGGTCAAAATGGCGGGCGACATGCTCACCAAAGACAAGGAGCCGTTCCTTCGCGTGGCTGAAACCCGGAAGGAAGCACAAAAATTACAGAATACACCACTACCGGCATGGTTGGCCGTCGCACTGATGGCCGACAAGGGAAAGGAGCAGAAAGTTTGAACGAAAACGAACTGAAAGAAAGGGCCGTCCACTCATTGCTCCAATCGAAGCTTGGTAAAGTCGCCCCGGCGGAAGCGTTTGTCATCGGATGGCGGAAAGGCTGGGACGAGGCTATCGACATGGCTTTGGAAATCGTTCGCAATGAACTCGATAAAGATGGCGAGAACGAATCGTGATTTGTTCCAAATACACGTGCATGTTGTGCGGAAGAGTCACCGACTTGGACACCGGCTACAAGTACATCATCTCCGTCGTCCAAACAGGCGGTCACGGTCGATGCTCATACGCTCGAACATTGGTCATCTGCCAGCATTGCATGCGCACGCATAAAACCGTCATGACCTTGCAACGCAAATCCTTGAATGAGGAAAACGTTCTTGAATTCCACAGGCCACCGAAAACCCGAAAAACGTCCACCAAGAAAACCGGCGAGAAGAAAGGCTGAACCGTTTTATGGACACCAGTGAAAAGCAGATTATCGGAGAGAACGCCAAATACGTTTCCGACACCATCCCGCAGGAGACTAAGGATGGGCTTCGCGCCCATTTGAAGCCCGGATACGCCATGCCGGACGGCACCCATTATGCGACCGGCAAGGATTACACGGAGTTGATGCGCAATCTGCGCAACATCCAATACTGTGGCTGTCCGCTCTGCCACGACACGCAGTCTGGGCTGAAAACCATTCTCGCAACCAGCGGCATGACCGTCCGTGAGCTTGCCGAGGAAATCGCATGCGACGAATACGATTCGTATTCCGTTGACGAAATCCGCGACCTTGACCCGGAACAGTTGAAGCCGGTGGATGAGATTGTCGAGGATATCAACCGTTGGAGCCACGACCAGCGTGCGCTCGAACACGCTTCCTTCGGCACCGTCAGGCTTCTGTCCGTCTACTTGAACGTCAGTCTCGACCAGATGTACGACGAATTGGATTATCAGACGCTCATCTACACACCATGGGAGGAGGACTCCCACATTTACGGCTATGTGACGGTCATCCGTTACAAGGATGGAAAGTATGAGGTGGATGTTCCGGAATGCCGCTACCAGTGCGACGAAACGTATTGGAACGCGCGTCGCAAGATGGAAGAATCCAACACTCCCATCACGTTGGATGTTCTGCGTAGCGAACCGTGGAGCAAGGAGCATCGCACTCCCGTGGCATTGCCGGAACAGTATCGTGGCAAACAGTATCATCTGGGAGGTCATTCCAGCCTGTCGGCTTTGCTGGACAAGCTGGCCTCACATGATGTTCCGGTGGACGAAAGGGTTCTTATCGCCCTCGAACTGGAGGAACAGTTCCCGTTGCGGTTGACCCCACTGTCTGACAAGGACTGACATTTTTTCGGGGAGGAGCCGATACCGGCTTCCCTCCTCTTACTGTTAGAAAGGAAAACCTGATGGTTAGAAAAATGGTGAGCGTTCAAAAGATTGAGGGAGTGTATCCCATTGAGAACGCAGACCGTATCGAGAAGGTTCGCATTGGCGGATGGATTGTCGTAGTAGGCAAGGACATGGGATTAAAGCCCGGCGACCATGTGGCATATTTCGAAATCGATTCCATGCTTCCAGCCAACGACCCACGCTATACGGACTTGCAGAAGCGTGGTCAGCGTACCGTTCCCGTGTCCAACACGATTACCGGCGAAGAGAAGGAAATCACCGGACACGTGCTACGTACCGCGCGACTGCGCGGAGTGTACAGTCAAGGACTAGTCATGCCGCTTTCAACGATTGGCGTACCGGAGGACACTCCCATCGGCACTGATATCACCTTACAGGCGGACGTGTGGAAGTATGAAGAACTGCCACCATTGAAAGGCGGTGACATGATTGGCGCTTTCAACGCGCCATGCTCCAAGTCCGACGCCACACGAGTGCAGAATCTCACCGCGTATTGGGATGAAATCAGGCGGATTGCGTGGACTCCGACCGTGAAGGTGGACGGCACCAGCACCACAATCTACCGTGATATGGATGATACGGTTCACGTCTACTCTCGCAATTGGGAGTTGAAGCCGGAATGCACGAACATGCAGGTGGCGGTGAAAACCGGATTGGTTGACGCGTTGGAGAAAGGCATGGTCTGCCAGTTCGAGCTGTGCGGCCCAAGTGTCAACGGCAACAGGTTGAAGCTGGCGTCCTATCGTCCATTCGTGTTCGCCGTATGGCGTGACAACATGAAACTCGACCGTAGGGATTGGCCGAAAGCCATGCTTGACAACGCCGTCCCACTGTTAGACGAGACCGAGTGGAAGCCGACCGGCGATGTGATGGACATGATTGCCAAAGTGGATGGTCTGAGAGGCAACGTGACCCGCGACTTGTTGGACGAAGGAATCGTCTGGCATGCGAAAGCGGGCGAACGGTTGAGCGACGACCTGTACAACGAGCTTGGCAGCAACCGTTGCTTTAAAATCATCAACAACAAGTATCTGACCAAGCACGGTCTTTGATGTCGAATAGGGGTCTGGGCTTACTTTTGTGTGCAGACCCCTGTTTCGTCTTTCATATCATTCATGTCTTGTTATACTGGGGATGTTTACAAACGCCGGATGAAACAAAGAAGTGGCGAATTGAATATCTCCAACATGTCGGAAGAGACGATAGAAGAAAACCTACCCGACCTGTCCCCGCATTTGGAGGATGGGTTCAGTCTCAGACAGCTTGAAATACTCCACGACTACGCGGTGGAAGCTTTCAAGGCTGGAATCGAATACGCCAACAATACTCGAAAAGGAGCTATAGATTGACCGATAGGAAACCGTGGGTCATTTCCATTCTACCCGTCAAATGCCCCGATGACATGACCGGCATCCCTAACTATTACATTCAAATATGGGAAAAGTACGTCGGCAAGGTCAAGCCGGAAGGTGGAGACCGTGAGGATTGGATTGAAACCTGTTCCCGACTCTACTGGGGCGTCCGCAATCTAGGTGAGGACGCCATAGTCCGAGTGCATGGGAAAACCGACCTCGACTCGAAGAGGCTAATCGGATTACCGCACTTCGGACAAGTGTTGAACATGCCGCCAATCGACCAGTATGCAGACCCATCTCATGCCGACCGTTACGCCATCAATCCCAACGTGCGCATGCTCATGCATCGGAAGACGAAACTCAGTTCCATCTACGAGGATGACATCAAACATGCGTTCGCTTCTCTTATTAAGGACGGTGTCTCGTCGTTCTTCATCAAATTCATGAACCAAGCCAAACTGCTACCGAATTTGAAAATCTCCGGAACTAATCTTGACGAGCTTGAACAGCAGGTGCAGGAGTGGGGAGGTTGGGCGTTTGTTCGTGCGGATGATGACCCGAATGCTCTGCTTATTCAGGAGAATGTCGATATCCAATACGAGTATCGCATGTTCATGGTCGGCAACCAGCCTGTCTGCGGCGCTGGCAATATCGGATTGAAAACACCAATCGACAACATGCATACGAGATTCGACCCTCAAATGCAGAAGCATCGTGACGACACCACCGTTAAGAATGTTGAACTCAGACCGGAATTGGCGGAACGATACCGTGAGTTCGCCACGCGAGCCGGACGCATGTTCGCTCACTGCGGTTACGGCGCGTACACGCTCGACCTGTGTCTTATCAACGGTGAAGTGTCAATCGTGGAATTGAACGGTTTGATGAATTCCGGACTGTTCGCATTGAACATGAACGATTTGACGAGCGCGTTGCGAGTCAATTGGAAACAGTGCCTTCCCCCGGTTCTGCTTGAAACGGCTATCTAAAAAGAGAGGAATAATATTGGAAAACGAAGAAAAAGAATGCCCCGCATGTGCCAGATGCGAGGTGTCGTTATCGGATTATCCGAACTGGTGTCGATGCAACAGTTCAGCACTCCGCGATTGCGTCAATCGGCTCAACAATTACGATGCTGGAATCGTATTCGGGATGCATTTCGGAGACCCGGACTTCGTACTGGAAGGCGACCCTAATCCAGCAAAAGAGAACATTCTGTTCTTCAAAGCGGATAAAAAGTACGTTTATCTGGAATTCCTCACCATGGGAGACGAGAACGCTCCGAAAGAGCATATTCCAATAGTCCGAATGTGCAAACCCTGCGTGGCTTTCATGGGGGAATATTTTTGGAGCAAATATCTTCCGAAAGAGTTTTGGGAAGGATACGAGCAAGCGGTGTTACACACTCTGAAAAGGCTGGTGGACGACCCCAGTGTCGAATCGGACGCCGACCTGATTAAGTATGCGAGAGAAATCGTCCACGGCGACATGCTCATCGACTGGTAGTGTCTGTTGGCTTGTTTTTAAGGAGCGCGTTTTTGGACACGCTCCTTTCTGTTATCGACTTTGACTATCCGTTTTGTGATGCGCGAGAAAAAACTATGTACTATCACGTACTATACTGGGATTATCTACATAGAGAGGGAGTATTTTTGAGACCACAATCAGAAGACACCGGGGAACTCACCACCGTCATCGACCCCGCGTCCATCACACGCATGGCGTCCAGCCATCCAGACAACAGGGAGACCACCATGTATGGCAGACATGGCAAGCATGACGGTAAGCCGCCAAAAATCAAAAGGTCGCGGACTAAAACAGATAAACCCAAACATCCCATAGAACAGGTCATGCTATTCGTCATGCTCGCCGTAAGTATTGTTTTCTTGGCTGGAACGGTGCCGCTTCTCTGGTTCATGCCGGTTTCGGAACCAGAGGATATGATTGTCCGACCTATTCTGACTGGCTTGATTGGTGTGGCGGCGGTTTCCGCCGACATTCCGGCTTGGATATATTTCGCCCGTTGGCGTCGGAATTTATGTAAAAGCCAAATTTGAAACATTTCCTTGTTATACTGGAATCAACCACATTCAAGCAAAAGCAAGGAAAACACATGCCTAGAACCACACTGGCCGATGTCGCATCCGACTACGTGCGCAAACACCAGCACGAGCGACAATGCCGACAACTCGACTCCAACAGCCGGGTCACGCTCACCGTCATCCAAAACCAGTGGGCGAAACTTGCAGGACAGGAACCCATGACCATTTTCGACGCGCCGGAAGTCGTAATCAGAAGCATCGAAACCACACAACGCGGCCACGAACTGTTCGACCGCACAAAAGAAACAAACGGGGTCGTCTACTACGGCCTGAAAAACTGAAAGGAAACAAAAACATAATGTCGGAACTCGCAGAGGACACCAGAAGGGTAACGCTTCTACTGGGAGACAATCCGGAAGGAAAAACTCAATGGCATACATGCTTGGACTTGTCCCACAACGAGTATGCCATCCAAAAACTGCGTGAGACCGGAAGACTGGAAGCGGGGAAGGCCACTTCGCTGACCGTCGGACAGTTGCAGAACCTTCTCACCAAGGCACAGAAGGACGCCCACGGGTTCCAAGACACTCCCGCCAGCAAATGCTTGCGGGGCAGTGAGCCTGAACGGAGACTACAGGCATACAAGTTCGCTGAAAACCTCAACCGTGCCCTCTGTGAAGGCTCTCCCGTGTATTGTTCGGAGTTTGAGCCGAGGCTGGACTTATCTTTCCCGAGTTTCAAGGACTGACCATAATTGGGAAGGCATTCAAACAGACAAGCCCGACCGACGACGATAGGCGAGACGCCTTCTTTTGATAGTCTTATCGCCGCCGGGGTGAGGGATGGTGAGGAATGGGCGAGACAGCGTGTGCAGAAAAGGATAGCCGCCGTACTGTCCGTTCTTGTCGCCCTGTCCTTGTGTTGTGGCGGCGGATACTATTGGTGGGATACCCAAGGCAAGGCGAAGCGTGCCCATGCCGAAGCTGAGGACGCCTGTTTCCAACAAGTCAGCAGGATGACGGAATCGTATAATAAGTCGCTCCGACTGTATGCTCAGGTGTCTTCCAAGTTCAACGAATTGGACGAATCATATGATTTGGACACGTTGGCCGCTTTGCAGGATAAGAAACCGAAGGAATATGAGAATCTGCATTGCTCCACGGATTTGGATGGCGACAATCGGAGGGCTAGGTCTTTGAAACGTTCGTATGATGAGCTTTCGAAGGAGTATCGCAAGGCTCTTACCCCCATTAGAAAATAGTATGCTATACTGGAAACGTTCACATACAGCCTATCGTTTAGGAGAAAAACTTGCACAACGATAACGTCAACCACCCCAACCACTACACGTCAGGCCCCTTCGAATGCATCGAACTGACATCACGATACCCGTTCCTAGGAGGCAACGCAATCAAATACGTGTACCGCTGGCAGGGCAAGAACGGTCTGGAAGACTTAAGGAAAGCCCTCTGGTATCTGAACCGAGCGAAAGAGGAAAGCCCCTACGAGCCTCTTGGACTCTATCCGCTCGACTCGTTTGTTCCACCCTACTGTTACTTCCACATGGACGACGAATCAGTGCATATGCTGAGGAAACTCGCCCGACTCAACTGGCAGAACATGCGAGGATTCTGGAAGGGCATGGCCGAACTCGCTTGCGACCACAAGTCCGGCTACACCCGCGCCAAGAAGACGTTGGAGCGTCGAATCCGACTGCTGGAATCCATGCTGACCGACGAGGAGCAGACCGTCCTGTCCGCCATCTGGCAGGACAAGGAGCTGACCGAATCGCAGAATCGAATCGCCTACCGTCTGCAAGCCCGTGGTCTTGCGAAACTGGACAAGTCCGATGGCGTGTGGAACCCGACCGGAAAGGAGCGCTGACATGAAGGAGGAGAACGAAACGTTCCTTGAGCGAGTGTCCTATGCTATGTTCCGGTATGGTCTGGGTTTGTACTTGCTGTCCGGAATGGTGTCCCTGTTGGGGCTTGTCGGCTCTTTTTTGCTGAAACGATTTTCTTGGTATTGGGGTTTGCCTTTCGTCGTATGCGGCATACTGTTTCTAGTCGTGTTTCCACTGGCGTTGTTTCTCCTGTCGGTGGATGATTGGAGACAGAAAAAACATGTCGGAGAAAACGAGATTAAGGTTTCGTAGAATCGAAGCCGGATTGTTGAAAGCCTTCCATCGGGGTTTCAGTCTGTTGCTGGCGGTGTTTCTTTTCACTTTGCTGGCGATTGTGGTGCTTCATCTCGTATTTGGAACGTATGCGGTCGGGCTTCTGGTCATTCCGTCCGTCGTGGTGATTATCGAGGCATTACTGGCGGCTTTGGATTTTCTGTTTGAGTTCCTTGCAGGGGATGTCACGTATGAGCAAGCTGGCATAGAACCCCCCGAAGGGACTTTTTCTAAAAATTCTGAGGATTCTTCCGTGATGGATGACTCTCGTATGTTTGCCGCCGTTTTGAAGGCTTCCCGCAAGTCCGGAAGGCCGAAGAAGGACGACACGCGCTGACGTTAAGTTGTCCCCCCTAAGATAGTACAAGTTATATTGGACTTGTCCACATATGGTAATATGGGGGCATGACTGGTACAACACACTCAAAAGAAATCCTGATGATACGAATCGGATACGCACCCCGACAAGGCCGCGTATACTTCCAACCACACACCGTGATGCAGGAATACCTCCGATTCAGCAAAGAACACGACAACCACGTCCTATGGAAATGCGGAATCATCGGCGTCATGAAAAACGTGGAGCAGGTAATCCTGTACGCGCACGACGAAGACCTCATGCTCATAGGCGAGGTGACTGGCTTCGGAAGCCCATACAATCCAAGGACATGGGACGAAGGAAGCTTCTACCAATGTCCCAAACCATGGTCTAAAGAACCAGCCAAATACTGGATAGCGTTGGACAACCTGAGACCATTGGAAGGGTTCAACCCAGACCTGTATGAACTCGCCGCAGGTAAGGACAAGGGCAAACCATTGTCCTTGGTGTTCGAACGCAAGGTACCCATGCTGACCATGGCCGACGCCGAGGGCAAACGCAAGTCCGCTACCACTTCCCGACGTTCGGGGCTTACCCGTATTCGACTACGTGAGGTGTGAATGGTTCCAGTATTGGACACATTCGCAAAAACACCCTATACTGGAAGTAGTCACATAAGAGTAAGGATAACACCATGACCGAAACACTCATGGACAGACGCGCAGTATTCATGCGCATCAGTTCGGAATCAGACCTCATTGGAAAAGCCAGCGTCAAACCCGACGAAGACACCATCATCCGCTACAACTGGCGACAGGCGGAAAGCATGATGGATGAAATCATCAACCATGCGGAACAGAACGATGGCAAAGCCATCATCCCGTTCGACAGCATCGTCTCAGTCCGCTCGCTCGACACCTGCTCCCAGTTCATCCTCTGGCGCACCGACGGCAGATATCTCATCGGCAAACTGTACGAGTCCGGAGAGGACTACAAGTACGGTATGGACGACCGTGACGGCTACACCGCACCGACCGCACTGCGGGCGAAAACCGCGTCCCGCTGGGTGAAGGTCAAGAACATCAAAAGCGGGGATGACTTCCCGTTCGAGAAATGGTATATCGAAGCATACCGTCATCGCGCTCGTAGCAAGACACCGTTGGATGCAGCCTTGAAGAACAGTCACATGAACGTCATGTTCGTATATAAGGAGGAGGGTAAGGAAGATGCCTAAAATCATCGTGCCGGGCAAACGTCTCACGGCGGATGTCACCCATAAGATTCAACCTATGATTACAGTCAAGGATACGACCGGCAGGGAATGGTTCGCCCGAGCCATGTTCCTTAGTCTGAACCGTGGGACAGGCGACAATTGGAAGGTCGAGGATTTCAGCCTTTCCATCGCTGCCAAGGAAAATTACGCGTTCTACAAGAACACCAAGCTTGGAGTGGAAATCCGTCTCGACCAGAATCCTGAACTCAAGAAACTGGTAAACGAATACGTGTCCATAGTCAAAAAAGACACCACTCAAGCCGGAGCCTGATTTTTACCAAAACAGCAAGAATAGAACCTCCCTTTCGCGTAAGGTTGTTTACAGCGAAACGGAGGTTTTCTTTTATGGTTTATAATCCGTCAGAACCGCGTGACCCGCTGGGCAAGTGGATGAAAGCGCATGGTGGCAATCCGAAGGCGAGTCTTGCCGATAATGTCAAAAATCTCAACTATGCGGAAGAGCATGGGGCGGCTGTCGATACCAAAAACACGCCGACAGCGGTAATTGACCAGATAGCCAAGACCGGCAAAGACGAGGACAACCGGCTGGAGGCGCTGATGAACCCGAACATCAGCGACGAGACGCTTGACTCGTTCAAGTACAGCGACGACGTGAGGGAGCGCACGGCAGTCGCGTCCAATCCGAAACTGGACGGCAAGACGCTCGACATGATGGCGGACGATGACAACTTCTATGTGAAACGTGCCGTGGCCCTCAACCGCAACACCCCGACCAACACTCTGGAACGGCTCGAAGGTGATGCCGACAAGGACATTGCCGACTACGCTCTCATGGCATGGTGTCGGAACCGTTCGCTGGAATACTGTAAGGAAGGCGATTACGGTAATCCCAGCGTCCTGCTCGGGCAGAACAGATACCATCAAACACTGAGGCTCGAAGAGCTTATGGACTACGACGATGTGAGAGACCCCATGCCGCTACCGGGGCAGGACGGTTACAACGACTATATCGAGACCAACGAGAAACTGCATGTCTGCGACGCGTACACGTCGGAGATAGCCACGGAGGCGGCTAGGAACGGCGACTACGACGCAGCCTTGCAAATCTTCGAGGCCGGTCACAGCGAATGGACAGACGACAGGGCGGGAACCACCTTCCCCCTTAGCAAAGGCAGGATGAAATGCCCCGCCATGGCTATCGACGCGGAGACGAAATTGGCTGACCAGTTCCTCTACCACGCCTCGTCCGAGCAGTGCGAAAAACTCCATGAGCTAGGCTACGATTCGTCGGCGCAGGGCATACTGAACCGTTTCGACATGACCAACACCATCAGCACCCGCCCCATGGCGGAACACTGCACGGTGCCGGACAGGCTCGACAGGCTCTCCCAGTCGAAGGACTCAGAGACGAGACTTCATGTGGCGGGCAATCCGAACACCAGCCTTCACACGTTGGAGACGCTAAGCGAAGACAAGGACGAGAAAGTCAGCCGTAGGGCCGTCATGAATCTTGAACATTGCCGTGAGAATCAAAGGCTTTCGGACGAATACGCGGGAGTCGATTTCAACGATGACAGCGGATACGACGATATCCAATTCGAATACTAAAAGAAATTGGAGGAGGAATGTACAATCCTTTACAAGCAAGAGACCCGCTGGGCAAATGGGTCAAGGAGCATGGCGGCGCTTCAAGATTTGTTAGGTGAGGATTCCCCGCCTCTTGTGGGCGGGGAGGAATCGCCGTTCTAGGCTCGTTCCTTTTGGGTTTGTATGTATCGTCTGACGGTGTCCTCGCTGATGTGTCCGACGCTTCCGAAGTAGGTCGATGGCGACCATAGGCCACTTCCCCAGAATTTTCTTCCTTTGAGTGCGGGGAATTGGGTGAATATGCGGACGGCGCTGATTGATTTGACCGTTCTGGCGATTTCGGCAGGGGCGGTCTGCGGGTTGGCGGTGACGAACATGTGGACGTGGTCGGGCATGACCTCTATCTCCTCCAACGTCCATCCGTATGCGGCGCAGGTCTCGGCTATGGCGTTGCGGCATGCGATTTCGACTTCTCCGGTGAGTATCTTGTGCCTGTATTTGGTGCAGAAGATAATGTGGTAGCCGAGTTCATAGACTTGGTGACTATTTCGTTGCATGCTCATAAAACCTATGGTATCATAAGAGGCATGACCATTGGGAAAAGCAAGACGGCGCAACATAGGGAAAGCATGGTGAATGCCACACCCCAACGCACCCTCGTACTCCCATTGGACATCTCACCTGAACAGTACGGAATCTTCGAGGGATTGGCCGACTCCTACAACCGCATGTGGGGTTCGCTTGTCTCATGGTGCGACAGCAACCGTTCGGTCAACCGCACCAGAATGCAGAAGGACAATTACGCGAGACTCCGCGCCGAATATCCGGAACTGCCATCCCAGTTCGTCTGCATAGCCATGCGCGACGCCGCCGGAGCGGTGCGCTCGTGGAACTCGAACCATCCGAAACGCCGGTGGAACCTCAAGGCGTCACGCAGGAAAAAGACCATCAACTACGATTTGAGGGTCATGTCCCTGCGTGGCAACCTGCTGTCGTTGAGCGTCACGCACGGCAAGAAAAGACAGCGGATACTGTTGCCGGACATTCCCGAATGGTTCGACCGCAGATACTCCGAACGCAAATTGAACGCGGCCAAACTCGTCCTCGACCCGGACGGGCGAAACGCGAGCGTCATGCTCGTATACCGCCTACCCCAGTCCACTCCAATCGAACATGGGGACGTACTGGGCGTTGACTTGGGACAGCACTCCCTCACCATGGATTCGAGAGGAGGTGAGACCTCCTATTCCCGCATGCAGGGAATCAGACGCCGTTACGCGCACAACAGGAAGACATTGCAGGAAAAAGGCACCCGAAGCGCCCGCCGCCGGTTGAAGGCGATGAGACATCGGGAAGAGCGGTTCATCCGTGACGTCAACCATCGCGCGTCCAAAAGATTGGCGAACACTCCGAACGTGAGTGTCATAGCGTTCGAGGACTTGGCGTACATCCGCCGTCAGGCGAGGAAAGGAACCAAGACCGGCAGAAGACGCCGCAACATGCTCAACCAGTGGCCGTTCGCCCAACTGCAAGAGTTCACCGCCTACAAGGCCGCAAGGAACGGCGTCAGAATCCTAATGGTAGACCCCGCCTACACGAGTCAGAAATGCAACCGTTGCGGATACGTGGACGCGAGAAACCGCAATCACGCGAGATTCGACTGCCTCCGTTGCGGGCACAGCGACAACGCCGACCATAACGCCGCGTTGAACATCCGAGACAGAGCCATACAAAACCTTGGATAGACCCAAGGTCAGGGTGCCGTCAACCACCCATGATGGATGGGGTGCCCGCGACGACCTCCCTTACGAGAGTCGCGGGGGTCACGCCCACGTCCAAGCCGCGACGCTCGTCATCGCGGTAGTTGACTCCCCATGCCTCGCCGGAAACATTGAACGTTCTGGCCGATGACGGTTGGACTCAGACCCGCATCAACGTCGCCGGTAATCCGAATACTTCGACGGAAACATTGGACTATATGTCCGACCAGTGGAGTCCCCATGTGAAGCGTGCTATCGCGACGAACTCGAACACGTCCGTTGAAACGTTGAAGAAACTGTCCCACGATTCGGATAAGTCCGTGAGACAGTTGGCTTATTCCGGATTGAAGCAGAAAGGTGAGAAACCTATCGACAAGCCATTCAAACCGGCCAAGCCGGTCGAAGACGACAATCCCGGAAAATACATGAGCGCCGATTTCGACCCGATGGAATACTTCGGTCTGAACGACTGATTCAATCCGCCGATTCTGAATCCCTCCCCTATTGGAATATCCGTTGGGGGAGGGATTTTTCCGTTTTCCGAAGGTTGACAACAGTCGAAACCATTAGAGTCGAAACCAGTGATACAGGAAAGATTCCACAGAATCGAAAGTGGTTGACCCGAAATGGCAAGAGACGGTTTCTATCGTCCGGAAAGCTTCATCAGCCCCGGTAGCGAATACGGTCTGCTCCGAGCGGCGACACCGGACAGAACGGTATGGCTGTATGCGAAGATTCCTTGGACGAGCGCACTATTGGATGGTGCGGGCGACTCCAAAAGGAAGGAAGCCGAGCAAAGCTTCATGGCTTTCTTCGACGGGCTGGCCGGTGAGGTCAGCGTGGCGGGCATGCGCTACAGGGATTTGCTGAAAAGCGAATACCGTGAATTCCATCTGCTTACGGGTTCCATGCCTATCCCCTACCGTCCGCCGGTAATGCAACAGGATGATTTGAAAAGCTATCAGGCTTACTATTACCGTAATCTGAACGTGTGCAAGCAGTTCGCTGTCATCGGAGTCCCGTTGAAACTGGGTGGCGAAGCCGGTAGGAAAGGCCGTAAACAGTCGCTTCTTCGGAAAGTCACCACGAAGTTCAATCAGCTTAGCTTCTCCATGGCGAACGGTTACGCCATGTTTGAGGAGTATCTGCCGGACGCGCATCGTATCGAACGCATCATGTTGAACGCCGGTCTTATCCCGTTCACCATCATGGAGGAAAGCGAACGCGAGCAGATGGTTGCGATGATGGAGACTTGGTGGGTGAGTCGAGCGTCCGCGTCCGCCCTTCCCATCATTGCCGAGAACGACCACCTGCATTTCTTCCCGAACAGTAAGGTCTGCCAGAACGCGAAACGACTATACGATGAGGGAATCGATTGCGACCAGTGGAACATCGACAGCGAGTATCCGGCGTCCATCTGCTTCGCCCGAACAACCCAGTTCGCACAATCGGACATCACCGACCCGTCCAACCTGTGGATTGCGAAACTGATGGAAGTCGCTACGGCGGGTGGCGCGAACGCCGTCGGAACGTCCATTCGCGGCAAGGTCGAACCCGGCAAGGTGACGGCTGACACGATTCGCCGTAACGCCCGCACGATTGACGAGAACATCAAGGAACGTTATCAGCATGGCCGTGAGGCTTCCGCCGATATGACCGATTTGAAATATCGTCTGGACTATAAGAAGGCCATTTACAATTCTCCCGAAATGCCGCCGAGCATCATCGATTTGAGTGTCGCCACCTGTGTGGCAGGTAACGCTCAGATTGCCGTGGACTCGTTGCAGAACATCCAGAATTTCGAGTTCACGAATCTGACCACGGCCAACGAACAGTTGATGGCGTTCAAAAGCATGCAGGCGTGTTCTCCGGTGCGTATGACACCGTATGAGATTCACTGGTCTGCGACCTGCGTGGCTGGTGGCGGCGTGAGTAGTTTCGCCAAGGCCGGTGATGATACTGGAGCACTGGTCGGATTGACCGAAGCGAACCGGCAACCCGTTTACGTGGGCACTACCACCGTGCAGGATAAGGATACCCGACCGGGCATTCTGGTCATCGGTGAAACCGGTTCCGGAAAGTCCATGCTGTTGGTGAGCCTGTTCCTCCAGTGGATGCTGATTGACTCCCGTAGCGGCAAGGGCAAAACGCCTTGTATTCTCGTCAACCCGAAGGAAGGCAACGACTTCGAGGATGCCGTCCTGTCCCGTAACGGAACAGTGCTCCGAATGGATTCCGACATCGCTGACGGAACATTCGACCCGTACAATGTGCTCCGAAGCGAGGAAGAGGCCAAGGATATGGCCGCTATCATGATTTCCGATATTCTGAAACCTGACGGCGATACCTCCTATGAGCTTACCGTTAAGGCCATGCTGGATTACGGTTACAAGAAGGGTGGCCGCTGTTGCGGGACAATCCTGTACAAGGCGGCTACCGACTTCCGTGCTCTCCAGCAAGCGGGGAAAGACCCTTCGCAATACAACTTGTATCCGGACACGTTGGACGTGTTCAAACTGATTACGATGAGCGTCAATACGAACCAGTCGTTGCGTCTTATCTTCGGTACGAACGATAACGTGACCCCTTTGCGTGTCAGTCAGAACCTTACCCTTATCAACGCTGGAAACCGTTCCATGATTCCGGAACAGGGAGCCGAGAACACCGTTACAGGACGTATCCAACGTTGGGTGCTTCGTATGATTGTGTTCGGCGCGGGTGCCGCAGTAAGCGAACGAGACGGAATGGTCGGCATCGATGAGGCTTGGGCAATCCTAGGCGAGGACAAGGGTGCCGCCAAGGTGAACGAGTGGATGCGTACCGCACGTTCCCGCCGTTTCACTCCGGTGTTCGCCTCCCAGAAGGTCAAGGAGTTCATCAACGCTGGTATGACAGGCGGTATCGGCCGAGCGTTCCTGCTGGCTTTGGACGACCCGATTCAGGATTCTCCTGCCCGTGACGCTTTGCGACTGTTGCAGATTGAGGATTCCGGCAATCGTATCCGCTCCCGTATGAGCATGGGTGATACGAAGGAGAACGATGAGCCGAACTGGGCTGGCATGAGGCGTCTGCGTATCAAGGACAAGGAGACCGGCAAGGACAAGACCATTCGTGGTGCCGTCGCCTACTTCAAGGATTCCAGCAAACAGCCGGTACCCGTCGAAGTCATCATTCCGCCAGACCTGTTGAAGGAAATCTCCACGACCGCAACCGATAAGATTCGCCGTGAAGAGGAAAAGAAGAAAGCAATGCAAGCGTCAGAAACGCAGGAAGGACAAGAACAGTGAGTTACAAGGATTTCTTCGGAGAGAATCGTCCGATGCCCCATAAGACGGAGGATGAGCAGAACATCACACCATTGTCTCCGCCGACGTTCGACACCACGCCGGTCGTTGAAAAATATGATGTGATGTCTTTCCAAGGCTTCTCCAGTGGAAGACCGTTGCTGTTGGAACGGCCCACCAAGTATGTGAATCGTATCGTCAATTCGATGAAGCAGATTATCGCCATTCCGGAGAACGACCAATATGGTGGGGTCGAGGGAAGGGTCTACCTGTCGCCTATCTTCACACTCCCCGTGGCACTGCTCCATGAGGGAGACAAAATCGGCAATGAGACAGTGAACCGTTATCCGTATCTGCATTCCCCGACGAACCATGACTGGAATGCGGACGAAATCAGTCTGGACGAGTATCTCCTCGCCATCGAATACATGTTCGTCATCCATGACATTGCTCAGGAAAGCACCGAAGGAGACCTGCTCACCTATGGTGTGGACGGAGATTATACGATGGACGATGACGCGTGGAAAACCGCTTGCGAATGGTCTAAGGAAATCAGCAAACCATTGTCCGACCTTAATCGTGGCCGACTATTGGGTTTTGCCATCAACAGTAAAAGCGAGAAGGAAGTCGATACGGTCGTGAACCTGTTCGACCTTTGGGGGGAGGAACGGGAACCGCAACAGATTCTATCCGACGCGCAGACCGCGGCGGGCGATGTGGAAGACCTTTACAATATGGTGTTCAGCATACCATTCGAACCATTCCACTGATTTCCCTCCCCTTACCTAAAAAATTCTGTTAACTTGGAAGAGATGGCAAAAATCTCTTCCAAGTTTTTTGTAAGGCGGGTACAGTGCAAAGTTTTGGAAAAATGGCGGCGACGGGGATGGCTGGCCTACTCCTCTTCGACATGATGATAGCGGTCGGCGTGACCAGTATGAGTACCGTGTCCGATACGACCATGATGTCCATTCGCTCCAACGGATGCAAGAAGACCTCTGCCCAAAGCAGTTCGGACAGTGGGAACAGTCTCATAGACAAGTACATAGCCAAGGCCGAGGAAATGGCTAAGGACGACAAAATCGGTTATAGCCAGTCGAAACGAAAACTCAATCCTGATGTTGACTGTTCGAGTTTCGTCTACTATGCGCTGACAAAGGGTGGCGTCAAGAATCTGGGCGACTCCCCATTTAATACGTCCAGTATGGATGACCCGATGAGCAAGGCCGGTTTCACCAAAACCGACTTCGATGGTTCCGCAGACAAGCTCCAGAAAGGTGATGTTGTATGGCGGGACGGCCATACGGAAATCTATATCGGGGATAATAAGACCGTTGGCGCTCACGAGGATACCGATGGCAAGGATGGTGACAGCAAGGGGGACGAGGTGTCGGAAGTCCCGTTTGATTACGGTGGCGGTAAATACACTTCCTGCTATCGTCTTTCCGACTCTTCCGCGTCCAACTCCTCCGACTCCTCCTCTTCGGACTCCAGTAGCTCCAGTTCATCTTCTGATTTCAAAACCAATGATGTAGCAATCAAAATCGCCAAGGCGTTCGCGTCAGCGGGATTCTCCAAAGCGGCCACGGCTGGAGTATTGGGCAATGTGTATGCCGAATCCGGTTTCGTAGCGGACAGAAGCAGCCCCGACAATGGATACGGTCTCGGACAATGGACTCCCCGAAGCAAAATCCGCACTTGGATGGACGCCAACGGACTGGAGGGCACGCCTGATTCGGACGAGGACGGGCAGATAAAAATGCTTGTGGCAACCGCGAAAAGCTCCTTCAACAATCATTACTTGTCGGAAGCCAAGGCCGAGATAACCGTCAAGAACGACAGTCTGTATGATACTTGGCATGAAGCCAGCGACCCGGAAGTGGCCGCAGTCGCATGGATGGCCGGATGGGAAAGGCCAAATTGGGCATCCCGTAATGAGGATAACCGAAAACAGGTAGCCAAGAACTATTACGACAAAGGATTGAACGACATCTCCTTCAACGGCAAGAGTGGAGACTCCGATGATGACAGTTCCCAATGTTGCACACAATCCGACGATACGGACGGAACCACCGATACCACGTCGGCCAATGTGACAGTAACCAATTCCGTTCAAGCATATACGGATAAGTATGGTCAGGCCGCATTTGACATTGGCAAGAAGTACGGTATCCCATATGAGGCGATTCTTGGACAGTCCGCAGTGGAAAGCGCTTGGGGCGCTTCCAATCTGACGACCAAATATCATAACTTCTTTGGCATCAAGGCGGTCAATGGTCAAAAGTCGGTCAAGCTTGCCACCAAGGAATGCAATCAAGGTGGATGTTACGATACGACCGGTGATTTCGCGGTCTACGATTCCGACGAGGATGGTTTCGCCGGTTATGGCAAGTTCATCACCGAGAATTCCCGTTATGCGACGGCATTGCAGAAGCGTACCGACCCTCACGCGTACATTCAGGAGTTAAAGAATGCCGGATATGCCACGGACAATAATTACGTCTCGACCGTTTGGGGTGTGACACAACAGTTCATTGCTTACATCAAGCAGACAAACAAGTTCCCGCCATCGTCAGAAGTGCAGTTTGATTCCGCTCCCCCGGCTGACACGGGTGGTTCCTCAAGCGGTTCCTCAGACGATTCCGACGCGAACACCACGTGCCCTGTGAGTGACGATAGCGGTAGTACTTCGTATGGTTCCGTCGGCGGTGCGCCTACCAAGGATGGGGACTTTTCTTGGATGTGTTCGGGCAATCAGAAGATTTGTAGCGCGTCTGACGCTGGTGTGTTCTACCCGCATTTGGAATATGGTCATCAGTGCGTCTGGTATGCATGGAACCGTCTTGCCATGATTCACGGCAACGAAGGCTGGTCTTGGGTTATGGGTAACGGTGGTGACATCGCCAACAATTTGAAAGGCCAATCCGGTTGGACGGTCGATGGGAACCCTAAACCCGGTGACGGTATATCAGGTCGTGGTAGCCCGTTCGCCGGTGGTGGTGATTGTGGTCACGTGGCCGTGGTTGAGGAAGTGTCCTCCGACCCGTCCGGTTGGAAGATTCGTATTAGTGAAGGCAACCGTGATGGTTCCGCGTCGTTCTCCTCCTATGGTTCTCGATGGCTGACGAAATCCCAGCTTTCCAGCACTGACTGCCAATTCTTCCGTAATTCCAACTGGAAGAAGTAGTTTGAGTTATAGCAAAAAGAGAAGGAATGTAGATTCCTTCTCTTTTTGCTTGTGTAATGCACTATTCTCTGTCGTGGATGGTGGCCGCATCCTTCGCCGGGTCAAGGTCTGGTGCCTGTTGCTGACCGTTGGCTGTGTTTCCGGCCTGAATCAAATCGTCCCACATGCTCCAATCGACTTTTCCATCCATGCCTCCCATGCTGGTGGGCGCGTTCAGTACGCGGGTGATGCCGGTTGGATTCATACCATTCCAATTTAATGCGCCTGAAACCGGGATGGCGATTCTGTTGCCCTCACCGATACTGTCGGCCACCCGGTCGGGAGTCCATGCGGTCAGGAACGGGTTAATCCACCAATTCTGGTTTCCTACATATTCGATGTCGGAGACCTTTCCATTTTTGATGGTGAGGATGTCGTCAATCTGATAATCCCGCCATGCCGGGGTGAGCGCATTGTAGCCGCCCATCGAATAAGTGTCGCCGCTAGTGACGAGGATGGAACGAACCTTGCCTTTGACTCTTACCTTGCCGTTTTCGAGCACTGTGGCCGTCGGGTCTTTGACCCATCTGGTTCCAGTGCCCCATACTTCGTTCTTCCACCACACTTGGGAGGTGGGCATGGTGTCGCATAAGGACTGGTAGTCGGAGGTGTTGCACACGTAGGAGGGGGCGTTGCCTCCCCATCCCTGATTGATTTTCACGGAAGTTGGCATGTCCGCCGGAGTCTCGATATTGTCCGGTGTTCTTAATGCGGCCAATACTTGGTCTGCTGGCTGTTTGGTCCACTGGTGTGGGTCTGCGAGCGAGTCCACTCCCCAATTGCGCATGTCCTTTTCCATTTGGAGGGCGATGGTCTTGTTCTGTTCCTTTTGTTTGTCGGACAAGACTGGGGTTTTCTTCTTTTTGGTCTTGTTGGTGGAGCTGGAGGAGCTGGTGTTGGCGCTGGCTTGGGTCTCTTTGGTGGACGTGACGTGCTTGCGCCATGCGCACCATCCGATGACGAGCGCCAACACTAGGACGACTGCTGTGATTATGGTGATGGTTTTTTTGTTGTGGGACATGAGTTCAGCCTTTTGCTAGGAAGTTCGGACGGGTGTTCGAACATCTAGAAGAATCTTAGCGAGAAACCCTGCCGTCAGCCTTCTTGTACTGGGATTCCCTTCCATCCAACCCGTTCTTTCCGAGGCGAAGCAGGATGGTGTTCATCCACATGACACCCGTGGGGATGAGGTATCCGATAAGTGCGAGCAGGAGGCAGAAATTATCTCCGGGGTTCCAGTGAACGTAGAGCATTGGAACGATTGCCATGAGCACGCAGTCGATGGGGATGTCACGCAGTTTGCCCTCATGGAATTCGATTCGGAAGCACCAGATGATGGTTTGGAGGATGGCAACGAAGATGAGGAACGTGAAGATGTCGAATGCTCCGACGGCGATTGAGGGGATGACTGTTCCGAAGAAGTTGTTGAACATCGTTTCGAACGTCTGTCCTGCACTGGTCATGGACAGTCCTCCGATTGCGAGGACGATGACGCAAATCGAGTAGACGATGAACGTGCCAATCGAGATAAGTAGCGTTGCCATTTTGTTTTCTCCTTTTTCTTTAGGTCATAATTTGTTTCCTTATGGCGACTTTTTTTGTGGACATTCTCAGTATAGCATGAACCTAAACTTTCTACAATAACTCGCCACCCAAGACGACGACACGCCAAGAAAACACCCCAACCAGCCCCAACCTCCCCCAAACAATTTTCCTGTTTTCAAAAGGTTTACAACAAACAGTCCATTAGTGTCGTTAATAGATTTCCGACATTCAAAAAACAGATAATGAATGGAGTCCTCGATGGCACAGAATCGCGGTGGACGAAGCCGCAGTAGGAGCAAAGAGCCGACCCATATCTGGAGCGGCTTCTGGTGTGGACTCATAATCATCATCGGCGTAATCCTCTGTACTTTACTGAGACTTCCGCTCATGCCGTTCATCTGGCTGGGAATCCTCGTAGGAGGAACCACGGCCACCTATCCGACGCCCGCACGTAAGACAGACCCCGTAGACCCGAAGAAACTCAACGTCTACTACCGTTGGAAGGATATGTTCTCCGGGCTGAAACCTTACTCCCGTCCCGAAAAGGACGACGAGTTCGATGAGAACCCCGAGACATTCACAGACCTCATGTCCAAGTCCGATTGGCTTGCCGTGCATAGGGTCTCATGGTGGGTCGGCTGGTTCGTCGGCCTGTACGCCAGTCGTGGATGCGGCTTGTGGACGATACCGTTCAACATGATATTCGGTTTCATGTCGGTCATGGGCGTCATTCATTGGCGTGACCGTCTTGTAGACCGTCGGCATATCTATCAGGGTGTGAGCGTGTTCGCCTTCCTGCAAAAAGGTAAGCCGTCGCAGAAGACCACCGCCATCGTCTCCGCTGTTGTTCTTCTTGTTATACTGGGAGCTTGCGCATATTTGGGGTTCGTGGATATTCCAACGACGCTCAGTCTTCCCGCACTTCTGTTCCTGTTGCTCGTGACGAAATTTGACAAGAAGAAGCAGACCGCGTATTGGCGTGAACTTGTAAAAGCGCAACGCATGCTGGACGGTTGGGTCAAAAGCGACGACTTGGCGAAGATGTGGGGAGGAGCCTACGTCACCCAAGTCAAGAAGGTCGGCCATCGCAAGAATCCGATGCACGTCATGCGCGTCCGCTTGCAAGACCAGTATGACGCTCCAAGAAGCAATGAAAAGGTATTGAAAGCCGGTGTGGAGCCGTTACGTTCCTCCGCCACCTCAAGCGGATACAATTTCATAGCCCTGCTCGCCGCCAAAACCATCAAGGAGAACGGCTGGCAGTTCGACCCAAGCCTAGTGCGAATCGTATACGGCAAGGACGAGTCCTGCATTCCCGACATCACCAAGAAGAAGGTCGGGACGAAAATCGCCCAACTGGTTGCCGACATCGCCTACGATTATTGCGCACAGAACGAATGGCATAAACGTCCGCCGCTCGTTCAGGTCATCGACGCCGCCGCAGACGATGAGGAAGAGGCGGCATGGCTGATGCTGTTGCACAATCCTCCCAGTGGTGGTGCTCTCATCACCCAGTTGGGATTGGAATGGTTGGCGAACCCGTTCAGTCCGGCTGACATCATCAAAATGCCTATCTTCTCCGATTTGGAGAACGCGTTCATGCTCGCCGCCCAACCCGAAACGAAACTGAACGACAAAGGCAACAAGTATCGTCCGGCGGGTTTGACGCAAAGCAAATCGTTCAACCGGTATATCGAACTGTCCCGCCGGTTCAAACAGGACCAGAAGGCTTGGCAGGATATCGTCGGGTCGAAACTGAATCTTCCCGTCTGCAATTACGACGAAGAGAAGATTGTCGAAACCAGTGAGGGCTGGTCTATCTCGTTCATGCCGGAAATGCTGACGGCACCAGACCGCACGTCCGACTTCATGAGATACGACCTATCGAGTCTCGACCCGTCCAAGGATTTCGTCGGACTCATCGAGGAGAACAGCATCACCTCGCTGGTCATGGCGGACAACGCCCCTTTGAGAATCGACCGTCTGACCGGCTCCCGTCCCGAATACCGTCGTTACGCTCAGGCGCTCATCTACAAGGCGCTCATGGACGTGATGCCATCGCGGGCGGAGGTGGTCATCGACTCCTGTCAGCAGATGGGCAAGGACACGGCCATCTGGCGTATCGGCTTCCATTTGGGTCGTGGCGGAACCGTTGCCGACGTGCGTAAGAAAAGCGCCAACATCAGCGCCGCCGTCGGTTCCGAACGAGTGTATTGGGATTGGCAATCGGCAGACCGTGCGACAGTATGGCTGTGCTCCAACCCGTATCTGGGAACAGACCCGGACAGCGTGGCCCATTGGAAGATTCGAGCCGCCCAGAAGGAACTCATTCAACTAGCCTTGTCTGACGCTTGGGGTGTTGCCGGAGTTCAGGACAGTTCCGGCAAGACGCCGACCGTCGAATCGTTGGGCGTGCTTCCGAACAACAAGGAAGTCCTGCTCGCCAAATTCCAGATTCCGGGCGGATTGGATTTGGACAAGCCGCAATACAATCTCGGCAAGTTCCTCACCGAAGCGAACTATCCGTATGGTCGAATCATCCAAGCCTACGGCACGGATTTCTCCATGGTGTTGGCGAAGAAGAGTCCGTTCCCGACAAGCGTCATGGCGGATTGGGAGACGGCGAAGAAGTGCGACCGTCGCAAGTTCCCGATTGGCGTGGACGATTTGGGCAATCCCGTGTACTGGGATACGAAGACCACGCCACATCTGCTCATCAGCGGTAAGAGCGGTAGCGGCAAGTCGTCCGCTTCGCAGATTGTCATTGCGGAGGCTTTGCTGAAAGGCGAGGACATCATTCTCATCGACCCGTCGAAGGGTTGCATCGATTTCACCCAGTGGGCGAAGCCGAAGGCTCTGGCGTTCGTCGGCCTGTACCAGTTGCGTGAGACGGAGGCTGTGATTTCTTGGGCACGTGAGGAGATGGCCGAACGCGTGCGCATCAACAACAAGTATGGCGTGGGCAACATCTTCGAACTGAACCCGGACGACGTGGAGGAAGCCGACCGCAAGCATCTGAAACCGTTGAACATCCTGTTCGATGAGTTCAACTCGTACTTGCAGGAGACCGGCAAGACCACGCAGAACCCTCAGAAGGACATGCAGATTGCCAACGACAATGCCGCCGTGTCCGCCACGAACGCTTCCATCGCCCGGACGATGAGCGCGTTGAGCAAGATTATCGTGCAGGGTCGTACCGCTGGCATCCGATGCATTTTCGGCGCTCAGCGTTTGACGATGGACGATATGAAGAAGTACAACGGCAACGCGTTCTTCCGTTCGTTGGGACGTATCCTCTTGGGAATGGACTCCCCCGCAGGCGTGGTCAGCGCCCAGAATCTCTCCGAAGCGAACCGCACCCAGAAATCGTTGAAGAACGAGGATGGTCTAATCCCGGTCGGTCGTGGAATGTACGAAAGCATGCAAGGCACTCTGATGGCCGTGCAGACATGGTATTCGGGCGGTCAGGACGAACTGGCTAAGCTCGTTGCCGACATTCCGAACCCGGAACCCATCGACTACCAGCAGTACATGCCGCGAGCGGCGGAACAGTTCACAAAGCTCGACGTGGAGGATATCAAGGAAATCTTCACTTCCAACAACGGTTCGGAAAACGTCGAGGACGAGGACGTGGAGGAAGAGGAATGGTAATCATCCCGCTCTTCCGGCTCGTCTTTTCCAACAATCCCAAAGGAGGGGAATTCCAAAAAAAATGTCGTTCATTCTAGGTGATGATATTCACGGCCTTCCGGTCGAATGGCGTACTGAAGAAGGCAATCAGAACATGCTGACCATCAGCGGCAATCATGGTTCGGGCAAGACCATGCTTGCGGATTCCATCATGTTGCAGGCTTTGGCCGCACAGTATGCGGTCATTCGTTTCGACTTCGAGGGCAAGCCGCTCCCCTCCCCCATCGTCAGTCAGGTTGACTATGAAGCAAAGGCCGAAACGTTGGAGGTGCTTGACCGGACGGTGGCTGAAATCAGACGGCGTGGAACATGCATCGAAAAGCATGGAGTGGAAGGAGAGCCGACCCCACGTCCGCTTCTGCTTGTCTTCGAGGACTTGGATACGCTCATGGAGACCGAAGACCGATATTATCTGCGTGCCGTCGAGGAACGCCTACGGGAAGTCGAAACCGGAATCTCCGGACTGCGCGTGTATCTGGTGCTTGTATCATCCACGTTCCCCATGGAGGAGCATTCCCTTTTGAAGAACGTCATCTCCCATAGTGGTCACGTCCACTTGGGGTACTCCCCCATCGAGAAATATGTACTCCCATCCAACAGGGAACAGGCGAGCCATCTCATCACCCGTCTCGCCGACCACAGCTTCCAACTGCTACCCGGACAAGGATTCTACGAAGACCGGTTCGGAGCGTTGAAACCAATCAGTCAACCTCACGCATTCGAAGGAGGAAACCACAATGCCTGAGACACGACCGAAAATCAAAATCGGATTGTCCAAAATGTTCCCCGAAGGGTTCGACGCGCACAATCCGGACGATATGATGCGGTTGACCCGAAAAATTCAGGAGAAGGCCGCACGCCAGCCTGAAAAATATGAAGGCTATCTCATCGACAGCATCAGCCCGGACGGACTCTACGCCTACATCGCTCCGATGGCTATGTCTACCGACGATAAGGAGATGCAGAAGCTTCTCACGGAGGGCATGGCGCACGGTGATGAAATCGACGCCGCCGACTGTATGGGCGAAGCCCGTCAGAAGGATACCGTCGCCCGTATCGAACTGAATTATGCCAACAGTACAGACCCAACCATCAAACATGTGTCGGGCATGACATGGAAGGTAATCGATTTCATTCCGCGCACCAGTTCCAAGAGCGTCGTGCTGTTGCAGTTGATGGACGATAAGACCATTTCGATTCGCCAACAGTTCGCTGAGGCGTTGGGTTTGCAGAAGTATCCGTGGCTTATCCGTCTGACGCCGACCGCTGAGGGTGGTTGGAAAATCCGTATCAAAGGCAATGCGGCCACGTATCGTCCTTCCAAGCATGATACGAAGATTCAGGAGACCGTTGAGATTATCGGCGGTGAAGGTTGGTTCTTCAAGGCTGATGCCGAGAACGGTGTCATCACCGTGTATCCGGGAGTGCCGCCGACCTTCCCTGCGGTCATCAATCCGCCGAAGGAGTTCTGGAAGAAAAGCGATTTGCGCCACGCCTACTTTGGTATGAAGCTTCCCGACCGTGGACGTGAGACCGGCGACCTGCTGTACAACGATTGGAAGGACGCGTCCGGAGTGCTGGTCGCGGGCGCTTCCAATGGCGGTAAGAGCGTGGTCATCAACTGTCTTGTATATGCCGCAGTATCAGCCGGATGCCAACTCGCGGTATGCGACGACAAGTACAAGAGCGTCGATTTCAAATGGTGCCGTCCGTGGGTCATCGACCATGGTTGGGGTTGCGACAGCATGGAATCCTGCGCGGCCACCTTGCAACACATTCTGGACTTGAGCGCGGTTCGTGCGAATGTCATCAACCAGTATGGCAAGGAGAATTGGTGGGGTCTGCCGGAGGATGTCCGTAAACAGTATCCGCCGATTCTGTTGGTGTGCGATGAGATTGCGCAATGGGCGGCACCGTTGACCGTTCCGCCGGGATTGTCGAAGGATAATCCGACCCGTATCAAAGCCGAATACGAGAAGGGTATCCGTGCGATGAATTATATGGCGTTGCTGAAAATCTGCCAGACGGTTCGTTTCAGCGGTATCTTCTTCATGTATGCGGCCCAGTCCGCGACCAGCCAGAATGGTCTTGACCCGAGTGTCCGGACCAATCTTCCGTCGAAGATTCTGTTGGGCGACAAGGTCAACGATACCGTTCGTGGCACCGTGCTGAATGATGCGAAGAACGCTCCGACTGTGCCGAGCTATCTTATCGAGGCTGGAGTGTCCCGTGGCTGCGGAATCGCTGAACTCGTCGGACAGGAAGCTTGCGTCTACAAAGGCTTCTACGAGGACGACCACAAGCATGACAAAAGCTGGAGCGACATTCTCCGCGAACACATGTTGGAAAACAATCCCCCGAAAGGCAATGATGAAGCCGGTCACTGGTCTTGGGACGACATCATCGTCGCCGTGCCAGCCGCCGCAGAAAAACCCGACGACGGTGCCATGTACGAGGATGACAGCCACTCCCCCAGCCGGTTGGAAACCGAAGGCGGATTCGGTGAAGACGGTCGTGACGTGGCAGACCGGGACGAACCGTTGAAAGGTGCCGCCGCCGCAGCTCATGCGAGCAAACTGTATGCGGCTGGAGTTGACGTGCCCCACGTGAGCGCGGTAGCCGCCGCTCGCAGTCTTGCCAAAGAGTCCGCACAGCAGGGCTTGTAAGAGTCCGACCATCATAGTCTGGAGGTGTTTCGCAGATGTCTGAGCAGGATGATTTTCTGATTGGCAACAACCGGTTGGATGAGTCTCTTTTGATGGACATGTCCGACATGCCGGTGGAGCAGTCCGCCGCTAAACCGGCGAGCAGGAAAAAGAAGTCTCCGGCGAAGCGGAACACCTCTTCGACTGTGAGGAAGAAAAACAGTGCGACGGCGAAGCAGCCGAGTGGAGAATCGTCTTCCCGGAACGATGCTGGTACGTCGAACAGGCGGAACGGTGGACAGGCGAAACAGAATGACGCCGTACCGTCCGATAGTGAAAACCAGTCCTCCACAACGCCGCCTCCACGTTTCAACAGTCAACCGGTGGAGCCGGTCGATGTGAAACCGGTCAGCCAGCAGAATGATGGTACGGTCGATGAGGATTCCATCGATATCGACAGTCTGCTGGAAGACCCGTGGGGTTCCCCATCATCCGATACAGGCGAAACGGTTGAACAGGATTCCGGTATGCCGGTCGGACAGTCCCCCATCGAAAACGGCGTACCGGCTGAGCAATCCTACGGTGAGCCGGTCGGACAGTCGGATGTTGGAACGGAAGAGCAGTCAGCTTTCCAGCAGGAACAACAGTTTTACGGCGAACCGGCAGAACAGCAAACCGGTGTAGCGGGAAACCAGCAGTCCGAAGATGACATAGACCCGTTCTCCATGTGGAACATGCAGGAACAGTCCGATGCCTCCACGGTAGGACAGAATACCGTCAATCCGGATGGGCGACAGAACAGCGAAACGGCGGACAGGCAGAACGTTGGACAGGCGGAACAGGATTCCATCTGGCGGATGGATGACATGCCGCAACAGGCGGAACCGCAACAAGCCGATTATCCGGCCAGCCAGCAGGACAGTCAAGCGGATATTTGGAGTGTTGATTCGCCGGAACAACAGTATGCCGACGGTCAGGCGCAACAGTCGAACGGCGAAACGGCAAACCAGTCAAATGATGATTTCTGGAATACCGGCGAACCGGCGCAACAGCAGACCAGTATGCCTGAACAACAGTCCGATGACGTTCAGGCGTTCCAACAGAACGGCGAACAGGATATCTGGGGAGACAATCCCACAGGCAGGCAAGTCCAACAGTCGAATGGTGAAACGGCGGACAGGCAGGCCAGCGAACAAGACTTCTGGGGAGATGAATCCGACGTTCAGCCGGTTCAACAGTCGGACAGCGGACAGGCAATCCAGTCGGACGGTGAGCAGGATATTTGGGGAGACAATCCCACAGGCGAAACAGCAAACCAGTTGAACGGTATGCCGGAAAGCCAGCCGTCCAACGAGCCGGATATATGGGGGAGCAGTGACGACAATTCGCCGTATGGACAGAACGCCGCTCCGGTAGCCTACGATGATATTTGGGGAGATGAGATTCCAGCCCAACAGCCTGAACCGGATGACGGCGGACAGGCAAGCCCATTCGACGGCGGACAGGAAAACCAGTACGACAATACGCCGGTGAGCCAATCCGACACCGAACCGGCGAACCAGCAGAACGGCGAACAGTCCAACCAGCCGGATGATGACTTCTACCGTCGAAACAGCATCTTCAACGACCATGGTGAAGGCCAATGGTGGGAGGATGGTTCCAACGGTCAGGAACAGTCGGCACCCCAGCAACAACAATCCGCGCCACAACAGGAGGATGACGGTTTCTGGGATGACAGTATACAGGCAAACCAGTTCGACAGTACGCCCGTAGAACAGTCCTCCGGTTTTCCGCCGCAACAATTCGACGGTGAACTGCCGGATTATGCGGATGATGCCGAAGCCGAAAACACCACCGACGGTGAAGGCGATGGTGGCAGAATCCGTAAAATCATTATCATGGTCGTGGTGATTCTGGACGGTATCGCGCTTCTATGCGGTGGTGGCTATTACGCTTATTCGACATACACTCACGCCCAAGCCGAGAAGGCCCGGCAGGTTGAAATCCAAAAGAAGCAGGATTCGCTCACGAAAGCCCAAAACAATTGGGACAAGCGTGTGGCCGACGCGAAAGACCTGATTAAGGAAATCAAGAACAGTCTCGTGAAGGACGACAAGACCACGCTGGGGGAGTGTGACAAGCTCAGCAAGGCCACGGAAGGAAATCCGATGACCGAAGCGGCAATCGGCAAGAAAATGAAGGCGTTGAACGCTCAATACAAGGCGACCGACAACGCGTATCGGAAGGCGTTGCAGTCGAAGAGCGTGGACGTGTCCAATAAGTTGAAGAATCTCATCGACCAAGCCGGAAAACTTGGCGACGCTCCGGATTCGTCGGATAAGAAGACCATGAACAGTCTCGTCAAACAGTGGAAAGATACGCAGGTGACGGCTGACAATGTGGCCGACGCCAACAAGGCGGTGTCCAGTCTGCAAGATGTGGTGGGCAAGGTCAGCAAGGCCAAGACCGACGCGGATAATGCGAAGAAGGCGGAAGAGGATAAGAAGAAAGCCGAGGAGGAGGCCAAAAATCAGCAGGCCCAACAGCAACAGCAGTCCCAGCCGACTTACACGCCGCAACGGCAATACACGTACACGTATACGCCGCAACGGCAGTATACGGCTCCAAGGCAACAGCAGTCCACGCCGTCAACCCCGTCCACACCATCGACTCCATCCACACCGGCTACACCGTCGCAACCGTCCACCGGTGGTGACGGCAACAGCGGCGTGATGTTCTAGCCTAAAAAGAGTTATCCCAACCTACAACAGAAACTTGTAGGTTGGGATAACTCTTTAGAATCAGTCAATCACCATTCGGTGTCCGCACCCTCGTCAAAGTCGGAGTCGTAATCGTCTTCGACCGTTTCCTTGACAGGCTTACGGGTCTTACGCGGTCGGGGAGCGGGAACCTCCTCTTCCTCCACGCCGTCGTATTCCTCTTCCGGTTCGACCGGCTTCACCTTACGGGCGGGCTTGGTCTTACGACGCGGCTTCGGAGCCTCCTCCTCATACTCGTAGTCGTCCTCTTCTTCCGGTTCCGGTTCGACCGGCTTGACCGGCTTCGCCTTGCGACGCGGCTTCGGAGTCTCCTCTTCCTCCACATCGTCATCCTCAGCATAATCGTCAACGTCAGAACTGGAACGAAGCTTGACACGCTTGTTCCACGGGTCGTCGCCCGACTCGTAATCCGGTACCATCTGGTCACGCCATGCGACCATTTCAGCAATCTGCTCTTCGGTGAAAGCATCCTCAAGGGACATGATGCCAGCCGGAGTACCGCCGCCGATAATGACAACGCTCTTGATTCGACCGGTCACACCCTGACCAATCTTGGCCTGATGCCAGCCGGAAAGACGAAGCACGGCACTCGCATACTGTCCCGCATACACCTTGTCTTTCCAGAAGTCGAGTCGGCGTTCGTACTCTTCAACGGAATCGGGGTCTTCCTCGTTCACGATGAAATGTTTCGGCATGGGGTGGAGGATGTTCTTGTCATCGACCCAGCCGACGCTCGGCGGTTCGGTTGCGCGAGACTTGGCGGAAAGCATGTACTTGCCCCTCAGCGAGGAATCACGTTCGGACATGATTACCAGTTCGCCGGTGTCCTTATCCTCGACTTCCTCACTATCGCAGTCAACGAGGGCGAAGTGGATTGCGGCACGCTTGTCGAACATGCGCTTGGCTTTCAGCTCTTCGATATATGCGTTCTGATAGCCGGAAATCTTCTTGATAATGGCGCGGTCACGACGCTTGTCGAGAATCGCACGGAACATGTAGGACGGCTTACTTGGAACCTTGTCCTTGTTCTTGTCATCGTCGCTCTGCTTGAAAACGTAAGGCTCGAAGAGGGAGCAACGTCCAAGAGTGATATGGGGGAGGAACACGTCGAGCGTGGACGGCACTGACGCGGACTGCTCTTGCTCTGCCATTTTTGGCTTTCTCCTTTATTTTCGTTTTCCTCTCACACCAATATCAGGCATGAACCTTTTCCATTCGGAAAACAGTTTGAACATGCTTTGACATGAGTGGAGGAAGTCAGTTCTTTTATGTGGACATGTCCAAGTATAGGTCATATTTGAACTATTGTGAAATCAGGCGTGTCCCTTTGAATTTCAAGGATTATCAGCATACTCAATCATACGATTTGGCTCAAAAGTGAACCAATGCTATAGTTGGGTTGAAACTTGTAGGAAAGGAGTTGTCTAAAAAATGGGAAACATCTCATTACGCAACCTTCGAATACAAGCGGGAAAAACACAGGCTGAAACAGCCGAAGTACTGGACGTGTCAACAAGCACATATAAACGGTGGGAGAAAAACCCACTTGAAATGCCACACGGCATGTGGTTGGAAACCGTCCAATATTTGGAAATGTCCGCGCAAATCAGAAAGAAGACCAAAATGGCAACCGATTACGGCCACTCCGAAGTAGTATTCGACGAACCGATGACCGACGAGGAGGAGGAAAGGAACCGAGCATCATACACGGTTCCGATTCCGGACTCTCTGACCAACAGTTTCGAACCATCCCAGCCCATCACCGATAAACAATTCCTCGACTGGGAGATTCGCCACATCGAACCATATCCGGGTTATGCGGAGGAGTACGCCGCATGGCAGGACGCGTGGGAGGAAATCGACCGGGCACAGGCCGAAGCCGATGGAAACCCCTACAACTACGTTGACAACATGAAGCTCCAGCCGGAGTTCGACCCGCAGACCGGCGAACCCATCGACTATGAGGAGCCTGTTATCTTCCAGAACGCCGAAACCAACAAGGTCGAAGTGCATCTGCCCGACGAAGACGCGGTCAAGGCCGACGCCGAAGCGCGAGGCGAAGACACTTCCATCACCGGAGACGAAGAGGAGTAATCCTCCATGAGCCAAGCGAAAATCATCGACGCGACCGACGAGGAATACTTCGCCATGGACGCGCTCGACCAGAGCCAGTTGAAAGCGTTCCTGAAAAATCCGAAGGAATGGGCTTACGACCGACTGTTGGGCGACCATACGCCGACTGACGCGATGAAGTTCGGAACCGCATTCCACGCCTACCTGTTGAACACGAGCGAGGTCGTATGCCTTGACGAGGGGCAGACCTTCCAAAACAAAGCCAACAAAGCATGGCGTGAAGCGCAAGAGGCGATGGGCAACATCGTCGTATCCTACAAGGATATGCAGTTGCTCAAACGCATGAAGCAGAACATCATCGACTCCCGTCCCGACATGTACGACCTTATCGGCAAAGGCACATGCGAACAGTGCATCGTGTGGACGGATGACGATACCGGCTTGGGATTGAAAGCCAAGCCGGATTTGATTCCGACCGGCGTTGACTATCTCGTGGATTTGAAGACCGCGAGCAGTGCCAGCGCCACGGACTTCCACAAGCATGTCATCGAATACGGTTATCACATTCAGGCGTCGTTCTACCGTCAGGCGGTTGCGAACTGTCCGGCGGAAGCATTTCAACGCACCAGACGCAAGCCTGTGGCTATGCAATTCTGGGTGTTCGAGAAAAGCGGCGCATGCGATTGGCAACCGTTCTCCATCAGCGCGGACAATGACGTGACGAAAATGGCCGGAATGGCTATCAGCGCGGCCTTGCATGGCATTGCCGAACTCCGTGACAAGGCGGAAGCCGACGGGCACTACGGCAAAGGCATCGACGCGGCGGCACGCTACGCGCTCCGAAACTGCGGATACGACAAGTCCTTGAAGGAAGTCGAATTCACAGCATGGGATATGGCCGACGCGCAAAACTTCGCCATGTACAACGACGTTGTCGCATAGCTCTTTCCCCTCCGTTTCCCAACAAAAAGCTTGGGGCATCGAAAAACCGGTGCCCCAAGCTTTTTGTTAGAACGGGTTTTCCGTCATGGCGGACTCCTTTGCGGAAGAGACGGCCCCCTGTCCGAAAGCCTTTTCCTTTCCTTTTCCCGAAGTGAGGGAGCTTCTGCTGGGATAGAGCGTCAATCCTTTTTCCCCAACGGAAGTCGCCAGCTCCGGCCACGCGTCCGACACCTTCTCCAACGACCGGCAAAACCTCCGTCTGAAAGAGTACATCGGCGTATCCGCTGAATCGAACTGACTCCGAAGATTCTCCCAAGAAACGACGACGGGCTTTTTCAGGGCATATGTTCGATAGGCAAGCCACTGGTAGATATCCAAAGCTCTGGGGGAACGTCCTAATTGGGCGGCGATACCTCTGTTCAAGGGGACGCAATTCTCCGTAAGAATCCGCCACAGCAAGTCAGATAATCTGATATATGTTTTCCGAGAAGTGTCCACGTCGTGAAAGTGGAATTCTCCGTAATCGAAAATCCGATAGTTTCCCACGGCCAGTATTCGTTCTTCCTTCGCGTCGAACCGGCCCCTAAACTGGATAGTCGTATTCAGTATACGATTCAGCATCTCGTCTACTTTTTCGGCCAAACCGCCGTAATATGTTAGGCCAGAGTGCTTGCAAAAAGAACGGAATGATTCGTTAAAGACTATAGTCTTTTTGTCGAAATCGACTTTCTCAGACCTTTCCATGATTAAAGAACTCAAGTAGAGAAGAATAAGCCTAGGAATCTTCCCATAAGCCCACTTTCCTCTTTCCGGGGCAATATTGACCGTGACCGTTCCGTTCCTTTTCTCAAAGAACTCAGCTCCCGTATTCTCTATAGGGAAGACGCCAGCGATGGGTATAAGTTTCAGATTGTCGGCAACTTTCAGAAGGTAGCCTTCGTTGCTATTGTCAATCATATGACCGCTCTTTTCTTAACTAATTAACGGTTTGCCACGTGTAAGCCCGACGATAGAAAACAGGAGAATACGTTTCTACTCATTGAGAAGGCTGGATTAGGCAAACGGGTTTAGTTCCACCTGCCTTGGCTTCACCGGTTGGGGAGTCTTTTGGACTGGTTCCTCGGAGTCCAGAGAACTCTTGCAGGGGTATAAGGTTAGCCCGTTTTTCCCGCATATGACTTTGATTTCAGGCCAAGCCTTACATACCTTGTTTAAGGCTCTACTGAACTTTTGTTTAAATGAATACATGGGCGTATCCGATATGTCGAATTGAGCCTTGAGAGACTGCCATGGAACAAACAAAGGCTTCTTCAACCCATAAGCTCTATAGGCAAGCCACTGGTAGATATCCAATGCTCTAGCCGACTTGCCAAGCTCGAAGGTGATTCTCTTGTTCAACGGCACCGGATTGTCAGTGAACATACTCCACATCTCCTCAGAGAACTGGATATAAGAAAACGGGTCTCCATCATCTTTAAAACCCGGATAGTCGAACTTGGAGTTATTGAAACGCAGATGGAATTGACTCACAAGACGTAGGTTACGCCCCTCTATGAAATGTCTCCCATTAGGACTTTTGCCGATTAGGGAAATCGTGAAAGTCGTTCCGGATAAGCAAAGAAGAGACTGTTCGACATCTTTGACACTGGTTCCAGCCGCCAATCCAACCTGTTCACAGAATAAGTGGAAAGACTTATCTATCTTGACGATATGGTGCTCCATATCCACTTTGTCGGAGCCTGTTTGCACCAAAGAACGAGTATAAATCAGAAATAGGCGGGGTATCTTCCCATATGTCCAACCCCACATCGATTGCATTACCGCCACGGACACGCATCCGTTCGTCCTTTCCACGAATCGGACGTCACCGGGGTTCTTGAGAGGGAACATGGCAATCTGCGACATGAGGCTAGGGGAATAGCTGATGTCTTTTTTGTTGACGGCTGGTGTATCATTGGACATGAAACCACTTCCTTTTACTCTGGTTTTTAGCGAACCCCCCTGTTCTGCCTATCGCAGAGGGGTTCTCTTTTTTTCTTTATTGTAGGCTGTGGACTGTATTTTATGAGGTTTTCAACAACACTGTCTACAGCACCCTATTGTTCACAATTTGAGTATGAAAAAACATTTTTTACCTATTTTTGACTTATGATTT